ATGAATCTAGAAGAAAGAATAAATAGAGCTGAAGAAGTAAAAAATAAATATTGTGAAATAATAAAAAAACTTCCAATATTGGAAGGAAGTGAAAAACAAATTTTATGGGCTAATGACATAAGAAAAACTTATGTTGAGTTAGTAAATGAATTTGTAGCCTACAAATTTGACAAAAAAAGATTAACACCCATAATCGTTAACTTGGTAGTAATTAATTATATGTTAGAAAACATTAAAGAAGCTAGGTTTTACATAAATAATAGAGTGTTGTTAAAATGTGGATATGAGGCAATGGCAGAACGGTTCGCTCTTAATAAAATAAAAAGACCTAGTGATTTTGATAGCTCGATTGATTATTTAGTTAGTCTTGTAAGAGATGGAATGGATATTGATAATATTATAAAAATGTTAAATGAAAAAATAAAGGAGAAATGATATGGAGCTAACTGTAAAAGAATTGAAAGAAAATATATTTAATTATTTAGAAAGTACAATAAAAAATACACCACAAAATTTTAAAGATTTAATAGAAGCTATTATTTTGTTTAAAGAAAAATGCAACACAAATCTTTCTGTGTTTGCTGGATTAGAATTTAATGCATGGGGAGATTTTCGTGGAGGGGTTATTAGAATAGGTGAAGGATATGCCAATGAAGACGAGCGTATTTTAATAGATAGTGATGATTTCGAACATTTTCAAAATATGATAGTGTTAAAGATTATATTTTTGACTACATTTGCAAAGCTTTTCCTTTCTTCGATGAAGACAGTGATAGTTATGATGAAAAATCGTCTGATGATTTGTATGAAGAATTACACAAATCATTTAAAAAAGATGAAAAATTTGCAGAGTATGAAAAAAAATACTTATATATGAGAATGGCTGAAAGAATGAAAAAAAGATTTGAAACAATTTTAGTTGGTTCAGGGTTGACTGATAAAGCAGAGCAAACATATCCTTTAAAGGTGTATCATAACAATAGGTTGATAATTTCTTTTGGTATTAAATATAAAATTGACTAAATTAAGATAAATAAAAGGATGATCGCTAATTTAGATTGTCTTTTTATTATTACGCTTGACTCGCTCTATTATTTTACCTTTGTTATCTTCGTAATAATTTTTAAAATATTTTTTCTTTTTTTCTTTAGTTGCTATTTCTCTACATTCTACAGAACAATATATAAGATGTTTTTTTTCAATATAAAAAATTTTTTTACATACAGGACATTTTTTTGTTTTTTTCTGTCCACTGTATCGAGTAAAATTTCCTCTAGCATAATGTTCTCTTTTTCTTACTAAATAACATTCGTGTGAGCAAGTAATAACACCATTTTTGGAATTAAAAATCTTTCCACAAACTATGCATTTTTTTTGCATGATAAACTCTCCTTTAATATACATAAAGAAAAAGAACTTAATTTAAAGTTCTTTTTCAATACACCTTGTGTTGATATTAAAGTTATAGCTATCGATCGAGGTAATAATAAAATTTCAATACACCATGTGTTGATATTAAATTATTAAAATAAAGATATAAAATTATATCTAAATTTCAATACACCTCGTGTTGCTATTAACTATTAATATTATAGCAAATAAATATAGTTATGTAAATAAAAATATGAATTAAATATAAATAAAAAAACATAGTCGTAGATGATATTTAGAGAGGACTCGACTATGTATAAGAATATTATCATAAAAAATTAAAAAGATAAAGTATTTTATAGGCGGATAATAGAAGATGAAAAAAATGATTGTTTATAATATATTAAAAATGTCTTTACAACCCAAAAAAGTTTTACGCAAATATCATATATAACGCTTGTTAATTGAACATTTTCAACAAAAAGATACAGTGTAATAAAATGCATGTTTAAAAATTAGTTTTGTGGTTTTGAAAAATAATATTTGGATAGAGCTAATCTTGAAAATCTTATGATAGTATTAGATTTAAATGTCAAAATGTTTGAATCATAAATTTTTCAATTAGCTAGTTTAAAAGTGTTCGTGGGTTATAATATAGGTGCTAAGGGAACAGCCAATAAATGGTTATACCTTGGATTTACTAAGAGAAATAACTATCCCGTAGCTTCCAAAACATATGAGGTAGTTATTTTTTTATTTGATTATATTATCTCTTGTTTAACACAAAATGTATAATATACAAAGTGTTTTTTTATTTAATTTTATTAAAATGCAAAAAAATAGGGCTGGGATATACTAATTAGATTTACTTTTAAATAAGTAATAATCTACCAATGTATCCCAGCCCTATTTTTTTTTAGTACTGTTCTTTAAATTTTTTCATTATGTATTCAAACCTTGCATCCAAATACCCATTATCAAAATCATATTTATCAATTAAACTGTGATAATCTTTATTTGCATCAATTAGATGCTCGTATTTTTCTTTAGAGAACACTGCTCCATTTTCTAATTCGTCAGCGGCAGTTAATATTTGGTGGCGAAGATTCTTCATCTCTTTTTTATCTGATTCTTTTATATGATATTCCAATCTTTCTCTTATATCTGCGTTGATTAAATTGCCAATCCATCTTAATGGATACAATTTTATCGGAGATACCTCAACAACTATACCAAAAGCTCCTAAAAATCCGATTATACTTGGCAAGTTTTCTTCAATAAAATTTAACATTTATTCAAATAATTCCTTTCACTACAAATTGTATAATGGTTTAATCTTTTACATTATCTTGCTTGATAAGAAATTGATTCTTAAACCAATATTCACTTTTCCTATTGCTAACTCTTGAAAATTCTTTGCCTTCTACAATTAGTTCAAATTCATCATCGTAATCTCCTATCTTTTCTAAGGCATCATGGTCAATATCTTTTGCTCCACGAACTATTTTTACTTTCATATAATTCTCCTTTAACATACTTGGTTAATAAATCCCAAACTGCTCGTCCATATTCTGTTTGACAGTTTCTAATTCATTAATTTTATTATTCTTAATCTCTATAATGTCCTCTTGGATTTTAATCTTGGCTTCCAAATTTCTATTTCTAGTCAATATATCAGATAATAAAATTAATAGGAATGCCACTAAAATAATCAGCATTCCTATAATCTTATTTTTAGTAAAATATCTCATATTACAAATTTAATAACTTTTTCCATGTATTGGTTCCAACTATACCATCAGGAGTTAGACTATGTTTTTTTTGGTAGTTGATTACTGCATTTTTAGTATTATCTCCAAAAATACCATCTGCTTTAATACCAAGTTTTTCCTGAAGTAATTTAGTTAGATTACCTCTAGTTCCCTTTTTTAATATTGGACATCCATTTAAAGTATTTTTACCTGGAATACCATCTACTTTTTGTTTACTAAACCCTTGTGTATTGCATTCAGCTTGTAATCTAGCTACCCAATCATTAGAATTATTTCTATTAGCATATACAGAGTTTAATTTGGAAATAGTTTTTTGACCAGCCAAACCATCAACTGTTAAACCATTATCCTTTTGAAATAATTTAACTGCTGATAAAGTATTTTCTCCAAAGTTGCCATCAGCTCCCGATTTGCCACATGTATATCCACATGCAATTAGTTTTGTTTGCATATCTTTTACATCGTTGTTATTATCGCCTTTAGATAAATAATTCTTAGAAGTTTGAGAAGGAGTAGGGGATAACTCGTCTTTAGGTATTGTTGTGTTTGGTATTTCACCAGTAATTCCTTTAACAATTGCATTAGCTATTTCATCTAAATTAAATCTGTTAACATCTTCTTGATTATCACAAAAGAATGCTTCAATAAGCAAAGCTGAATTTGTTGCATTTTTTAAATAATATAAATCTTTACGTGCTTTTACACCACGATTAACATATCCCAATGACGCAATTTCGTTTACGATAGCATTAGCATATTGTTCGGCTTTATTACCTAACTTGTAAATCAATACTTCTGTGCCTTTAGCATTGCCATCATAACAATTTAAATGAATTGAAACATCTAAATCTACTTCATTAGTATTAGCTTTTGAACAAATATCTTTCAAAATCGTTTTGGCCGATCCGCCAAACTCACATGTACAGTCATAAACTACATGTCCCAATACTCTTAGCTTAGAAATAACTTCATCTTTGATTTGTCTGTCAATAACACTTTCGTTTAAAATACCAACAGCACCACTTCCAATCATATTGTATGGTGCATGACCAGCATGAATATTAATTTTCATTTTGTTGCCTCCTGTATTAAAAGTTAAAAAGAGGGGAGTGCCCTCTTAGTTTTTCAAATTTATTTATTTTCAATTTTGTCAAAATCAATTGCATTATCCAATTGAAGTTGAACATATTCTTCAATTTCTTCAAATGTACTTTGTACAATTTCTTCAATCATTGATTTTGTGATAATAGTTTTAATAGCAGTAGGGACTAAAGCATATAATTTGTCTACAACTTCGTTAAATTTTTTACCACCCATTTTAGTTGTATCTTTGTAATTTTCCTCTGCTTCCTTGATATAAATTACTGTTTTTGCAGTTAGTTCGGCGATAACTTCTTGTATTTCTTTAGCCTTTTCTTGTGCTTTTTTAGAAGTTTCTAAGTAAATAGCTAAACCTCCTGTTATTAAGGTAGCGATTGTTGTTAAAATACTATAAATAATTTCTAAATTCATAATAATCTCCTTTATAAAATTAAAAAATGGATATTTCTATCCATAAACTATTTCAATAGAACAAAATATGTTTGCTCTATTTTTTATTAATTAAATTTGCCAATAGATCTTTATTTGGTTTTAATCTTAAATTAACAAATACTTTTACTAATTCTGTGTATTTTCTAGATGCTTCACAATCAACATCTTTCAAGAACTTATTAGCTTCATTTAGCTGTTTTTCAAATATATTCCATGTTTCTTCTTTGTAATTTTCTTTTTTCAAACTCTCATTGCTCTTAACAAATTCTTGTAATTTTTTAATATTATCCATAAATATTTCTCCTGTATATTTTTTTAATTTGTGGGTTTTAATCTAAGCCCTATATAAGCCATTGTCAACGCTGTATCAGCTTCATCAACTTCTTTTTGTGTTGCCCTGGATATTCCAATATTTCATGTGCTTTTTCTAACGCAACTGCAAAAGGCAGCCATGAACTCTCAATATATTTATCTGATTCTAGATTTTTATATTGATTGTACGTTTTCTGTAAACTTGTTTTGTTACTGGTTACAACAACAATTCTTTGCCATTTTTTAATACCAGTAGGGATGTTTACGTATTTAGATGTAATATCCCACCAGTCACCACCCAATACAATGCTTGGATCAACACTATCCTTTAATCCTATTACTATGCCTATTGGATAAATTTTATCAATCAACTCATTTTTAGCTACAAATAGTGATTTTAATCGAATTAATAAATAGCTTAAAGAGACAGTTCCAACACACTTATTTGAAACTGTCTCTCTTGAAAATAATTTTTTTATAAAATTTGGCATTATGCAAACACTTCATTAATTATATTATCAATATCACTTGTTGTAGCAAAATCAATAGTAATGTTTTCTAAATTATCTAACTTGTCTTTATACTCATTAGTGAAATCATTTGTAGATAACCCTTTACCATCTTCTTTATCTACTTTGCTTGTCACTTTACCATTAACAATAGTTTCAACTTGAGCAGATGTCTGGAATCCAGAATCATTAGTCAATAGAGAAGTTTTGGTTGGCAATTCGCTTTTTAAGGCATAAGAGCTTAAATCTACATTACCACCTAAATTATCCCATTCAGTACCAGTCCAACCAACATTGTCTCCAGCTTTAATATTGTTAGTACTATCAGCTGCTTCAATGTTCCACACATCACCTACAATATTTCCAGAAGTAGGCAAGGCTGCATAATTAGCTTTGCTTCCTTTGTATTTATAAACACTAGCTATATCTGTTTTCTTTGCATAATCGACAAGTTTAGAATCAACATTTTCAGCGGTTTGGAAATCACTATCATTTGTAAACTGACTTAATTTATCAGGTTTTCCAACAACATTCTCCCAATTTACGCTATCTGCTTCTCCGCCACCTGTAGCGCTTAAATTACCATCAGTGTCAATTGTTAAACCAGCTCCAACTTTAACCCCACCAAGGATAGTTGAACTAGCTTTTGGCAATGTATAATTGCTTAAACTTTTTAATTTATTCTTTTCTGCTGTTGTATAGTCTTCAGTAGACAGTTGTTTTCCGTCTACTTTGTCAACTTTGTTATTCAATAAAACATCAATTTGTCTTTTGAAACCAGTTGCAAATTTTCTTAGCAAATCTAATGTTATATGTATTTTATTCATCTGATCATTCCTCCTTATCCAAATAAATCTGAGATTATATTATCTACATCTTCGCTTGTTGCGAACTTGCTGTTATCTCCAGCTATCTCATCAATTTTTTGTTCGACAGATTTAAATGTTCCGTCTTCATTTTCTTCATTCTTATACTGAACTGCAGTAGCATCGACTAATGGAAATTTTCCATTATTTGCTTGTCTCAATCCTGAAATTAGAGTTACACTTCCTTTGTATTCCACTTTGCCTTCATCTCCTTCTATTTCTGTAATATTGTTGTTAATTTTTAATTGTCTTGCTACATTATCAAGAACCTCGTCGTTTGATAACGCTTTGCTGAATACTCTCACTTCTGAAAAATTGGCTCCTACTACTGCTTTATTATGCATTTTTGAATTTCCTATACATATTTTTAAATTGTTTGGCATTCTATCTGTTAAATATTCTTCAAGAATTTTATTTCCATCTAAATAAATAATTATTTGTTGTACCCCTTTATTAAAAACACAAGTTATATTGTTTTGATTAAATGCGTTTTTGATATTAGGAAACTGATTGTAATACTGTTTTGTATAATCACTCTTGCCATTTATATCCCTCTCTAATAACCCTACAAGCATAAGATTATTATCTTTTACTGTTGCCATAAAATCTAATGTGAAAAATTCATCTTCATTATAATTATAAAGAGAAAAAATTCTTCCATTATATTTAAGGTCAATAATGTTTCCAACATAAAACGATACTGTAAAATCTGTTTGGATATGAGGTATTTCTAAATATCCATTAACACTTGTAATATTCAAATTATTATCAATGTCAACGGTATTTAATTTTATATTACTTCCTTCAATAGAGTTTATCCATTCACCATTAGGTGTAAAATTTTCTCTTTCAAATTTACCAACCATACTTGTGTTTTCTTCTTCAATTTTAGCCTCAGTTATGCTATTAACTGTAATAGGTATATTTTTTTTTATTGATCCATCATTGGAAAATACTACCACTTCACATGAGCCTACACTCAATGCAAATAATGTGTTATCTTCACTTATTTGAACTATATTGTTATCTGTGGATTCTATAGTAATATTATTATTATAAATATTATCTGGTAGAAGTTTATATTTGAGTTTATATTTTGAATATAAATCCATAGTAACAGATTCCTCCGCCTGGATTGATTCTGCAAGAATATCAAAACTTTCCATAGTATTATATGTAGAAAAATCAATTCTACCATTCCCGATTTTATATCTATGATATTGTTTTAAAGGATTACATCTTCTAACTATCTCGTCTATCACTTCATCTTTAGTTGGCTTTTTACCATGTTTTTTAGTAAGTAACACTTGTATAATTCCTGCATATCCTGCCACTAGAGGAACAGAATAAGATGTTCCATTAAAATATCGATATATAAAATTTTTTGTACTGTTTGAAAATTCTGGAGCGTAACCAAATGCCCTTTCTGCTAAATCAACACCTTGGCACCAGGTTGATATTTGATATATGGTATTGTTGTTCCCTAGTCCAGCAACATAATGCATAAACCCGCCATCCTCAATCAAATGAGAACCTGGATATTCGGTTAAAGTATGATCATCAGTGTTTAACGCACCATCACCATCATTCCCAACACTGGAAATTACAAGTCTCTTTTTATTATTTGATAATGATGCAGCAATTTTAGTGGCAAGTTCTAAATTGGTGAATGATTGAGCTAGATATATTATATCTATAGTATCATCATAAAAATCACGAATCAAATTAAAGTAAGCATCAGTCTTATAACTATCATTGTTCATTGAGTCTAATAATTTAAACTTACATCTAGGCAATACTCCATATATTTTATTTGAAGCTCCAATAACAGATAAAGTTTTAGTACCATGAGATTGAAAATCGCCTTGAGCAATAGAAGCGTTTGTTTTGTCAATTAAAGAAGTAGGATTGGTTGCAGTATTAAATTGTTTATGCTCAAGTATTCTGTTACTTTCAATTTCTGGATGATTTAGTGCATAGCCATTTTCTTTAGAACTAACTACTAACCCCTCACCATATTCAGCAGATTCCCAAACATCAGTAACATGAGATTCTTTTATGTTCATACATTTTGCATATTCTTCTTCATTGTAAATAATTGCACTTCCAAAGTACCAGTCTTTAGGAATAGATGTTTTTTCTAATTTTTTGCGCACATCTCTTTCATATAGTTGATCCATTGTCATATTTTCGAACTCTCTAGGAGGTACAAAATCATACATAATAATGGAACCAAACGCCTTGTTATTCCTATCTGGAAGGGAATTGATCATATTTGTCATAGCACTTTCATTTGTACACATTGGATTGTTTTGAATATGTACATATTGCAAAGCGTTAGAGTTAGTAAATTCTAATTTGTTAATATTGTTATTGTACGCTACAAATTTCTTTAATAAGGTACATAAATATAAATTAATATTGTTAATTCCATTGTTCGAAATATCTATTTCAGTAATATTTTGAGCATTATTTATAACAATATAATGAGAATCAGTATTTCCGAAATCATGTTCAACAACAATTTCATTTTTACTTAAATTATAATTTTCAGTTTCTGTTCCAAATTTGACAGAAACTGAATTAACTCCTTTTAATTTTACTATTATCCTTTGTTTGCTGGAAACAAAGGATAATGATCCTATAATATTTGCCACGTCAAACCTCCTTATTTACAAGTTACAGTCTGTGTACCCAAATTTGCGTTGTCGGACTTGTAAATATCATAGTTCTCTGTATATCCAGACGCATTTGTAAATTCAATAGTGGCAACTTTAGTAAATCCTCCATCGAATCCACCAACATTGAAATTGACAGCACCATAACGAGCTGGCACAGCATAGAATAGATATTCATTTTCTCCAGCAGTAGCTGTAAATGTTTTTGTTTTTATTGGCTTGCAATCCTTTTGTTAATGTTAATACAAATGTACTATCGTATGTACTAGGCACTGCTTTGGCGCCCCAATACACACCGTTTAAAAAAGTGATGGCAGTAGTTTTAGTTGTGCTTGCATCTTTTTCATCTACTGCTCTTAATGTAAATGTTTTATTTGTTGTAATATTTTGACCTGTCAAGGTCTTAGAAGTGTCAGTTGCAGAAACATTTGTACCATCTAAAGTTAATGTTTTAGCCTTTTTGTTTAATGTCCAGTTTAAGACAACATCTGTGATTGTTGTACCATTTCCTGAGTGTTTTTGTTATTTGTGAATGAATTAATAGCTATGGGTTTGTAATTAAACTCATCCTGAGTAACGAAATTTGCATTAATATATTCTAATGCATGCTTTAGTCCGTTAGTCCCTACAACTTTTTCCGCTGTTTGTTCGTCAATTAAAGCGTTTAGTGCTTTAGCACTTAATTTTGTTTTTACCATTTTACTTCCTCCTTTTATTTAAAATCGTAATTTTATTCTTGTTAGAAAAAGTCAATTATTGTTAAGATAATTGACTTTAATCATTACATATACCAGATATGATGAATTATTTCTTTTGGGTAAATACTTCGTCACATAATTTATCTACCTCTTGATTATTAATAAAATCAATAATACAATTGCAGTTTTTATTTGAATTAAACACATCATTGCATATATCATCTATTTCTTTAAATGTAGCAAAATCTATAGTTGGATTTTCATTTATTTTTAGATTTGGAGTAATTATTTCACTGTCCTTATTTTTTATAATCAGTCTAAAAGAATCTTCTGTATCCTCATAGATTGATATAGTAGGGGAGAAGCCATTAAACCATCCGCTTTCTATTTTGTTAATCAGATCATCTTTTAAATCTAATAATTCATCATATAAAAACTTTATATTTGGATCTAATCCCTCTACCTCATCGTCTTCATCAAAAATAGAACGCATTGTTTTTAGATAAAACTTGTTAGATACTTTGATAAAGCTGTTTTCATTAATTGATTCACCAGGCTTAATTTTTTTATTTCTAAAAGCAACTTGACATAAGTATTTGCCTGGATATCTAGTCATAAAAGATGGTATTTTAAACTCATTATTTTCAATTAAGATATGCTTAACCTTTTCGTCATGTTCGCTTCTAATAATTACATAATAATAAAAACCAGGTACAAATAAGTCCTGGTTTGTAAATCTTATTACATTAGAATTAATATCATGCTGGTTTCCAACCTTGTACTCATATATTTTAGTTTGTTCACCAAAAGTTAGAATTTTATCAACATAAAAATTATCCATCAGTTGCTCCTTTCTTACTGTTTTATTTACACTGTAACAGGAATAGGTGGCGCTCCAGTGTTCATTAATACAACAGTAACCTTAAATGATGACTTTACTGTTGTGTCAATCCAATCAAGATTGAGCTCATCATTACTCTCTATATAGATGCGTGCTTCTTCTTGTGAGATTAATCTGGTTCTTCCCATAGAAATATCATGAACACTTATAGACAATATGATTGTATTGGTTACATCAAATCCGATAGGTAACGGTTTTGAGAACGATGCATAATCATAATTAACATCAAAATTGAATTCTACAGTTGAAATATTAGGAACTTCATCTTCTAAAGCTAATCTTCTTAGACCATTATTTGAACTAATCCAGTAGGGGACGGAACTGCTTTTAATTCCTACTTTAATAGAACCATCGCCAATTACAACAAAAGGATAGTTCTGTGTTGTATTATTTTCCTGAAATGATTCAGCACCAATTAACTCATATTCCAAATTAGAAATTTTTCCTTTTATTTTTGCTCCATCACTTAAAATTCCTCCCATTGAAGTCATAATATCATATTCATTCGAGTTATTTCCTATTTTACATTTTGGTATACCACTTGAATACAAACACATCTGGTTAGAATTGTTTCCAAGATTAAATTTATTACTTAAATTGTTAAACAGCCTATATGTAGTACCACTTGAGCTAATCCAATAAAATTGAGTGCTGTTATTTTTTAAATAAACATTTCCGTTATTAAAATGCAAACCGCTATTTAACCGAAGCTCACCAGTTAATGTACCTCCATTTATATTGAGTTTGTTATTTAAAAGACCGTTGATTTCAGTTTTATCATAATAGTCTTCCAAACCAAAAGCTGTTGGTAATACAAAATTAAGTACTGGATTATTTTTATCTCCAACTAAAAAAACAGCAGCACTTCCTTGACTAACAGTACCAATAGTAAAATTTGGAGTGAACTCACCATTGTTCAATTTGGTAGTTAAAGTTGAGTGTATACTATTGCAGTTATTTATTGCAGTAGTAGTAGCAGCTTTACGTTCGTTTTCGCTATTTATTCGTTCGTTTTCATTGGTTTTTCTAGTATTCTCATTGCTTATTCTTTTTGTTTCGTTAGCTTTTCTAGTGTTTTCATTAGAATTTCTAGTATTTTCACCAGAAACTCTTTCTTCCTCATTAGATTCACGGGTATCCTCGTTTTGTTCTCTTGTACTTTCATTAGAATTTCTAGTGTTTTCATTAGAATTTCTATTAGATTCAGCGTTTTGTCTAACTGCTTCATTTTGAGAAACTTCGTGTTCTAATTGCAATAATGTCTCAGTTTGTTCTTCTACCAATCTTAAAAGTTCATCAACTTTATTCTTTTGTTCTGTTACAATTTCCTGATGCTGTTTTGCTTGCTCAATTAATTCATTTAAATCATCTCTGAGATATTTGTCTATATATTCTTCAACAATAGAAGTTACTGCTTCTTGCCATAATAAATCATCTTCTGGTAGAATATTTCCACCAGTTGATTTATTAACTCTAAAACTTAATTGATTTGTATTTACTACTTTGTTTTCCTTGTATAAAGAAAAAGCAATGTTGATATAACCATTGCTTTCAAATGCATTTGGTGGAATTGTGAAAATATTATTATTCAGTCCTCTTGGATGAGCTATTGCTTGTCCGTTGTTTATATATCCAACTACTGGAGTAATAATATATAAATCATCAAAAGAAGGGTCTTTTTCAAACTCTATTTCAATATTACCACTATATTGGGATGGAATATTTTTGAAATCTGCAAATAAATTATTTCCATGTTGAACAATTTTCAATGTTTGTTACCATCCTATTTTATTTTTGTCATTAAAAAAGATTGAATGTCTTCAATCTTTTTTTCAATTTCTTCATCCATAACTATAATAGTATGGCGTTCGTTTTCTTTAATCTTTTGTCCATCTTCATTTATTTCTGAATAAGTGAAAGTAAGGTTTTTACCTTCAGCAGTAGTAAGTGAGGTAAATGAAGTTATAACTTTTTTTGTCATTGTTATCCTCCTTGTATCAAATTGTTTAAATAATTTTCATACCAGTATAAATCAATACTATTATTTTCAATTGTATTGATATCTTTTTCATTTTGCATTTTAGATGAAATATCTCCAGACATTTTTGAATTAACAACCATTCTATCAGACTCATATCCTTTTTGTTTAACTTTGACAGACCAATCAAATTCTAAATGCGGAGTTCCTGAAACTATAAAATAGTTTAAAGTTTTTTCTTTAACATAAACATCTCCAATACCACATTTTGTTAAGTTAACATAATATTTACATGCAGTGTTAATTGTTTCAATAAACCTTGAGTCGAATGCAATTATACATTCTCCATTCTCATTCAAGATGCCACTTCCCACATCTTCAAAAAAACATGACGGTGATTCAATTGCATTTAATGCAACACTACCATAATTGTCAGTATTAACTATTCTGTTTTTTGTGCCATGTACATAAAGGTTCCAACAATGAACACCATCACTTCTGATTTCCATTTGTCCAGAACCGCTTTTATTTGACGCAATCCAAATATCATTAGAAGCACGTATAGCTAATTTCGGATCAGGTGAATCATATATTTCAGATTTATTTTTTAAATAAATTGGACAACTAAAATATGAATCTTCTTCAAACATAATAGGAGATATACCGTTTTGTTTGTCAAATTTCATATACCTATAAGAAGTTGAATTGTTTTCTCCCTCGGTAAGAAAGTAGCTTATTGCCAAATAATTATTTTTTGAATTGCACAATGTTAAAAAGTTATTTCCTGAATACATATTTCCAACAAAATTTTCACTATTGTAAGGAAATTTCAATACATTGCAGGAGATATTCTCACTACAAGAACTTTCACTATACACATTATCGCTTGATAAATAATGTGTATTAATTGAACCACCCTCTAATGTAACAATTTTTCCACTATCATCTACTATAAATTTATCGCCGATATTAATCGAACCTTTTTTTATTTCAACTGTTCCATCAGGTGCTACTTTAAAATTATTGTTAATATTAATAGATGATCCCGATTCTATTTCTCCAACTATAAAAGCTTTTTTTGCTGTTAAAGTGCCATCTTTGTCTACTGTAAAATTATCATTAATATTAATCGTAGAACCATATATTGTACCTGTAAATTCACCATTTATCGCTTTTAACTCATTAGCCACCAGGTTTCCATCTCTATCAATATACAACATTGGGGTACCGTCTTTTTGTACCTGAAATATATTTTTAAACTGATTGTTATTATTTAGTACATTTAAAATTAGTCCATTGTTGTCAAACGACATTACAGCATCGCTATCTGAACTGTACAATCTTAAATTTTCTCCAATAATAAATTGTCCAACAACATTTTCTGCCAATACTCCAAATTGTTCTTTTATTTCTCCAGTTATCGGATCTTTTGATGTGAATTTTCCAATTGCAGCTTTAACAGTTTTCCAATTGTCGTTAGTTATTGCAAGTGTAGAGTTTACTAAACGTAACTGAGTATCTTCATATTTTCCAGTTATATCGTCAACATTTCTACATAGCAGCCCATTTCGATCAATAACTATATTATTATCATTAGAGTCAGTTATTTTTTGGGCGGTTGCATTAAATCCATTTTCAATCCAATTAGCAACAATTTTATTAGTCTTATCATTTTGCTCAGCTTGATTGGCAATATAATCATAATTAGTTGACATTGATTTAGCAGAGTCCAAAATACTCTTAATATCTGACATATAGGTTTCATTTTTTTCGAGCGTAGAGAAAGATATCCCTATATTTAATATATTTGAATAATCTAAACTCCAATTGACAAATCTTAATTTAAATATGCGACTATTTATTTCAAGCCTAATCCAATTCCCTAAAACAAATTTTTTTTTAAAAGGGTAAATTCTTTCATTGTCATAAAATTGCTTAATGTTGCTGAGACGGTATATTGAAGATTTGATGCTTTATATAGTTCTTTTTTTGCAGTTTTTAAAAATTCATCAGCCTTAGAAATCAATTTGGAATTAGATAATCCATCAGAGATGTAATTGCTATTTTCGTATACATCTTCTCTTCTGTAAGCGTTGAATACTTTCCATAACTCAACGCCTAAATAGTTTTTTAAATCTAAAGATTCTTGAACATTAGCTTTAATTTCTTCTACTAGTAATGTAATATCATCAATATATTTTATTTCACTATTTCTTACCTCAATTTCCTCTTTTAACGAATTCAATCTGTTGTAATATGGTAAATAAAAAGTCTTATACAAATCAGCTCCCTCTGAAGCCTGATCAATTTCTATTAAAATATTTAACGCAGACTGATAAGCATCGCAAAATGACGTAAGTCTGTTTAGAGAATAGTAGGAGAGGGCGCTAATAAAATCTGTATCTGACTCAGTATACTTGATAGAGAAAATATCAAATATACTTCCATAATCTTCATCGTTTTTTTTAAGATTTTTTTCTATTTTTTGACTTATGAAAGCTTCATAATTATCGTATATTTTTACTCTAATTAAATCAGTAGTTGCCACATCTTCTTTATCGCCATAATTAGTAATAGTGATAGTTCCACTCCAAATACCATAATGGTATTCTTCGTCATCAGTTCCATAATAGTCCCATGATAATGTATTTACAGTAACATTAAAATTACTATATATTAATACTTTAGCATAATTTTTAATAGTGCTTTCAACAGTATTTGATGAAGTAGAATCGCTAACTTTAACTAATCCAAGTGGACTTAAATTAGACTCGTTTAATTTGGAAATTTCAGTTTTAGATGTGTGTTCCTCATCTAATATTAATGGCATTAAATTTGATTCTAAATATAATTTAAAATCTATCAAGTCATAATACACGTTAATCAACTTGTTATATCCAATTATATTGTCATCAAATTTAATATAAGAATTTCTTAATAACTCTTTTTCTCCATCGTCATTGTATTTGTAACTGGAATATTTTTCATCATTATATTTATCTACCAAACTATTATAATTGTTTACTATTTGTGTATCTGTACCTATATTTGGTTTAAAATTCTTTATACAGTCATCATAATCTCTATCATATTCATTTAATTTATTTATTAAATCAATTGGCATATCATTTTTTGTATCATTTGAAAAATTAAATATATAATCACTGCCATTAGGATTAACTCCCTTAATTGTAGCAGTCATTAATTCATCTCCAGCTTTTAATCTAAAACAGTTTTTTAAATTATCGGAATTTGTTTCAATTGATACTTCTTGTGCTAAATTTTCTGTAGATATAAATATACCAGTATCTTCACCATAACCTTTTTTTATATTGTTAGAACCACAACTAGGACATATATCTGTAAATTCTTCACGTATTTCACAATCATAACAGTATGATAAGGTGTCATATACATTAATTGTTCTTGTAGTAGTATCAAAAAGAAACAAACATTTTATTTCATTTGCTAAATCACCAACTAGAAAATCATAAATACTTGTTCCGTCAACAGAAAAAGTTCTTTGAATATTCCAAAGAGAAACATCAACATATCCTACTTGATAATGTGGTGCCTTTTCTAAAATACGATGAAGTAGCGAATTTGTTATATCGTTAGGTTTATAAAATGTTGTAGGTATCTTATATTCTTCTCTTAAAATATCTGTTTCTGTGTTTATCTCTATGTTATATAACATAATTTGAGATAATTCAGCTTCACATAGAGAAGTAAGAGTGATATTTTTAATTGTTTCAACAGTGTCAGTACATGATATTTTCGCCTGATAATATTCATCTATTTCTGGAACATATACAATCCTCAAATCTTTTAACTCATCCCATCCATTAGCCTTGTTGTTATTGACTTCTTTTCTGATAGTAAAACTAATTTCATTTGCCGAATTGTAGTTTTGGTTTATTGTAATGTCACTAATATTATTTAAAATTGACATTTTATGCAAGCTTCTATCAGCTAAAACAAATGTCAATTCTTTTACAGAACCATCTTTATGAAAAAGTTTGTTTATTGACATAATATTGGAACCTTTCTTAATGGGCGATATTTTATATTAACTTTACACGGTAATGAAAAAGAAAGCGTATTAACAAAATCACTCTTTGTTTTATACAGTTTTAAAAAACAGTAATTGAAATCATCATAAAGATTATGTTTATTCTCACTGGACAACAATATTTTATGTTCGTTATCAAATGTAATAATTTCATCAGCTTCACAGTTTTTTATACATAAATCAAGCTCATCGTTAAGTAGATTTTTTATTAAAAGATCGCCTCTTTTTTTTAATTGAATTTCAACAAGAGAAGGGGAAAGGTGACCAGTTTCATCACTGTCATTAATTATATCATATGTACTATTTTCTGAAAGTATCTCAAAATTAATATTTCTTTCAACTCCATAACCAAAGGAAGAATTAGTTTCAAAAGCAACAATTAACTTATAAATATGTTCACCATGTCTCACAAAATCAATTTTTACAAATGAACCATAAAACACTATGTCATCAAACTCTTCGTCACATGGTTGAAATTCTTCATAATCATTGCCAGACAACCAGTTTATGATATCTTCAAGTTCATACTGGTCAAAATAATTCTTATTATTATCACATGGACGCTTGCATATCCCAAAAATAGCAGACAGGGGAGACTCATGTGAAACGTATGTTTTATTATATTTTTCACTATTTGGCATTTTTATTGTATTAAAAACAAATTTTACTCCTTCAACTGTGTTATTTCCACTATTGTTGTTTGGGTCACACATAATAAGATCAAACTCACTAAGCAATTTATCTTTATATTTAAAGTCTTTTATTTTCACTATTTTCCTCCTTTACTTTAATTATGACAATATAAAAAAAACGCTTATAATGCAGTATTCTCTTTAAAACTAGAATGTTTTTGAGAAAGTACTGCACAAAAAAGCGTTTTAAAAGTCTAATAAACAACGTAAAAATAATAATAAATATTATTGAAACATAAATATAAAAAGATTTAATTTAAATCTGAATTATAAGTGAAATTGTTTGTTGTATTATATTGTTGCATGATCTTTGTTGCGACAAATTTTCATTAATATTTTCAACATTAATTGTTGATAATTATATCTTCTTTTATTAGTAGTATTAAGAAAATAACAAAGTGTTGCTTCATCTATTTTATAGAGGTCGCACATTTTTTTTATTAGACTGTCTGATGGTTGTTTAGCACCACGTTCTATAGCATTTACATGTTGTTGTGTAACATCTAGTCTTTCAGCAACATCATTAACAGTGTAACCATAACAATTTCTTAATATCTTATAAATATTTAGTTCGTTTTTATTCTCAGAATCTTCCATAAGCCCTCCTAGAGAAATAGATTAAAAATAATTAAATTTCAGGTATTTTAAAAAGCACTTTGTTCAGATATTAAAAATTATATTTAATTAATATTATCTAAACTTTTTGATGTATTCTTTTTTCGCTCTCCAGTTTCATTTTCAATTTCAAATATTATTAAGCTATATAATTTTCTAATAGTTTTCATTTTTCTCCTTTCTTGAACAGTAGACAGTCTAAACCCCCTCCTAGAGGGGCGAGAGACAAAGATTGCTAAGATTATTTTAAATGTTTTAAAATAGTTTCGATTATTTTATGTTTAAAAATATTGACAATACCTAATATTAAAATAATCACTAGAACAAATCGAATGATAACAAACTCTAATAAGTAACTTAATAAATTTGGTAAAAATAACTTTACAAGTATTTCGTGTTTATTAATCCATTTCTCGACAATATTGAAGAAATACTCGATTTTTTTTAAACAAACAACCATCCATGTAACAATCTTCACAATAAGTCGTGCTTTGTCTCTCTTTCCCTTTAATTGCATAGGCGAAATTCCTTTCTGTTCTGATCTTTTACAAGTTCTGTTCGCTTTTCTTTACCTGATTTAATTATAACAATAAAACAACTAAAATACAAGTAGGTTTAGATTTAAAATAAATCTTTTTTTCGGCGTAAAAATACGTGTTGTTTAGATTTTGATTTGTTTTTCTTCATTTTATTTTTATCAAGGTCCTTAATTATCTTTAAACCATTTTCATAATTAATTTTAGCACTACGTGATGCTTTTACAGCATCATGCAACTCTTTGTTTCTCTTTTCACAAACTGTCATCAGTTCATAAAATTTTAGTTTTTGTTTTGAAATAAAATTCTCTTTTATTACTAATGCATTTTTCAACAATTCTATCTCTTCATTAGCTCGTTTAAGCTGAAGTTTAAGTTTTTGGTTTTCCTTGTTTAAAGTCTCTATTTTATTTTGTTTCATTATTATTTCCTTTTATTCTGTAAAATAAAAAAGAAGAGGAATCTACAGACTCCTCTTTGCCAGCACCCATAAGCCATTTTTTATTTTTTACGATTACATGTTAATTAATTGCACTTACCTCATAAATCTTCTGTTTGATAAACTGTTACCACCTGTTAGTGTGGTGTTAACCTTAGTTAATATCGCATTATTAAACTTAGTATCAGTAATTAGAGCTGACTTAAATTCCTCGTAATTTGTAACATTTGGCAAAACTATTTCCATGCCATTGAAATTATATGTTGGTGTACCGTTTCCTATTTGATTGTTAACCAAATTGTTTAATGACGGTAATGAGGCTACAAATTTATCAAATTTAGGCATCATGTTTAGCGGAATAATTCCTTCACCTTTTTGAAGAGTGTTGATGGTAATAGAATCATCACCATTACTGCGAGCAATAGTTTTTAAACTTCCGACAATTCCTCCAGTAGAATACCCCATAATATTACGAAAATTGGACAACATCCAACTGTTTTGTCGAGAATTTCCAACATATGTACCAGAACCACCTAATTTGTCGTAATAAATTTTACGCATATTAAATGAAGAATCAAAGTCAAAATATTTGAGGGCATCCACGAGGCTTTGGTATCTATCCAATTTTCCCTTTGGATAGGTATCTTTCTTGTGAACGAAGATACTTTTATCTCCGCCACCACTGCTGCCTCCAGAACCACCAGCACCAGATCCATTTGAACTTGAATTCTGATTTTGATTCTGATTTTGTTGAGCCTGTTGCTGTTTAATGACTTCTTCTTTAGCTTTTTGCTCTGCTTCAATTCTGTCTGCTTCTGCTTTGGATTGAGATGCCATGTAGTCAATTCCGCTCTTAATTGCATCTATAGCACTTTGAAGAGTAGTCATTCTTGAGCTGAAATTACTGTCATAATTATTAATAATATTAGCGATTTCACCATCTTTGGCATTAAAGATAGTGTTAAACGAGTCACTTAAATTATAACCAACTTCATTAGCACTGTTTTTGATGGTTTCGGCTACCTCAGTACTGTTTTCGTTTATTTTGTCTATTATTTCTGAGAATGTTTCGTCAAAACTGTCTAGGCGCTCATTCATCCACAACTCATAGTCGTCAACGAACTTATCCAACAAAGCTTCTTGGTCGCTTATATATTTATCATATTCAGTTTCTTCAAGGTCGTCCTGAGCCTTTTGCAATTCAACTTTCAATTCTTGAACAGTTTTCTTAGCTTCTTCAGAATTGTCAGTTGCGTAAGAACCAAGTTGTTTTTGAATTTGTGATATAGTTTTTGTTTTTTCAGCTATAGCTTTTTGATATTCATATAAATCTTTAGTACTATTTCTTAATTCACTGTTTAATTCAATCAATTCTTTTATGGAATCCAACTGAGTTTCATATCCATCACGTACAAGGTCTTTGATTGCTTCTTTTTCATTTTGAGCATTTGATATCATATCTTGTTGTAACTCAACAAGTTCCTGTCTTCTTTCAAGATAATCTTTGTTTAAACTGTCATCTTTATACTGTTTGTCGAGTTCGCTGATAGATTTAGCATATTCATCTGCTTGAGACATATAGGTATTATAATTAACACCATGAAGTGCCTGAATAGCTTTATTGTACTCTGTCTGATTTCCTTCGTCATCAAACATTTTATTGTTTTCCATTAAACTGATTAGGAAATCTGCTTCAGTTGTTATTTGAGATATTGTATCCTGAAGGTAATCAAAATTGCTCCATTCAATATCTCTAATAGTATTCTGAAAATCAACAATAGACTGATTAACATCAACAATCAGTTCGTTTACATCTTCAATTTTACCTTGCATTTTAAACCAGCTTTCGCTATATTGAACAATACTTTGGTCGTCCAGTGCTTTTTGCAAAGTTTCTGTCAGTGCTTTTTGCTCTGCTTCAAGATTTGCCAGGTTTTCTTCCTGATACTGAAGCATTATTTTATAATATGATGCAGAAGCTAATAAACCTTTTGACTCAGCTAAATTTGATGATTTCTCAACCTGACTGATAAATGATTCAATAAAATCAATCTTGTCATCATATTCTTTTGATACATTGTCAAATGTTTCAGAATAAATATCACTTATAGCTTTTTCAGTTTCCTGAATAGATGATAAAACCTCTCTTGCGCTGTTGTACCAATTCTGATATTCCTCGATTTTTGAAGCAAGAGCTTCATCTGTAATAGTTTCAATACTTAGTGCGCCATTTTGAACCAAGTTTTTATAATGGTCGCTTAAACCTAAAGACTCAGCTTTGTTTATATATGTAGCATAAGCACTCTGTTGCAATTCGAGTTGGTCAACAAGATTAGTTAATTCACTGCTTAATGCGGTATTTCTTTGCGACCATGTTTTATAAACGTTTGAAGCTGTATTTCCCAGTTTTTTAATCTTATCCGATATGTTATCTAAAGCAATAGACAGCCAATCAAAAGTTTTTGAAAACGACTTGTTTTCTTTGTTCTTTTTTTGTTTTTCAGGAGCGTATTTACCTGAACTGTATTTGCTTAATGGGGTATTTTTACCACTGCTGATTAGTGCAAGCTGTGCATCAATCTTACTAATAGCCTGATTGTACTCACTTAAATCTAATTCAATCTTATCAATATAATCAGGCATGTTGAATGAAGAAGATATTATACCTTTTATAGCATTAAAAGGAGTTGACACAACACTAAGAGTAGATTTAGTGGTTTTTGTTTTACTTCCACCAGCACTTGCCTTACCATTATATTCGCCAGTAACTTCCCCGCTTGAAGCAGCCTTTATTTGTTTTGCAAGGGCAGCAAAAGCTTTATTGGCAGCGTTGGCATTTACAATCATACCATCCATATTGGTTTTAGAATTAGTAGCAGCATCAGCTAGGGCGTTAGCTAAATTGTTTGATGTTTCATCAGCAACTTGTCCAACCAGTTTGTTGTAAAGAATCATGTCTCCCTGCATTGCTGCGTTAGCTGCCTGTTCTGCTTCAACTTGAGTAGCACCACACTCAATCAAATAGTCAATTAACTGTTGTCTTCCTTGAGCCATTAATTCAATCTGCTCTCTAGACATCTTTAATTCACCATTAGCAACTGCATTAGCTAATTCAAGTTTTGCTTCAGCTTCAGCTTTCTTACCTTCTAGTTCAGATTTTGCATTTAATAAAACCTGTTCTCTTGCTGTTCCGTCGGCTTTTATCTCAGCTTCTTTTGCAGTGATAAAATTATTGGCTATATCTTCATCTAATTTAATTAAACCATCTCTAGTAATAACCGCATTGTTAAATATTTCAGGGAATACATTGGCAAATTCTCTTGCTTCTTCAATGCCAAGAGTCCATCCACCATTTAATGCATCTTTTAGATCAGCTAATTGAGTTAAACGATCAGCCATATCATCAAGTATTTCAACTGTTTCAGACATACCATCAGCTATGTCAAAACTAAAATCAATTTCATTTTCTGAAGTTATTAATGATTTTAACTCCTGATTAAATATCTCAAGATTGGTTTTTCCTTCAGTTGAAGCGAAATCAATGTCTTTTATTGCCTTGGCTAAAATAGGGTAGTTGCCTAAGTCAACTAACTCTCCAGCTTTTAACAATTCAATTAACTTTTCTTTAGTTAATTCGATTCCTTCAATATCGAATATCTCATCAAATTTAATCTGATTATATGTATTAGGATCAGTTATTTGTAATATTAAATCAGCATATGCCTGAGCGTCTTCATAAACATATAAAATATCTTTTTCATCAGAAGATAGGGGTTGGTTTGATTTTTGCTTTTCTGCAATTTCATTATATATTGGTCTTATGCTGTCAATAACTGTATATTGTTCAGCCAATAATTCTTTTAATCTAGAACTAACAGAAACCATGTCGCTATATTTGTTAGCCCATGCTTCTGTACCTTCTTTTAGTTTTGATAACTCTGCACCCAACTGCTCATAACCTACTAAGAGTGTAGAAATATCAGTGCTTTCATCATCAAAAAGATATCCTGAGTCTACATTATTAAACTTGTATGATTCACGTGTTTGTTTGTAGTCATCTAAAACAGTTGTACCATTATCATTATTTCTATCATGAGAATATGTGTGATATTTACCATATGCATCTGCTTGAGCTAATGCTAATTCTCTTTGCTTATTATCTAATAGGTTATCCTCTAGCGATAACAGTGTCTCTAATTCTTTTCTAGTTTCTTTTAATCTTTCTAATTCGCTTGTTTCAGTAAATGAAAGATGTTCTTTAGAATTAAGCTCATCTATCTTCACTGATACATCATCTAATTGATTCTTTAAATCTTCAATTTTGCTTTCTGAATCAGAAATGCTATTTACTGCATCAGAAACTGCTTTATCTAGTTCTGCTTGAGTAAACAACTAATGAATCGACTATTTTAAAAGCAAGCTCAAAACTTTTAGCTATAGCCATCATTGCAACCATATTTCCACCTATAGATAGAATGGTTTTTCCAAAAGAAGCTAATTTAGGAATAAATCCATTTATTCCAATTGTATTTTCCTTAATTGCTTGTCCCCATGACATTTGGTAATTTTTAAAATCTTCTATATCAGTTTTACCACTTTTAACAGTTCTAAGGTATCCTATTATTTTATCGTCTAAGTTTTCAAATTGTTTAGCTAATTCGGTAATTGATTTACTTTCGCTATCATTAAAATAATTAAATATTTTCTGTACTTTATTTAGTTTTAATTCACTATCACTAGCATCTCTTTTGTATTGTAATATTTCTGAAAACAATGAATCTATCTAACTGTTTTTAATTTTAATTATTTTCAAAATATGTTACAATATAAATGTATTGGAGGAAATAATAATGCTAATAGAGTGCCCAGAATGTAATCATAACGTATCAGATAAAGCAAAAATCTGTCCAAATTGTGGGATCGATATTCAAGAATGTTTGCAAAAAAGAATATTTATAGAAATATGTCCCAAATGTGGGTCTACGACCTGGCATAGTGAGGGAAAATGTGAGGTTTGCGACACTGATATCATAAACACTGAGTTTTATTTTTTTACCACAAATCTTGAAAAAGCAGAAATTGCTAGAAATAAAGCTTTTGAAAAATATTGTGTAAACAACCCTGATTTTAGTAAAGAACTTAATGAAAAGTTTAAATCTTTATATCGTAGGGCAAGAACATTTGATTATACAGAAGAAGATGATAAGTTATGGCAAGAGTTTAAACGAGAAACTAGCAAAAAATATGGTCATCAAAAGCTAAAACCTGAACCTAACCCAACACAAGAGAAGTTTGTTGTCAAATGTCCTAACTGTGGTTCAACTAATACAAAACGTGTTACTGCAACAAGTAGAATGGCAGGGGTACTAACTTTAGGGTTGGCAAGTAGCTCTATTGGAAAACAATATATGTGTAAAAGATGCAAATATAAATGGTAGGGGAGAAGCAACTAAAAAAATCTAGTATTATTGTTACTAGATTTTTTAGCTTTTTTGCTAAAATAAAAAATAACTACCACTTCTGTTTTGGACAACGCTGAGGTAGTTATTCTACATTAACAAATTTGATTAACAAGTTATCAAATTTCTTCTTGCCATCATAGGCAAATATATTATAACTTATGGATATTTAAATATCAAGCAATTAAAGAAAAATAGTACTGAGATTACTATATTTAATTTATTTTTGCCCAAAGTAAAACAACTCCCTCATACGTTTTGGAGTGCGTGAGATAAATAAAGTTGTTTTACCTTAATAAGTTTGATTGTTAAATTGTTTTTTTTGTCATTATTGATAAGGATAATCAAACAAAAAATAACCACCTGTAACTTTGATCGAGTAAAATAGTTATTCCAATTTAACAAGTATATTATAACTTATAAACACATGGGTGTCAAGCAACTAGATAAGAGAAGCAATACTAACTGCTAGCTTTTTATTGCTCTGTTAAATTTAAAAGCAAATGTAACTAATACACTCTTCTTACAATCCGTTTACAATCGTAACATTTTAACAAAAATAAAAGACAGAAACTTGTCTGTCTAGATTTAAATTTCAATTATATAAAAACGGTTGCTATACTTATAATAGTAGCTATGACTCCTATAATCCCTATTATATTATTAATAAGAATTTTTCTGTTTTCTTTATTGCTTTTTATAATTGCTTTTTGCTTAAGATTTTCAGCTTTTATTTGTGTATTTTCAAGAATTTTATATATTTCTGAATACTCAAAATATGCATTTTCATACTTAGTATATTGTTCATCCAATGATTTGTTTTCAGCTTCTGATCTCTTTGCTTGAATCATCAAAGAGTTCGCTAAACAAAGTTTGTTAGTAATTTTTATTAAAAATTCGCCATTATCAATTAAAGATAAATCAACATTTTTATATTGATCCATGAATTCATAGTATTTATCAGCATATGCCAAACTGTTATATTTATAACAATCTAAAATTGCTCTTTTTGCATGGCTATATGCTTTAGTTAAGTTATTATTTACATTTTTTTCATCAGTATCAAATGTACATCTGCTTAAATGTGTAAAAATAGAACGTATTTCATTCAATATCTCTATAGGATAATTATCAGCCAAAATTTCATACGTAAATATCATTGGATTTATTTTATTTACATAGACTTCAAAAATACCATTTAGCTCAGAAATTTTACTACAAAGTAACTTACAATCAGTTTTAATCATATTTTCATCATTTTCTTCTAAGGTTTCATTTGAGTTTTGAGATATAGACAACAATGATTCTTTTTCTTTTATTGACATTTTTTAATTAATTCATCCAGTCTTTTATCAATTGATTCTATTGATGTTATTTTTCGTCTTGCTAAAAGTGGATTTCCTCTCCCAAAACTTCTATTACTTATTTTTGTTGAAAAAGCTAGAGGCTTTTTATTTTTTTTTTCAATAAACAACTTTTCATCTTCAAAATCCAAATTATTAATTTGCCGAATAGTCAATTCAGCTAAATTTTCAACTGCTATTTTTGTCTTTCTCATTTTACTCCCCTTCCAATTGTTAAGCGACAATATTGTTCTTATATGCTCACTAATATGGACATTTTCTTCTATAACATATTAATTATATATGTATTTTAAAATGATTTAAATCATCTGTATGAAAATAACATAATTTCACATAATTTTAAATTGATGTAATATTATAGTAAAAATAATTAATTTTGTTTAGATTTTTATCTTAGACAATCTAACCTAATTCTAAGACCAGTCTGGAGTACACATTAATGAATAGGGGAGATATCGTTCTCATATCCATTGAGGTTTATACTCTCTGAACGTTCTCATATACACTGTTATATATGAGATATCGCTGCGGATTATACTATATATCTATTTAGGTTTTCAATATATAGTGTTTTCCCGACTTAGTATGTGTTTATTACATACGATAATGGAATCTTAACCATTACCCAAATTAACCTCTTTTGCCAAAAGCTTCTTGCTAATAATACGATTATTGTTATTAGCTCGTTAAACTCACGTTTAAGCTTTATCTGGGCATAGATTATGTCGGCAACTGTATATGTATAAACATACATTTACCCAACCCAGACCTTTTGCACCTAGAAGTCCTCCACTTATTGCTCCTATAGTGCCAGCACTACCTATAAGTTCAGCAAGATTCTTAATTACCTGAAGTAGGTCTGTTAATAAATCTATACTGACTTTGATAGCACTGCTATCTAACATTGTAGTTGATAAAGATTCCCATGACGCTTCTAATTGCTGAGCTTTAGCCTCAATTGAATCTAACCAACGTTCCTGTTCCTTTAATGCTGAGCCTTCGGAGTTGATAGAAGCCTGAAGTGCTTTTTGCATTTGTCCTGATTGTGCTGATTGAATTAACGCAGCAACCTGGTTCGCTCTTTGTTTCGTTTATGTTTTGAAATACTCGTAAAATATTTCATGTTGTTAATTTGTTTTTTAATATTTTTTCTATTTCGTTAAATTTATAATAAGGAATCCTAATCGCTAAGATTTTTATTAACTAACAACACTCACACTTTCGTGTGAGAGTAGACTATTTCTTCACCCTTTTTAAAAATAAAGGGGTACCTTTTTCGATTTAAGGGAGTTTCACCCACGCCATTTACAATTGCGCCCTACGATTGTTGACTTAGATATTCAGGATTTCCACCTTTATTCTCAAGTCTAAGTCTCGACATGAATCTAGTCGTTGAACGTTTACCCTCGTCTAAAGCACCATATGTTCTATGGAATACGTTAGGGTACTTCGCTGCACGAACGCCCAATCCTTACGTTGTAAAACTATCATAGTTTAGTTTCCTAACTATTGTAGTGTAAGGCTCTAAGGGATTACCTGCAATTAAGTGTATTCATATTATGTATTACTACACAATCAGGCAAACATTTGCCTGCTATAATTTCAAGAAGATCAGCTTGATCAGTTTGTGATATATGATCCCAAACTTTTGCTATTTTTTCAATAATCTCATAGGTACTTTTAAAATTTCTGCTATCATCAAAAATATTAACATTTCCCTTAGTTAGATTAAGTATTTGGGTTTGAATTTTACTTATCGATTCAACATTTTCATATTCTTCGCCTAGTTTTTCTAGATCACCCTTCATCATTTCTGTTACTTTCACCATGACTGGCTACTGACTATAAACTTTATAGCGGTTAGTCATTTCTGGCTAACTCTCACGTTTCATTTTTTTTATTTGGGATTATAGCGTGAGATCGGACTGTATATTACCATTTCTAATATCTATTAGAGAGTGGAACAACTTCAATGTTTATGTTGCCACAAACATCCTGCAGTCTCTACGGATTTTTGTAATATCGTTATTTCTTATATTTAAACTTGTAACCTAATAAACTTTTTCTAATTCCCTCAGCAACTCTCCAAATACTGTAATTGTTTGTATTCAATTCTTTTGATGCTTCTATAATTGCATTAAATGATTTTATATATTTATTATTTTTATCAAACATATCTATTGGTTGCCTAAATTTTTCAAATCTATTGGTTCTAAACTTATATTTATCATAATCATGTAAATAATACCAGTAATATCCAGAAGAATAATTTCTTTTCTTACGTAAACAAGAAGCGATATTAGATGCTTTAACTCCCGACTTTAATTGTGCTTCTGAAATACTTTTATACTTGTTAATAATGTTTCCACTTAAATCTGTCTGCACAACTGGGGAACAATCAGGACGTTGATAATTATTAGGATATATTAATTTTTTTGAATATATAGCATCATAAATTCTGTGTTTATCTATATTTAAAATATTTGCTATCTCTGGAATGTTTTTACCTTTATTTAGCATATTTTGAATGTTTTTAATATTTAATTTATTACTATAATCATAATTTATATAACTTGGCAATTCACTAATATTAAAAAATATTCTACACATTTCTAATACTGTGTAATCTCTTATATCTAATGCATAAAATTTAAAATTCCTAGCAATCCAAAATTCTTTTTTTATTAAATCTTTTTTTTTACTATATTCATTATCGTGATATTCACTCTGTACTTCTATTGCAATTTTTAGTCTATGATTAACAATATCAGTTGGCATTATTTTATTTGTAATTGGATTTCGACAAGAATTATCTTCACAAATAGTATCAGGGTAGTTGTACATAAAAACTTGTTTTAATATTGATGCATGTAGCGATTCTATTCTACCATCACAATTAGGACATAATATAGGGGTTCTATTTATTCCTTTTCTATAAACATTAATCCATTTCTTTTTTACAACTTCTCCACATCTATTGCATCTAAATAGCAACTCTGTTTGATTGTTAATATATTTTTCAGATAAACAAGTAAAATTGTTACCTATTTTTGACTTTAAATAAAAGTTGATATTGTCGATAGTATATTTGTTTGAATTTGAAAATCTTCTAAATTTTGATTTTCTATGTATCAATTTATCTAAGATAACATAAACATAATACCCATCATTGTCAGTGCACAATAATTTTGATTTAGTGATTATAGATGAAATATTCATGTTTTTATTAACCAATTTATAATTATGAAGTTTTAAAGCTTCTTGTATTTTTTCAAATGTATATTTCATATTCCTTCTTTTTTACTTTGTTATGGAAAAATTAAATAGTTATATTTTATTGATATTACAAATCTTTCCTCGGTCTTTAGCATCCCATTGTTTTTTAACCGATATAGTTGTTATCTATGTTTTTTACGAAACATAGCATATAGATTTCTCTATATGGAGGCATGAAAATTTACCTCGCAAACGCATGCTTAATACTTTTATTGCATTAGATTGCTCAGAAGCATTTTGAGTTATTTCTGAACCCCCAGTAATCATAGCCAATGTTTGGTTAATATCATTTCCAGCAAAAGCTAATGCACTAGCTGAATTTTTTAATCCATCACCTAAAGAAGCTGAATCTGTTGCAAATTCGTTTCCAAGTTTGTTAAGTTTATCAACAACAGTAATTGCATTTTTTGCTTCGATATTAAAACTTTTTAATGCAGTTACGATATCTTTAACTGCTGTCTCATCATCTACTTCTCCAACATTTGCATATATAGCCGAAACTTCAGAAAGTTTTGCACTGTCATCTAAACTAAATCCTAATTTTGCCCATGTGGCAGTCATCTCAATAAGAGAACTTAGACTTCTACCTAATTCAACCGCTTTTGAACTAGCGTTAGTTAAAAACTGATTGTATTTTCTATCAGTTTCATCAGTCACCTTATATAGATTTGTCATTGCTGAATCTATTGCAACTACATTTTTAAATAAGTCTTTAGCACTTCTAACAACTTGCATTACAATAGTTCCAGCGCTAATCCACTGACCAAACTTACTCATAGAGTTTTTAAGTTCATCACTAAAACTTCTACCACTGTTTCCAGAGGCTTGGATTTCTGCTGTCAAAGCTGCGAATTGTTTTCTTGCAGTTGTCAATTCTTTGACATTTGTTGCATTTTGCATTTTGTTTCGAGATTCTTCTAATGCAGTACCATATTCTTTTGCAGCTTTAGTATTTTCGTTTATATATTTTTTAACGTTATTAACTGCTTTGGCCTGGTCTGCTAAGAAATTTATGCTTTTACCATTTGCGAGTTCCTTATTATATGTACTGATGTCACTTGATAATATTTTAAAATTACCATCAAGCTTACTTAACGCAATTGATTGTGCTCCTAAATCAGACATTCTTTTAATAGCTTCAAATTGTTTAGTTATTGAAGCAAGTCTTTGTTGAAGTCCACTGTCATCAATGTTTAACTTACCAAGGTTATTTAAGCCTATTGCAAGTTTATTCATTTTATTAATATTAGATACAACACTGTTGATCTGCTTATTAACACCACTAGCATCTATATTGATACTGAATTTTGATGAGTTTAATTGTTTTTTAATGTCACTAATTGCAGATTTAGTTATATTAAACTTACTAATATTTGCAATAATCTTTTGATTGTTTAACTGGTTATTCAGTGCTTTACCAGCATTTTTATCTAATTTAACGCCTAACTGTACTTTAAAGTTTGTCATTTGTTATACCTCAAATTTATCTTTTAAAGCTGATATTTTCTTATTGTTGGGCAATAAATAATGTTTTTTAGTAACTTCAGTCGAAATGTGATTGAGAAGTGTGGAAATATCTTCTAAAGGCATTCCAGATATAGAAAGTTGATTGCTACCTGAATGGCGAAAGTCGTGTGGGTGAAGAGTTGAAATACCAATCATTTGTCCAATTTTTGAACACCAACCTGCTAACGTCCCATTGGAAACGCAGTCGTATTGATTGGTGTATGGAGTTCGCCACAACCATCCAAAATCATCAATATCATAATGTGTTCTATATTCTTTTAACTGTACTAATAATTTTTTTACTTTTTCAGAAAAAAATAAAGTCACATACTTTTGTTCTTTTTCTAACACATCGTTACAAACACGATTTTCTAAATCAATCTGTTCCCATCTAAGATGAGCAATGGCATTAACTCTAGCCATAGTACTTAGTGATAACTCAGCATAAGTTTTTAGTTGTAAATCTCCAAGTTCATCAAGTTTTTTTCTCATCAATTCAATTTGTTCTTTTGACAAATATGTTTGTGTTACAACAGGCAAACCTCTTTTTGGTCTTTCAATATATTCAGTAGGACTGTCTGAATTTAATATTTTCTTACGTTTTAAAAACTTATAAAATGACGAAATACTTGACAATCTTCGTTTAATTCTTTCTGTATTGTTTCCCTGACTTTTAGCAAATGTTACAAACTCTAAAATATCATCTTCACCTAAATCCAAAACAGACTGATTAAACTGTTTGTCTAAAATAAAGATAAACCATTGTGTTAAATCGCTGTTGTAATTATAAATCGTTTTTTCTGACAATTCCTTTACATTCATGTACTGCTGGTATTTTTTCCAGCACTTAAGTGTTTCAGGATTGATCATTTTTAATTTTTCCTTATCATGCAGTTTTACCCGCCTTGACCTTTTTTTACCTATGGCCATTTCATCACTCCTTTATAAAATAGTAAAAAAGAGAGGGTGCCTCTCTGTAAAATTAAATGAAATCTTGTTTTTATATGACTGTTATATCTATATGACATCTAAGCCTTGTTTAATTAGGGTTTGCTTAAAAGTATCAATAAAGATATTATATTTTTCAATAAATTCAACACTGTCATCCCAGACTTTAGTACCTGGTATATCTCTAGCTGAACCCATCTTTTTCATGGCGTGATATCCACTATTGATCATCTCAATTACCTCTTGTCCAGTGGCACTTTTGTAATCAAGATTGGTATCTATATATACTTCACATACAACAGTTGAACCTCTGGTCTTAATAGAAGTTTTTGTTATACTTTCCATAAACTGATAAGTTCTCTGATAAACAGTAGGGGAGTATTCTGAATAATACTGCTTCACAAAGTTTTCAATACATCTGTGAACTTCTTCTTGAGCTTCAAGGAGTGTTTGCTCTGCAATTTGTTTTAATGCTTTGTTTAAATCAGTCATGTTTTTAATTATCATATTAATTAATCTCTTTTTTGTTGGTAACTGTAATTGACTCGATTAATTCATCTTTTGACAATTTATCGTTATCCATAACCTGCTTAGCGTGCTCAATAAACGTATCTAAGCTAATCTTATTGTTTGTTAAATCCTGAAATTTATCTAAACTGTTTAATACCTTTTCAACATCTAAATTATTGAAATTATTATTCATACCATCAATGAATCCAGTGATAGATTTTTCAATATTTCTCATAAAATCATTTGCATCATATCGTTTTGACTCATAAAATTCAGCTTGCGTCTGATCTAAATATCTATCAATTGACAATTGTAATGTACTATATTGAACATCATTAATTAGACAACGATAATCACAAGTATTAATACCACATACTAATTCATAATCTTCTAGAAAATTATCATTGTCATCAATATTTGGCAGCTCAACATCTAAATAAAATTTTGCAAAAGCAAACTGCATCATGATATCTTGAAGATCATAAGCAATAGTTAGTTCATCTAAATCAATTAATCTACTGCAAACCCAATTTCTAAAATCTAAAAATTCTTGAAGTGACAATGATTGTTTTTTTACTCCATAAATAATTTTATTAAACTCTTTATTTTCTTTCATTTCTATTCTCCTTTTATTCTATAACTTCTTCAATATTTATTTGTCCATTTATATAGACAACTATTTCTGTTCGTGGATTATTTTTATCATAATCACACGCCAAAATTATTTTTTTTAGATGCTTATAATCATCATCAACTAAAAAACCAGATTCTACTAATCCATCGTTGATGAATTTTGGTGTCATATTGTCATTATCTGCACGTCTTTTAGTTGGCATAAAGTATGTATATTCGATGATACAATTACCAATTTTAAAATCCTGATAACCTAAATCATTAATATACCAGATAATAAAATCTTTCCATTTCTGTTTAAGTAGATTCATAGCAGGGCGCATTAAAATCATCCAAACATTAATAGAAGGGTGGATAGGCTTTTCAATAGGGACTTTGCGTGCTCTTGGATGTTTTTTGAAATAATATTTGTTATATTTATCTAATACGTTATTGTCAATGATTAATTTTAACTTCAAGTTTTAACCTCTATAGCAATTAATTTATTTTTTTTCTAAATTATCCTTATATTCTAAAAATAGTTGTCTTAAATAAAACAGGAGAACTTAAATTTCTCCTATATAGATACTTGTTTATTTAAGACAACTATAAGTTATCTTTTTTTATTCTCAATTTTTTATTTTTACAATCATCATAAGCTAAAATATCTGATATGATTTTACTAACATGTGGAAGAAAATCTTTATAACCTGTTAAATCACATTTATTTAGCATATTTTTTGCTTTCTTTTTATTAATAATTCCATTAGTATAATCATCAATAATTAGCCTAATTGAATAATGGTTTGATGTATCAGTTAGTGTTTTCCAAGGTGTAAATGATTTAACGTCATCACATGAATTACATGCATGATAACCTTTCCCACATACTATACACCAATGATTTATTTGTTTTGACATTATAAAGTTAGAGAAGATTATTCTTCTCTAACTCCTATTCATCAATAATAATTGAGAATAAATCTGTGTTTTTAGAACAATACTCTTTATTAAAGTTGATTGTAAATGCATGTCCTGCTTCAGCATTTAATCCAATTTCAACTGTTGATGGATCAATTTCTGCTCTATTAGAAACAATAACACCTGTATAAATTTTGTTCTTATTGCAAGCGTCACGCATTATAACATAAACTCTTGCTTTATATACCCCAGGGAATTTGTCGGACTTATTTGATAATTTGTTTGCAGTAGCTGATTCATATTCATACTCAACGAAATAAGAACCTGTTGAGCCACTAGGTAAGGTAATTTCTTTTTCATTAACAGTAAATGTTTTATCAACTGCTTGTCCTGTACCCAAAGTTAATTTTTCAGCAATTCCATTATTTACTAATTTATAAACATATTTAACAGAATCACTAGCAGGTTTTTTATCTAAGTTTAATTTTCCATCAACCGCATCAATAATTTCATATGTAGGTGTTGCTATCAAAGCATCTTCGGTAGCAACTGTCTTTTCATCTCCAAATTGAGCAGCGCCTAAATCCGCATTGAATAACGCATTTGTTCCTGTTAAAACACCTGTTTTTGCATTATAAAGTGTCATAATTGTAGAACCGATATTATCAGTTACACTTTGTCCCTCTGATGAAGTTTGTAAGTTTCCATCTTTAACATTTGTTAAACGAACAGCTAACGAATCGTCTTCAATGTTATTTAACACAAGAGAATCAATTTTTTCTAACACTAATTCACTAATATTCATTTATTTCTCCTTTTTCTTATAAATAAAAAAACGACTAATCTAAGTCGCTCATCATGTTTAATTCAGTTTCTTTATTTTTTAATTTTGACAAATCAATTCCAAATCCAGAGTAGCCGCTTTGATATAATACCTTAGTATGAAATATTTTGTTAATTCTTTTAACGCTGTCCATAAAAGGGTAATATTTCATATCAAACACAGTTACTTCATCATGCTTAAATCCTTCAGAATTAACCATTGTTGATATAAGATTAAGTAAATATGATTTATCGTTAGTATTGGTTTTAGAATTTTCAAATTTTTCTTTTGACTGATCAATGAGATATTTTCTTGCTCCCTTGTTACCAGGCTTATCTCCGTTCTTTTTGATGTTGAACAGTTTTCTCAAAAAATCTGTAATTCTTGTATAAATATATCGGTCAAAAACAATATCATATTCTTCAGTAAGAATTTTTGGATAGGGCGAGGTTCTTTTTAACCTGAATTTTTGCAACTGATTGACATCTGTAATTTCTTTTTGTTTTATAACATGCTGTTTTAAAACAATTTCATCAGTTCCTCCAAGCTTTTCTAATCTCATTTTTGAAAAATCAATATTATCTCCAAATAACATTTTTGTTTTTTGATTATCAAGAGAAGGTGCGATAAACTTAACAAAAATTTCATATTCATCAGCGGTGACAAAATCAATATTGAAATATTCTTCTAACTGCCATGCTAAATCTGTTGGTGTTGCACATATTGTAAACACAGTTGACATGTACTTTGTCTCATTATCAAACACTTCACCAACAGTAGGGTGATAAATTGTTATATGATCGTTAAGTTTGATATCTTTACCTCTGTAAAGACTGTTTTCAGTTATTACTTGCATAATGAATCGTTAATGTCAATCCCTTCGAAGACTAACCGTCTATAAACAAAATTGTCATCATATACACCAGCAGTGTTAGATTTTAGTGTGATATCCCCATATCCCGCTTTTTTACCATTAAACATTTCATCTAATAAGATTGATATATAATCATTCCTGTTATCTTTAACACCCAAAATATTATCAATACGATTATGCTTATTGTGAGAAACTATCCATATTTCCAAAACTGGATATGCATATATACCATATTTATCTGTTTGAGGTATATTAACTTCCATTGTTATAAAAGTTATTGCATCGGTAATGATATTTTGATTTTGATGTTCTCTAAATATAACAGGCGTAAATCCCATATCAACTGTCTCTTTAGAATTTATCAAATATATAGGTTCCCAGTTTTCTTTATCCATACTTGGACAATCAATTGCTTTAACTATCTCGTCATTGTTTATAACATCTTTAATAACCTTTGATTTTAATTCACTAATTATTTTACTGTTTGCCATTAAAATAACCCTGTAACTTCAAGTATAATGTTGTCATCTTGATAGTTTCCTTCCTTATCTTTTAAACTTAGACTAATTCTTTGACCGATGTAAGAATCATCATTAATTAAAATTGTTATTTTATCCCCATCTTCTTTAATAGTTAATAATTCATTAAATGTTGAATTAATTGACCAGGTAGGGGAGATATTGTTTTGTTTTAAATCCTGATTATAAAATTCAGCACTAAAAGTTGTTCCTTTATCATAACCAGATTTAATTTTTAAAGATTTATATACAATTTTTGCATATAAATCATCTTCATGTGTATCAGAACTGTTGGGAGCTTTATAATCACAAATTCCTAATATTAAATTATCATCTTCATGATAAACGTCTTCTGATACTATTAACTGTAAATAACCATGTCCATTGTAAACATTAGAAGTAGTGTTAATACTTGTTAGTTTATAAGGAGTAGGTTTTTTTTGATTGTTGCTAATAAAAAATCTTTGATCTCTTTCAAGCTCAATTGTATCTTTGTCAAAAGGGATATAAATCATTAACTGATCATATCCAATAGTAATAAGCGCCTTATCTTCGACACCGCTATTATATGCAGTAGCTACTATGTCACGTTCAATGATTTCTCTGCTTTTGTTTTGCCATCTCAATTTAAAATTGCACTGCTGTAAATTTCCATCTATATAAAGCTCATCATCAAAATCAGCATTTGTTACTAACCAAACTGTATCTTTCCAGTAAACAATATCTCCTGGATATATTGTTTCATCAGGCATTGTATGAAATTTTTTATAATATGGTTTTGTTCCACTGTTGATTGCTAATATCATGTTTTTGCCATTAACTTTAACTTTTTTGTAAGATGGATTATCTTTTCCATATTTATTGATATGATATTTTGCTCTATTTAATCTGCTTTCTCTAAGGCTTGCACCCTGAACTTTAAGATGCTGATCGTAACTATCCCAATCAATCATCTTTTAGTTCGTTCATAATGCTATTTAATAATGAAATACATTTAAACACTTCACGTTTGCACTGTTTTGTAGTAAATGTATTATCTTTTAAATAATTTACAGTATTAATGATTTCAATATATTTGCGACTGTACAAATTATTAGTTGTAAAGTCTGTACATGTTTTTCTTGCACCCTCAAGCTGAATAACAAGGCTGTCTAAATATTCATACAAACTAGCATTATCTGACTCTTTTAATGGCAGTATTTTATATATTTTTGAGATGAGATGTTCTATTTGGAGTTTGTTCATTATCTATTTTCTCCTTTAATCAAATCCATTGGATCGAACTCTGACAACGAATACTCATTCATATCAGCATATACTTCACTGTTTGCGTCCTTATATGTATTATTTAAAGTATTTAGTAGATTTGCTGGACTAAAAATAGAATAATCCTTTTCACTCATACAGTTTTTTGTATTTTCTTCTCTATCTCTTTCTCTTTTTAACCATACTACAACCATATTTTCAGCAATTAAATAGATGGCTTTTTTATTTAATTTATAATTAAAACATTTTTTATCTTCATTAATATCATATAAGTCTTCTTTGCAATAGCCATCAAATCGTGCTAGCGCATCATCCAAATATGATCTTAATATTCGTTCTCTTAATTCGATTTTTAAATTTAAAAAAGAGTATATTTCAACTCTTTTTAAAAACCTCTCGTATATTTCCGAAAACTCAGTCATTAAATCACCTAGTTTTCTAAATTTCTTAATTCACAGTTTAAAATTCCTTCAAGTTTTCGAATTAGTGAAAAACTGTCTAACTTTTGAGAGTCAATCATATCATTACATTTAACGGTTACTGATGTTTTAAAAGTGTTACCCATTTTTTCAATATAATAATTGATTTTATCTGGATGATTTAAAATCAAGTCTTCTATATCTAGTTCGCTGTTCTTAATATATTTTTGAAGCATTAAAGCTTCGTAAATATCCTTAGATGTATATTTATCATAACCATCATCAGCAATACTGATTAAACGAACCCAATTTTTTTCAAAAAATCTAATTTGATTAGATTTCATAAAACGAACACTCTCAACTGAGATCTGTTGAATATCGCCTTCATGCATCCACTTAACTTTGTCACCATTCTTACTATTAGCAAAAATTAGAGTTCCAAAAGTTGTTGATTCTACATTTAAAACCATATCATCTATCAATTTAAGTTTTGGCTTAGATTTATTCGTTTTAGATGTATTGTTTTCTTTTAACTCATCAGTTTGATTTTCCTGAATTACTTCGGTTTTTTTTTCACTTGTTTTTTTATTTTCTTTATTTTTTGTAGACTTAGATGTATTGTCATTTTTTGTTTCTTTTGTCATTATTATCTCCTTTTATTCCAATTTTATAATATCAGGGCTAATGAATAACCCTGATATATTTCATTACGCTTGAGTATAGAATCCCATTTTAGCATTAAATGCCAAACCTACTCCATAATCTTGAGCATATGTATAATTATTAGTAAAATCTCCGGTAGTTGGATTTCCTACAGTTTCATCAAAGATGTAACCTACACCCATGTTTACCACTTTAATAGGTTTATCCATTCCAACTGGAATTATATACAATTTCTTATCATCGAACATAAATTCATCAGTTCCAGCCTTATGTCTTTGAGGCATGAATACACATTCGTGTCCAAAGAAATTACCATAATAACCTAAGTTGTATAAAATCTGTTTTGGCTTGATCAGAAAGATTAGCAGAAGACAAACCTCTCAATGCTTTCTTAGTTCCTAAAATAACAACTTTTGCCCCATCATTGGCAGCAGAAACGTGTTCAGCTAATTCTAATACTTCTTCCTCGTCGTTTGTTCCTGTAATTACATATTTAGAAGACAAACCTCTCGTACTTGCAGTAACACCAACAAACGCATTATAAATATCTTCATTCAATCTATCTAACATTGCTTTTGCAACTTTTTGAACAAACTTATCGAAATCAACTCGTCCTGCTAAGAAACGTTTGAACTCATCATAAATTTTAATACCTTTTAAACGTGTTTGAATAGTATATGACTCACTTTTACCCAATCTTTGACGTCTAATTCCAGCTGTGCCGTATGATAAATCCGATACAATGAAATCGGTTTTGTCTTCAGTAATAAATTCTAAATCATCACCCAAGGCAATATTTCTATATTCAACTAAATTAGTCCAAAATTCATTACCAGTAAATCCTTCATGAACAATTATAGGGATAATCTCTTGGATAATATCAAAGCAGGCACTACCTTTATAAAAATTCTTATAAGAAAGTTTGTTTGATCCACCATTTGCTTCAATAAACATGTCTCTTAATGCTTTTGAGTTAGTACGTGTATCTGAAAATTCTTCTGGGCAAGTTCCAGTAATCATACCAGTAGCTAATTCAACAATTTTATCTCTGTTATTCACTTAATTAATCCTCCTTACCAAATTCAATTCCATACTTATCGTTGTATAGATCAATAATCTTTCCAAAAACTGTTGAACCACTTGTTGGTGTGTCAACAACTTTTAGTTTTCTTGAGGCTTGTAATTCAACGAATTTTCCTACAACAGGTTCTCCGTCAAATCCTTCTTTAGTCATTGCAACGACATTTCCTTTTTCTAAAATATCTGCATTTCCAATTGTGCCTTTAATATTAATAAAGTCACTCATGTTACGCTTTCTTTCATCTGCCCATACTTCTGGTGATGCTACAAAACCAATCTTTTCAATAGGTGTATTAGCAGCAGGTGTTTTTACAGTAAATAAGTTCATTTCACCTTCAACACGATTATCAATTAATACGACAGATCCGTTTTGCATATTTTCGTCAATTTCAATTGCAATTCTTTTAGAGCCATCCCATTCGGCAGCTACTAACTGTCTATCTACAACAGCATATTTTTCAGCCATTATTTTTCCTCCTGTTTTTTTTAAAATCAAAAAAGAGCCACACGTATGCATGGCTCATTAAAATTATTGTTTTATTTAATTGTTATTTATTGTAATATTTATTCAAATATCCGCCCAAGTAATCATTTTGAGAATCATCTTCAAATTCGGCATCAGCACCAGTGACAACTACTTCAATTTTGTTACCATCGCTGTTTTTACCATTATTGCTTTCATCAAAATTTACACTTGATTCTAATTTAGTTCTACCAAATAACGCAAAACATTTTTCTTCAATTGTTTTCAAATCAAAATCCACATTATTTTTTTTTAACTCAACATACTCTTTAACGTCTTTTAGTGAACTATCAAATTTATCAAACAATACATCCAACTGAGCTTTACGTTGAGCTTTAACAGTGTTTACTTTAAATGCTTTTAATTCATCAAATTCAATATCTTGTTTTTTACGCTCGGTTTCCAATGTGTTCCATTCATCAATAGTTAAAATCTTATTAACTGTTTCTATTTCATCATCACCAATAGTAACTTTACCATCATTCAAAGTATAACTGCGTCTTAAATGGTTTGTTGTATAAACACCATTAATTTTTTGTTCTTTGTTTAAGTACAAATATTTACTATCATAATCATTTAGCCAAATATAACTAGTAGAATTTACACTTAAACCTCTTACCGCATCACATATGGCTTTACGAACTTCGTTTGCTGTTAGTTCGAATTCTATACTGTCTTTAACAGTAATAGTATCAGTAATTTTATTTTCCTGATTTTCATCCGTTTTATTTTTTTCTACTTGCAAGATTTTGTCTCCTCCTTCTTTGCTATTTTTATTATCAAAATCATGAAGACATTGTTTTAATTCATTCATAATAGCAATCATATATTCTTTTTTGTCAATTTTAGAATTGTCAAATTCTATAGTAGCTTGAGCGTTTTTCATTCCTGGATTTCTGTGATTTCCCAATAGTGTAATACCATCGTATTTAAATTTTTTTACAACTTTATAATTAGTTTTTTTATCAATGTAAAAATCCAATATCTGAATCTCAGCAGACAGTTTAATATTTTTATCTCTATTTATAATATCCAAAGCATAATTTGAATACCTTTTCCAAATATATGCTTCAGCATAAACATAATTTCGACCAGATTCCTTTTTTATTTCATAAGTACTACTTTCAGTAATTACTCCAATTGGAATTTCGTCGTAGATTATTCTTACATTTCCCGCATAATCCTTTTCGATATGTTTATCATGAGAAGAAAACTGAGGTTGATTCTTATCGTCAAAAATAACATTAGCTAAAATAGGGGAGTTATATAAGGTGTTTTCAGCTTCTTTTAACGAGTCTGGTAAGAAACTTATTTTATGAGCTGCTTTTCCGTCATGCATTATCCTTAATTTTAATTTTAAAAACTTTTTCGAATCAAAACTCTTATCTACTTCAAATTCTACGTCAAGTAACATATTTTCATTATTATTCATTTTTACAACTCCAATGAAATTGAATTTGTGTATATCACATTGTCGCAAACTAACGAATTATCAAACTCAACTTCACCAGGGTTGTTAATAAAATAACAACCATTATCGTTTTCAAGAAAAACTTCATATGATTGTTTTAATAATTCAATAGTTTGAGGGGTATCACTGTATAAAAATTTTTTACTCATTTTTCAAATCATCCTATTCGTTTCTGTCTCTTTTAACACGAGTGTTTTCTCCTTCAATTTCAAGTTCTCCATCTTTGTTTTTTGGACGACCTTCACTATTAGAATTACTATTACTACTTTGAGTATAAGAACTCTGTAAAGGTTTTAGTCTATTGTGTAAATCCAATACATCATGTTCCAGATAAAGCATATTATCAACATCATTAAACTCGTATCCTAGTAATGCCATCAACTCAGATATGCCAATTCCCAAATTAACAGTTTTCATATATCTTTCAAGTATACTGTCATAAGTAAGCTCAGTTACATTTAATATTTGAACCCTAAACTTATATTCAGTTGGCATTTTTTTCAATCTATAATTTAACCAACGTTCTAGTTGTCTGTATATAGGGAAAAGTAAAGCTGAATCAACCAAAATACTAGATTTTAATGCTGTTGTACCAGATTTATCAGATGAAAATAAAAGAGAACTAACTCCTGATGCGCCCCAATATTGTTCTAATGCTTCAGCCACAGCATTTGTATTGGCTTGTCCAGCTCTCTCAAATGTATGTTCCATTAAATCCATAGGGGTTAATGCAATACCGATATTTTCTGGAAGCCTTGCATCAATCATTTTATAGTATTGAATAACTTTTTTTTCTGGTATTTTAAACTTACCGTTGTCATCAACGGGAATTTTTAATGAAATCAACTTATAATTATTTAATTTTTCTTTATTCTTTTTTAAGTTTTTATAATCCTCCAAATCATATAAACAACTAAATACGCCAGCAAATGGCGGGATACTATAATCGATTGATTCATCAAATTTTATACAAATACCGTCACCGCTTGGAATATCCTGCCATTTCAATTTTCTATTTGAGCGGTATTTTTTATATCCATCTTTAAAAAAAGAACCATACATATTTAACCTGTTTTTATATCTGTCAAAATATGAAAAGTCAAAAGATACTACACGTGTACCATCTTCAACTGCTCTAACATGACAATATCTAACGGGTAATTTTCTTATATAAAAAGAATCTTTGGTTTCATATACATATCCATAAAATATCTCTTCTCTAAATACTACATCTATAAGTTTTAAAAACTCATGTTTTAAATTCATGTTGATTAACATATTACTTGTTTTATTGTAATCACTGCGAACCCTAATAACATTTGCTTTAGCTGTATCTAGACCTCTAGGTTTTAGAACCATTGCAAACATTGCAGTACTACTAAAATATTTTATCAACCTTTTATAATGATTAGATACATTGTAGAGGAACATTGATACACTTCTCAATTGATGTTGAAATCTAGATGGATTTTCCAACCACATTAAAATATCTTTTTTCTTAAACTTAGTGAAAAAAATATGTTCATATCCAGCAGCTTCTATCTCGTTTAAAATTACTTTAGACGTATAAAGTTTTTTTATTTCATTTTCAAACAAAACCTCGTCCGCTTCAATCCGATCACGTTCATCAAATTTGGTCTGAATATAATCGTCTATCATTTTTTGAGTTTTTTCGTCAAATTCGGCAGTTACATTATTTGTTTCCACATGTCCTCCTTTCTTATTAACAATACCCTTCACTTATACCCAAATTGGGCTGTCTAAATGGCAAATCATCAAATTCTATATCTTCTTCAAGTTCAGGTTCTAATCTAAATTCCAGTTGTTTCATTACCCATATATTGTATGCCAAACTGGAATACCTATCTTTTCGCATACCTGATTTTTCTTCTACTTTTACATATACGCCAACTAATTCCCATTCAAGATTTATCATTTCATTGATCATTAACGCAGTCTCGATATATGGTTTTTGATAATTTAATTGAATTTTATCATTTTTGTTTTCAAATCCTGGAACTGTTTCAATTAAATAGTTATAACAGTCATATTCACTTATCAACAGACTAAGTTTGTTGTTTAAAAATCCATTTCTAACATAATTGTTCGCTTCATCATTGAGCTTTGGAGAACCGTTAATTATCCATAAACTCTTGGTGTATGTATCAGATTTACATCTGTTTGCCCACTCGACATCATTTACTGCTTTAAAAGGAATTAGTATTTCTCCAGTATGTCTATCGTGTTGCTCTTTTGTTATATGGTCTATTACACCTTGTCCATTGCCTCGTGCATCAACTACAATATCTGTACATTTGTATTTGTAGTAGTATTCCATTGCTATAGAACCAAGTTCTTCTGTTCTTAATCCTTCAAAAGTCTCTACAAATCTAATATTTGCATTATATGTATAACTATTATCCATTATTGCATCGTTGATAATAATACATGCAGCATCATTATTTTTATTTCCATTTGAAGCCATTAACGCTACATCTAATGATAAAATTCTGCGTTCATTAAATTTAGGCTCTGGAACTTTCGATTTATTTAGCATAACATTATCTGGTATAGGCAAAGAATCATTTAAAATACATCTTGGTTTTATATCTTCATAAGAGAAGAACTCGCTGCCACTTGATCCAAACCATATAGCTTCATACTCCATAGCAAATTTAATTGGATCAAAATTTCTTTTTTTATATACCGCTTTTATTCTACTTGGAGACAAAAGACCGCTTTCTATTGATAATTGATAGGGGAGAGAGCAACTAAAATAACTATCTCCCAATAACATGTTCTCAATATAGTCTTGAACACGCCCGAAGCTCCATTCACTTTGATACCATGCAGAACTTAAATAAAATTCACTATTTTCCTCTACATCATTAGCATATTTAGCGTTGTTAATAAAACCAGGCTGTCTTTTCGAGGTTAAAAACGGTTCAAGAACATCATTGATAATTGTGGGATCCATTTGAACAAATTCGTCATATATATTATCTGTTGACCGTTTTGATCTTGCGTTTTTATTTGCAGCAACAGCATAAATAAAAGAACCATTATGAAAAATTATTTGAGGGTCTTCTCCATTTAATAGTATTTTTTTTATTTCTGCATTAAGCAATTCTGAACCAAAACCTTGTTTGAGACAAAGTTCGTTTGAAATTTTTTTTAAAACTTCTACTGCTTGCTTTAACTTACTGCTTGTAACACACACTTTTGACCCTGGATATAGAATACATTTAATTACTGCATACACAGCAATTAACCAGCTTTTACCCAACCCTCTACAAGCATTGAGGTTCACATGATTGTTATGAAACATTTGATATAAAACTATTTCTTGAAAAGGTCTCAATTCAATGTTTAAATAATATTTTGCAAATAAATGAGGGTATTCTCTAAAATAACTGGTTAAGTCGCCTATAACTTTAAGAAACTTTTCTTCTTTTCTATTTGAATCTCTAAATCTGTTTTAATTTCAAACTTGTCAACTATCATAATTATTCACTATCCAAACAATTTGTCGTGAATATTCTTTTTAAGCTTGTTTTCTTCAACTGAATTTTCAACTGTATATTTTTTCATATGTTCATCATATTGTTTTACATATACATTTTTGATTCCAACAGATTTAGATAAGTGACCTAACATATAAACTTCAACTAACTCTTTTAAATAACTTTTATCTTTATATTCCTCTATTGGCTTATCCATTTCATATTTTTTTATCCATGTTCCAAAAGTCTCTTTTGATAGACTTTCATTTTTAGTGTCTGGTTTCCAGCCACCAAATTCAATATTTTTTATTAACGATTCTTCATATGTTTTAGTAGGATTTCCTTTTTCTCTAGCTTTAGTTATATTAAAAATATCCCAACAGATATTTTTTATTGTTTCTCTTTGAACGATTGATGATGCTCCAGTTTTCACCATCCAATCATTGTATAAGTATTTTAAAATTTTTGAGTCTTCTAAATTTAAATTAAAAACTCCAAATATGTTTGCAACTTCAGCTATAGTATTTGTATCATCTTCAGTTAACTCATTAGCTGAATTATTTTTTTTTACATCTTCATTTTTTTTATCAATATTTTTTTTTGACAATTCTTCTTTTAGTTTTTGTGCTTTTTCTTCGTCCTTTAAAGTATCATCATATGTTTTATCAAAAAACTGATTTAAATTCATTTTAGACAAATAGCGTGTAACCATTGTCTTTAGATCACAATCTTTTACATTATTAGCAATAGATTCTGTGTAATAAAAATCATACAACTGACAAATGCGCTTAATTGCTTTGTAGTGATCGTTGTATGACTCAAGATATTTTATATATAATTTGTTTAAACAGCTTTTACAGATAGGCAAACGTCCATCTAACCCTTCGTATAGTGGATTTTGCACCTTTGAAAAATCGTCTGCTTTTTTAGTTGTTTTACCACATTTGCAACATCTATATTCTTTTTTGGATACAATTTTGTTATTTTTAGGCATAATAAAAAGCAGTTTTATAACTGCTTAAAGCTCCTTCTCGAAATCATAAATTAATATATTTTCTTCGTTGTTTTCTAGGGCTTTTAAAAATCGAGTAGGGCATGTAGCATCAAATATCGTTAATGTTGCTGATGATAATGTAATTATATTGTCATTTACTGTTGGTTCAACAATGATATTTCCATCATAAGCTATTGTTACTATGCAAAAATCATCTTCTGAATATAATTCATCAACTTCAATATCATATGTTTCCAATAACCATTTTGTAAATTCATTTGTTGTATAAATTGCAACAAACTCATATTTTCTTAAATTATCACATAATTTACTTAACGATATAAGAAAGTCCGCTTTGTTCTCAAATAATATTTCTTGAGTCAATTCTTCGCTTTTAAAATCATAGACATCATTCACTATTGATTTACCTCTGACTTAAATATATTGCTACATTTAAATTTTATTGTGTTAAATGAAGGAACGACAATTTTTTGATTAGTTTTTGGATGAGTTCCAATTCGCTCTTTATAGTTTTTAACTTCAAAAACTCCAAATCCTCTAATTTTTATTTTACCAAATTCAACGATTGTTTCTCTAATGCTTTCAATTACAGCATCAAAAATAATTTTAACCTCGTCTTTTGTGCATCCATCTACTTTGTTGCAAATTTTTGCAATTAAAATTTCTTTATTCAATATTCACTTTTTCTCCTTTTATTCTTTTTTTTCTGGCGTTTTGCCGATATTATTTTTTTTGTGCTTTTTTATGATTGACAGGAAAGTTTTAAAGTATATTCGCAAACTTTACCTTTATTTTCTTCAAAAACTATTAGTTTGGCAGCAGAATCAGAAGATTTTCGCAATGACATAGAATAGGAATCAATCCCTATAATACTAGGTATATTAATTACTTCACTGTTTTTACCAACTTCTTCCACTTTTGTGTGATGTAAATGTCCTCCGATCAAATAATCAATATTAGTATTATATATTTTAGAATAGTCTTTCATAGCTTTTTCCATATTTTTAACTTCTCCATGAATTCCAAAAAGAGTGCTTCCTGCTATGGTCGCATAGATGTATCCTGTTGGATTGGTATGCAGTTTAAAATTTTTGTTATTTTCCAATCTAATTTTGATAAATTCTAATAAAAATTTTGACACATTGTCATTAACAAAGGTTCCTTTAGGCTGAGATAACATTCTTAGCTCAGTATGATTTGCTTGAACTACAGTGTGAAATTCAACTCTTACATAGTTGGTTAATTTTTCCAACCATGTGCAAATAAAATTATTGTATTTAATAGTACTGTCAACTATTCCATATCGAAGTTTCATTAATTGTGATACTCTTAAAATTCCATCACTAAAATCACCCATAGAAAAAATATGAAGAGTGTCTATATTATCTTTTTTAATAATTTCCAAAGTTTGGTTAAATAATTCAATCATTCTATCTTCAAATATTTCTGGACTATAGGAATTGATTATTTCATTGAATAAGCCTCTAATTTCAAATTCTGCACCAAAATGCTCATCACCAAAACATAATAAATAACCTTTGCTGTTATGTTTTGGTTCAATATAATCTGGAACAAAAGATGTTTTTAAGGATTTTACAGATTCAATAAATTTTTCTAATAACAATTCATCTCTAGCTTCTTCTCGTAGCCATTTGTTGTATTCATTTTTTTCAGTCTGTAACTTTACTCTTTCTTTTTGCAGTTCTCTTTTTAAAATATTTAATTCATTAATACTGCTTTCATTTTCTCTGTCACTAAAAATTCCTTCATCATAAAATTTTTTTGCACTTTGATACATCTTGCGATAGGCAGATTCCGAAAGAAATTCATCTTCTGGAACACCCAATTCACGATTAATATCTTCTGATATATGTTTCCAGTGAGGTAAAACCCCACTATCAACATACTGACCTATACGCCAGATGTATTGATATTTGCCCTCATCAGGCTTTTTTCTTAATGATTCTTTCAAAATTTTACTCCTTTTATTCATAAAAGGGCGTAAAAAAGCACTTTTGGGATAGAGTTTCTTACTCCTTACCATACCTCTTCAGAATTTGAAAGTTAAGTTTTTTTCGTAAAATTCCGAGTTTTAAGCACGTATTTTTTTTGCGATTTGTGAAAATATCTCTAAAAATTGCATTTTTTTGAAAAAATATAGCCTAAAATATTTATTTTACCATCTTCGCTTTCATGTAAATCTTCAATAGGAAGCTTGCTTTTTTTTATAGCTTCATAAAAACTTAAATTGGGATAACCAAAAAGAACCTTAAACAATGTTTTATAATATTTTCTATATTCATCGGTGTCAAATTTTTTTAAGATATAAATTATGGTACTTTTATTTAATTTTAGCTGACCAATAAATCTTATTACTTTTTCTCTTTGTATAAGATAATAAGCTGTTTTTATACTATGATCAAAATTTGTTTTTGAAAATAAATATTTGGTTGTTGAATCGAATTTCCTAATTTCTGACATAATTTTAGCTATTTGCTTCCTATTAACCTTACTATTGTCATATGATGACTTGTCAATAATTTCATAAAAATGACAGTATGTTTTCCCATATTCTTTTCTTATGGGTTTCCAGTTGTTTATAGCACATTCCAAATAGTCCATTGAAGTGTCCATTTTTTTATATTTGATTTTTTTACCTATTTTTTTACAATTGTAAAAGCTTTTGTTTTTTACTATTACTCCAAAAAAATACGGTTTAACCGTTTTATTATCCCATGTTTCCTCCTTGTATCTGCTTCGAATACACTCAATTTCTTTGCTCATTGCAACATCAAATTCTTTTTTTGCTGCATCTATTTCTATATTTGACATTACATTTAACTGACATGTATCATGATATATTTGTTGAATTTCATTTATCAGTCCACCATTGTTCAGTTTATTCCAAACTTTTGAATTTAGTTCTTGCGATAAATTAATTATTACTCCGATTTGATTTTTAGAAGTTTTATAATCAAGATCTGATTTTTGCTTCGCTGTATAATATCTTTTGATTTTTTTTGCCTCAACATTATTTATTGATACTTTAAAATTTGAATAATTTTTTCTTCCAGCTTTGATTAATATCGGATTATCAGTAATCATTACTGTGTCTGAATCAAACCATAACACCCTCTGTTACCAGATATTTTAAATTACTTTTCATTGAAAGTAGGGAGTAGACTATCTCATTAGCCCTCGAAATATGCGTTAGGGCTGACTTGCGCTTCCAAATAAGGAATTTCACCTTAAATGTACGTGGTCTAACCAGTTAAGGCTGTTTCCACTAGTCGTTACACCTTCATAAAGATTTCTCTTTATGCTTGGCACGATATTATCCAAACATTTTAATGAATGGAAATTCTTCGTTAGCTTACTATTTTAATAGTAAACACCCTAGATTTCTAGGTTCACAAATCTTTTTACTTGAATATTACTACTCAAGGCGGACTTATTATGGTTAATCCGCACCGCTCAGACGATCAAGTGTTGATTCTTTAATGCTGTTTACATAAACTATTTCATCAGTTGTATTCATATATTTATCAATTTCTTTATTAGAAGAGTTGAGAGGTAGCCAAATATTACATTGGCAAATGTGGGGGCTTCTTGATCCAAGAATTGTTTTATTGTATTTGAATCTAGTTGTGTGTATTTTACCAACACCTATTTGAGATTCACCGTTAAATTTTCCAATTGAATGTTGTAACATTTCAATCGGATTGCCACATATAGTCGAATAGTTACCGTTAACAAATAAATGACCTTCTCTTAGATTATTTTTATAGGAATCTACAATTTGTTTTTTTAAAATTGCGTACATTTCAGTTTCAGTAAACTTATCATTTAATCCCAATAGCTTGTACGTTATATCATTTTGATATATTAGTGGTTCATTGTCGAGATTGATATCGTTAGAATACCTAATATATTGTCTTAACACCGCTGGATCACTTTTTATCAAATCAAGATACTCCAATGATGGTTTAACCAATTCTTCAACTTCTTTTTTTGTCATTTGTAATGAATTTATCAATTGATAATGACACCTTACAACTTTGCCATTTAAATAATGAGTTTTCTTTTCATGTTTAACTACACCAAAAGTAGGCGAGATGGCTCTTAACCATTTTTTTAATGTTCCAAACTTTAAATATTTAATACTGCTTGGCGTAGTAATTAGCTTGATCTGACTAATATCATCAGCGATTGTCTTGCCATTCAATTGGTCTAATGATGTTATTCCGTTATCTTTGAACCATTTTTGAATATTGCAGTTAAAACAGCACGATTTAAAGAACTGGTTTCTTAGCAGTAACATTCCTTTGTTCTCATATTTACCAAACAGCGAGACATCCATCAATGACTGTCCATCCCAAATGCTATTTTTTAATGTGATTCTGTTTGGCTTTGTAACAAGTTCTCCATTAACTAACCTTGTTTCAATAACATCTTCTTCAAATTCACTTTCATAGTCGTTTATTACAAGAATACTCTTGGGATCTATTTCAATAGTATCTATTATAGATGATAAAGTAAGCGCTATATAGGCTTCTAGAGCTGCTAAATCAACTTCATCTCCTTGATTAACTTTAAGTTTACACAATTCCCATTTATGCATTCTAGGGTACAATTGTTCATCAATAAACAAACATTTTCCAACTCTGGCTGAGCCAGATGAACGCTTAAATCTTGTGAATTTAATCCCATCACAGTAAAACCCTTTGCTGTATAATTCATCTCTTAACTGTCTAACATTTTTTATTGTATGAAGTTTGTAATCATAGACTGAATATTTGTTTTTTTGTGGATTATAATGAAACCAGCGACCTAATTCTTTTTTTGATAGGGGATTTTTGACACCTTTTTTGGTATCTATAGCAATAATCTCACCATTTTCAATATAAATATGATCATCTATTTTATTTATAACCTTATTTAAATCATATCCAAATTTAACCCAAACATCCCCATAATAGCGATTATATTCTTTAACTGAGTATTTAAATCTTACATTAATAACTCTCTGAGAGTATAATTTATTGTTTTCCTCGAAAGTTAGCTTGTTATTTCGATATGTTGTTTTATAAACATCAACCAATTTGATTAAATCAAGTGAATAATCAAGCTTATTTAAAAACTTAACTGTGTTTAAATTTCCTGCACTGTTTCTTGGGTTATATCCTATGCAGCCATTATTGTAATTTGCTAGATATATATCCTTCGCATCTAAACCAAGGATATATACCCCATCTTTTATAGATGGCACTAAGAAGCGTCACCACCATTATAAAAATTTTGTCTTATTACGAATCTTTGAATTACTTCAAAAGCTTCTTCAAGTTCATCAACTGTACTATCTTCGTTTAACGAAAATCTGATACAGCTATGAAGGTCGTCTTCAGGCAGTCTTATTGCTTTTAAAACGTGACTTGCTTCTAAATTTTTACTGTTGCAGGCAGAACCACCAGATGCATAGATTTCATATAGATTTAAATACGATAACAGTGATTCTGCTTCGATGCCATGAAAACAGATATTTATATTATTGGATAATCTGTCATTACCATTTGCTCCAATTAGATATGTATTAGGCAATATTAGGAGTTTATTAATAAAATAATCTCTTAAACTTTTTAAATGATTAGATTTTGAATAATTTAACAATTCTACTGCCTTTGAGAGTCCAAGTATATACGGTATGTTTTCTGTGCCACCACGCATACTTTTTTCCTGTTCACCTTGTATTAAAGGGGTTACAGATATACCTTTTTTAACATAAAGAAAACCAATTCCAGAAGGGCATCCGATTTTAGAACCTGATACACTCATTAAATCTATTCCTAGCTCTTTAACATCAATCTTCTTATCGGCAATCAGTTGAACTGCATCAACATGAAATATTATATCGTGTTTATGGCATAGTTTTGAAATTTCTTTAATCGGCTGAATTGTTCCAATTTCATTGTTAGCTCCACATACTGATACAATTTTGTAAGATTGTATGTTATGTGTATTCGCAAGCTTGCTTTCTAATGATTTTAAATTAATAACCCCATTACTATCAACTTCAAGTGACCAATAATAATTGTTTTTGATAACCGATTTATGTGAAGTAGGATCAGCTAAAATAAAATGAGCTTTATTTTCTGAGTTTGTATAGCATCTTAATGCTAAATTATTAGCTTCACTACCGCTTGAAGTAAATATAATTTCTTCAGGACTACAATTAACCCTTTTTGCAATCACTGACCTGGCATCTTCAAGTTTCTTTTTTACCTCCTGGGCAGGATGGTAAAGAGAAGAGGGGTTATACCAGTCTTCGTGTAATGATTTAACGATAACGTCCAAGACCTCTTTTTTAGGCTTACTCTTAGCAGCGTTATCTAAATAAACGGCTATTCCTTATCCTCCTTTAGTTTAATTTTTAATATTGTTAAGCTCATACATTTCCTGTACCAGTTCTTTAACATCGTTCTCATAGAGTTTACATGCGATTTCGTAAAGCTCGGGCAATTTACCCATTACTTTATCAATATAGTCGACTCTATTCTTGCATTTAGGTTTGTTGTGTTTATTGTATGCTTCCATTCTGCTATAAACTCTAATATGGTATTTATTATCAAATTCACGATAAAGAGTATTCCATCGTTTTTGTGCATTAGCTTTATTATGTCTAACAACACGATTAAGAACTTGACGTTTTTCAGCAAGCGAAACATCGTCAACTAAATTGATAATAACTTCTTCCTTATAAGCAATTTCTTCTTTTTGCTTTTGTATGAGTTTATTTTTCTCTTTAATTTGAACTAGTGAATTGACCATAAATTGTTTTGAGGCTTCGTCCATCTCAGGAAAATATGACTCAACAAAAATTTCTTCATTATTAGCATAGCCTCCAGTTTTACGAATAGTAGGCAAAACATCATGAGTTACCCATCTTTTAAATTCACGTAATTTTTCAATACGCTGCTGTATAAGGGGTTCGTTTTGTGACACCCCCTTGGCTTTTTGAGGTTGCATGGCAAATAATAAAGAATACAAACCACTTTCGTTAATAATAACCATGTTTTGTTTGCCTCCAGAAGTATCAACCCTATATGTATCTTTATCATTCTCATCAATTTTTGATAAAGATCTTTTATGGTTAGTATCTCCAAATGCCAAACATACATCTTTTCCAACAAAGTAAGGTTCTCCATTAATTAATAAACTTCTCACTTCGCCAAATTCATTATTTTTAAAAACTTGTAATTCTATTTTAATTTTCCTCCTTTGGTTTAATTTCCTTATTTTTATCTTTTAAAGCATCTATAATTTGTTTAAATAATTCTTTATATTTAGCATCAGCCTCGATTGCGTCTAATGGATAACATTTTGCGAAACTCTTATTTTTACAATATTCTTTTTGAATATCGCTAACAGACATCTTGCTTAAATTGTTAAATATTGTATAGATTTTTCTAAACTGCTGATTTAATGCGATCTGATTTTCCAATGCTAAAAATTTAACATCTTTAAATATGTCCGATTTCCATGCGGTATTAACAGATTTATAGGATAAATCCTTATATCTTGACTTGTTATTTACAGATTCTATTAATCCATCCAAAAATAACTCATCATCTTTATGCACTATAATTTCCTCCTTTCGTTCAGTTTGTTATTTACATACTCAACACCATATTTGAGATTTTCTTCTGCTGAGTATTTAATATCCCGAGAATGGTAATCCGCCACGATGATATACCCCTTGATAAAAAAAGTGGTGTCTGGGATTTTTAATGTTTTTGTTTGATTAGTCTTGATAATTTTAATATCGCTTAAGATTTTAAGCATACGTGATATAGTTCGCATACTTATATTTATCTGTTCTGATAAATCATTTATACGAAAATATGAAATTTCAGGAGCTGTTTCTACTAAGGCGCCATTTCTTTTAATCATCTTTAGGCGATGGTAGGATAAGAATAGGAATATTTTTTTTGCTGATACTGATAATTCAGATTTTTTTTCCTGCTCAATAATTAAATCTATTTCGTCAAAATATATTTTAGCAAATTTAAATACATTTTTTTCAGGATGCAATTCCTTAAATTTTTTTTTACTATCTACAACATTGAGCTTAATGTTAATTAAGTCGTTTAAACTCAAATCAACAATATTAATAATTGCATTGCTGTATTTTTCTAATATATCACCCAAAATAATATCAGCTTGTTTTTTTAATTGTGGCTTTTTTATTCCCATAAACGAATAATACGATTTTTTTGAAAATTCAACACCGTCATTGCCATTTTTTCTATACATAAGATAAATGTAAGTCATTAAGTAAATATTATTTTTGACACCTTCTTGAATAATATGTTTGGGAATGATTATGAAATTATCTTTTTTTGTTTGATCTTTTATTATTGATTTCCTCCTTTTTGACAATAAGTTAATATTTTTTATACTTAAATTAAGACAAAAGGTTAATATTTTTTATACCTCGCTTGGCAAAAAGTAAATATTTTTTATTCAAATGTAATGCCAAATTAAATATACAAATATAATCTTTTTGTTACTTTCAATATAAATGAGATATTCGAGGCGGTTACTGGCGTACCCTTGCCTCTTAAAATAAATGAAATAGATACAAATTGTTATATGGGGGCGCACAGAGAATGCTTTTACCCTTTCAAAAAGAACAGAAAGAGAATCGTTTCGCTGCGCTTCACTTGTCTTACCTTCGCACTAACGTGCTCGGCGCTCGCCAACCCTTATCGTCGTTTACTGACGTAAACTCGATTCGGGATTGGACGTATTATATTTTCTGCTATCTTGTTAATTACTGAGTAGGATGACAGTAGATAACCATATCATAAATTAAGATAGATTGAATTATTGTAATAGATTAACCTGTATTCATAATATTTCTCCTTTCGATTAGATTTAGTAATTATTCATATCAAATATATATGTCATCACCAAAATAGTCATATATCTAAATATGGCTTATATTTTAATTCTAAGAAACATTTAATTGAATAGGTATAAATAGTCACAAATCAATAAAACGTTTCTTAAAATTGATTTAATAAGCTAATATCTACTTTGCTAAGTAACATTATATATTTGAATTTAAACTGGACTGAAAAACAATCCAGCTATCGTTACTACAATCACTATACACTAAATATAAGTTGATGTCAACTAGCAAAGTAAAAAAATATATCAAAATTGCAAGTTTGATTTTTTGGGATTTAAAATTTGACTATTTCAGGTTCGGATATACCGATTCGGTAAATTAGGTTTTAATGTTGTTAATAATGCTGAAAAATTTCGCAAATAAGTCAATATATTAATAAGGATAGAAATAGGTATTTTAAAGGTCGGTTTTAAATCAAAATATACAACTTTTTGTTCTTCGGAGATAATACGGATGTTTAGGGATAAAGTGAAAAGGTGATTTAATGATTAATTGTAAAATACAATAAATTGCTAATTAGATGGTTGGATAGTTATGGTTAGAATATACGAAGATTATGGTAATAAAGTAGGGGTATTTAAGGTAGTTATACCGATAAGTTACCGATAGGTTTGTGGACAAATATGATGCAAAATTGTATTTTTTTGAAAAAGTTAAAATAGGGTGATTTTTATGGTTGTTGGATAGTAAATTTTAATCGGTCGGTGAAATTTGGGGTGATCGTGTGGTAGAAAAATGGGGTAGATAGGCGATTTTAAGCAGTTTTAAATAGCTTGAAAAGTTCGATATACCCCGGGTTATCTAAAATAAAATACCATACTACTTATAGTAGTACAGTATTATTTATTGTATTGTACTGATTTTAATACAATTTATTGAGTTGGTGAGTTGGTCTGGTTGATGATAGGGTTGTTAATTGGTATCAGCTTAGAAACGGTATCGAAAACTACTTTTAGTAGTAATTATATCTATATACCGACTATATTAGTTGACACTATCAACTGTACTACTGTACTATTACATTAATACAGTTATGTCAATTACACTACATATCCAATCCAACCAACCATATCAATCAACCATATCAAGTCAATTAACCAGATTCATCTAACTAACCCACTAACTCTATCTACTATAACTGTAATATTACTATAGCATAGTACTAATATACTATATTGGAGCACTACATTAATATATTACATTAATATGTTATATTGGTACATTGCTATAATATTTTCTGTATATGTAGCTTACATCACTCTATGTTTTTATGTGTATCCTATATCCACATTACTACATTAGCATATCTACTATTACAATTATCATATCTCTACTCACATACTCTATAAATCAAATATTTCCATTCTAAGCCACATTACCTATATACCTTAGCTTACCTACTATAATATCATTTTAGCCTTTATACGTTAAATAAATAGCTTATAGCATGTAAAAGGACTATACTAGCATAGGCTACAACTTCTTATCTTTAATAAAGACTTTCTTCTTAATTAGTTCGTTGGTTTTTCCAAACGATACACCTTTAACCAATAGCGCTCTAGCATTATCTAATATCTTACCATCACTATCAAACAACTTGCTATTTATAATGTAACCGTTATTTTCCAACCAATTATCTACAACGTTTATACCACTGTAGCCATATTTGATTGTATCATTTAGCAATGCCAATATATCATCGTCAACAATATCTGTGTTGATTTCCATATTGTTATTCGTATTTATACTAATTGTATCAGGTAATTTATTTTTGATACTAAAGTTGTCTTTAGGTCTAAATTCTAACACTAAATCATATCCAACTACGTCTAATATCTTTTTAATATCATTAAAGTTAATATTTTTTTTATTTAAAGTATTTGTTAATTGACTATTGCTAATGTTTAGGTTGTTAGCTATACTAGACATTTTAATATCATTATACAAAGCTATTTCTTTAATAGTTTTTTTTAATTGGTTATTGTTGTTATATTTAAAAATAATTTCTTTAGACATAATATAATACCTCCTATAATTAATAATATACTTGTATTATTTAATTGTCAAACCATATTTGATCGTTTTAATAAATTGATTTAATTTAATATATAATAATTCATTAAAATAATTAAATAATTTATAAAAAAGTATTGACTTTTTAGCGTTTGTCATGTATAATATAGTTGTAAGGTAAAGGAAAGGTTAAGTCAAAAGATCAAAAACTTGACTTAGCTAAATGTCAATATCTTACAAATAAAAGCCTTATGAACCATAGCGTTGAATTGTGCTATAATAAATATAGCGAGGTGATATTATGGTGAGTGAAGCTAAAAGAAAAGCCAATGCTAAAAGTGATAAAAAAAATTCTAAAGTTATCACTATCAAATTTTCTAAAAATAAAGATAAAGAAATACTTGATTATCTTGATAATTTAGACAATAAAGCAGGCTATATTAAAAAATTGATTGAGGATGATTTGAAATCTAAGGAAGTTATAAAAAAAAGAAATCCTCAAAAAAATACAAGGAATACTTGACAAATACAAGTAATTCGTGTATAATTAAGTTGTAAGGTAGGAGAGATAAGATTGATCGAATCAATCCTAAACTTACAAATATCACAAGAAATAAAAAAAAAGGGTTAATCGTTGAAAGTCCGCAAAAACTGAAACGATTAACCAACCAGACCCCTAAAGGTCAATTACGATTATATATTATTAATCAATAATTGTCAATGAACTTTGGGAGATTGGGTAATTATTTCTTATTAGTTCATTGACAATTAGATACTTGATATCAAATCTCTACCAATATATTTAGAGAGTTAGAAAGTCGTTAGATTCCTAATACCCTAAACAGTAGTTGCAATGTTGTGATAACATAGCAATAATGATTGGCTTGAGATGGTGAAAATCCTTGATAGTATCGGGTGATTAGATACGCTTGTATTTATTATTTACAAGTACCTACTTAACTAATCAAATTTAAATCATTGCAACCAAGGTTAATTCAATCTTGGTTTTTAACATAAAAATTAAAAATAAACATTTTATTTTTAATACCATAATGCCAATCAAAAAAGCTCTTCTTTGGTTGATGTTTAAAATTTGTTGATAATTAAGAGAAACAAAGATACAATATAATTATCAATAAATGTTTAAACTATACATCAAAAAGTTGTATTTTTCATACATTAAAAGCTAACTGATTGGCGTTATTAATTAAAAATAAAATTAATTTAAGGAGGAAGAATTAATGAAAAATATCTTCAAATTAAAAGGAGAAGAGTTAAAAGAATATCAAAAAAATATAAATTTGATTTCTAAATACTTCAACTATATTGGGTACAAGTGGTTTTTTGATATCGTAACAAAAGAAACTATAAATCTCAATGATATAGAAGGCGTATTGACATTAGATCGCCCTCGTGCATTTGCATTTGGTGAAGAAGATATGTCATATGATGAATGGAGTGCTTATATAGATATATACGAATTTATCACGAACACTTTTTACAATGAATTACCAAAATATTATGAAGTTAGGAATATTGATACATATGATAAACAATTTCCAAACAACCCATATTATTTTGGGTACAAGATTTGTGATGGTGAGCGTAATCTATGTTTTTATGATGGATACACGGGGGTGGCTGGGTGTCATTGGGAGGCGTTGGCCTTTCATTATTGGTTTGAAGAATTAAATTAAATAATTAAAAATGGAGGAAAAACAATGAAAACTTATATAAGTGACGAAGCAGTCGATAAGTTTGAAAAAGATGAACTTATTGACATGTTTAAAAATTGTGATTGTGAATATAATGTAGAACATACAATAAAAAAGTATTACCCAGGAAGTTTATTTTATGAAATGTCAGATATGAGAGACGCTTACATATTTGTCAATGAAGATGATATAGCATTTAGTTTATTAGAAGAACTTTAAAAAGTTCTTTTTTTTCTTGCAAAAAATTATAAAAAAGGAGAAAAAGAAAATGAAAGAATATACGTTATATGTTGGATTAAATGACAAAGACACAAAAAATCAAAAAATTTCTACCATAGAGGCTTATAAGATGGTAGAAAACACATTACTAAACAATGATGTTGAAGGAGCTACTATCTACGAGGGTAGAGGCATCTATAAACATGAAAACGGAATTAAGATTAGAGAAACAACCTTGATTATAAAAACAATCATGTTTGACGAAAAAGCAGAAAATAAATATATTGATAACTTAAAAAGGGTTGTTAGTATATTAAAAACTACTTTAAATCAAGAAAGTGTAGCGGTACAAGTTAAAGACATTAATTCAAATTTATGGTAAGATTAAAAATAAGAGGTGATAAAAATTAAAGCAATATGGAAAAATGGCTATAATGCTACATTGCAATTTATTGACAATGATAAAATTGTTAATGAAATAGAACTTGATCTTATCATTGTTGATAAAAACAATAATGTTATGCTAAAGCAAGTTGAAAAATGGTATGACAACAACAATTTAAGTAAGGAAAACTTAGAATTATTTTTAATTCTTAACGAGTACGCTAAAAAGAATATTTAAAAGAAGTTTTTTAGTAGAACTTCTTTTTTAATAATTAATTCTACTTTGCTAGTTGACATCAACTCAAGTTTAATGTTAACATAGAGTAAACTAGCAAAGTAAATTGTGAGGGTAAGAATGAAAAAAATAACAATAATTTTAATAATTATAACTATATTAGGTTGTAATTTTAATATTAATTCTAATAAAACTAACAATGTTACATTAGACAATGTGTCTAAACTTGTAACAGAAAATGTAATTGTAAAAAAAGATTTAAAAATTATTTACAGAGGTAAAGCAGAAGATTTAAAACCAGCTTTACTAAATAAAAAAGTTGTAGAAATTGCTATTTGTGATGATGTAAAAAACACAATTTGCATTTTTGTTAAATAGGAGGAAAAAAAGAAAATGAAAAAGCAAATAATCAACAAACAAGTAATTAATAAATTTAAGAAAAAATATTATTTATTGGGTAAAGATTTAGATGATAACAAGGTGTGGTTAGAAGAAGCCTCATTTGATTGTGGTTGGTACTGGGGTTTAGGTTATGTTGAAAAATTTAATAAAAATTATTCTGACATAAAAGAACACACTCATTTTGATCGTTTATTTTTAAAAGAAAATATACATGATTCGTTTATTGAATATTTTTCTAAAATCACTTTAACTAACAATGAGATTTGGCAACTGTTAGAGTTAATGAAATCTTTGTACATATTTAGAGAATATAGCGATATGCTGCATCTTGGTGGAGCGCATATTTCTGAAAATCCTTGTCAAGATATTTTAAAAAATGATGAGGAATACAAAAGAATAAATAAAATTATAATTCCCAAAATAAACAACAAAGTTTACGAACTTTTGGGAGAGAAATAGGAAGTTTAATATAGATATGTACTTATGAGGACATGAAAAAAAGAGTTGCTCGTTTAGTTGACGATTTACTTTATTAAAGGGAGGTTTTAACATGAACAAAAGATTAAAATTTCTGTTAGAAAAAGAAATTTTAACAGAAAGTGAAATTGAAGAAGTAGAAGAACATGAGGAAGTATTAGAGTTTAACATCCTTGGAAGTTCTGGAAAAAATATAGGTTTTACATGGTTTGACGTTAAAACAAGTGATAGTCAAACATTTGATGTTTATTGTAAGTATTAAAATTGGTAACAAAAAAAACACAAGGAGAAAAAGAAAATGAAAAAGCAAATAACACAAAAAGAATTAAATAAAATCTTAAAGCTTTATGAAAAATGGTTAAATGATGAAGAGGGTGGAGTTAGAGCAGATTTAAATTGTTATGATTTAACCAACAAAGATTTAAGTGGTACAAATTTAACTAACACAAAATTAAGATATGCAATTTTAAATTGTGCAAAATTATTTAATACAGATTTAAGATATACAGATTTAAGCTGTGCAAAAGGCTTACGTATTTTGCCAGCAAATTAGGCGCTACAAAATACACTAAACCTATGGATTTTTTTTTGATAGATACTAGGATATAAAAAACGTTTGTGAGCTTTAATTTAAAAGTATAAAAAAAAGGGGGAACTAGGTGATTTTACATCTGGTTAATTGTGAATGAAAAGAAATAAAAACAAAGCAGTAAATCTATATCTAATTAAAGAATTTATGTGTAATACAGAATTTTATTATTATAACACATATACACAAAAAATAGATTTGTATGCTTTTGAGTATCACACCATTAGCAACAATGAATTAGAAAGTGAATTAGAATTTTTAGTAAACGAACGTACACAAGAAATGTACTTAGTTGAACATTATTTATTAAATAATAGCGAAAATCGGGCACTAGCGTGTTGTGTGCTTGTTGAAAAAGAGGGGGTTTTTAATGAGTAATTTAACATATTTACAAATGTTTGTAATTGTTTTATTAATTCCAACTTTAACAATAACATTAGTTTGTTGCTTAGTTGATTGGAAAATAGAAAAAACAATTGTTAAATACCAGATATTATTTAAAATATTTAATTTAATTATATTTATCATTGTTGGAAAAATTTATATAAAAAGCGTTTTTAGTTTTATATTTAAATAATAAAAAAAAGGAAGGTTATAAAATGGAAGAAACAACAATATTATTAAAATTAAAAAAAATAAAAGCAACATTAGAAGAAAGTTGCTTAGATACAAATGATGTAAATTGGTTGATAGCTAAACAAGAAGAAAAGATTATGCTTAGTAAAGTGTCTAACCCATCAGAAAAAAAAGCATTAAAAAAACGATTGTCGTTTTTGAACAAATTAAGAAAAGGAGATCGTCCTATTCTTGGATATGCTGACATCCAAAACATTAACAATCATGATTATGTATGTTTTTCAGATCGTATTAAATTGTTTTGCTTATACAAAAATGACAATAGTTTACCATTTTTAAAAAATGCAGAAGATGAAAATATTAAAAAATTAAATTATCCTGAGATATCAAGGATAATTAGCAATGACAGAAAAAATATTGCAGAACTAGTATACAAAGATGTTACCACAGCTGTTAAGCTAAATAAAAGTAAAGAATATGAAAAAATAATTCGTTGTACCTTTGATGGTTCAAATTTTTATAACTTAAATTTTATCAAAGAGATATTTGAAATTTTAGGGGCGAATGAATTAAAAATTGAATATGATACATATAAAATTTTATATTTGACAGATACTTTAACTGGCAATTTTGCACTATTGATGCCATTGACTAACCCAACTAATCAGAATGATGCTGTTTTTTTAAAGAAAGAAAGATAAAAAATGAAAATTATAGAAAAAACTACCATGAAAGATGGTACAAAAATTTTATTAACAGATTGGAGCGAGCATAATACCAAAAACTTTCCTAATTTTTATGGGTTACAAATTCATGCATACCCTATTGCCAAAAGAACAAGTAAATATAAAATTATTAAACGAAATAATAAATTTTTGCTAGCAATATCAATGAATCCTTATTGTAATTATACTAATGAAGATGTTTTAGCAGATTTTAAAGCGTTAAAAATGGGGGTTAAAACCTTAGAAGATTTATCAAACCATTTTTGGAATGGTAAAGAAGACATGTACTATTTGGGTATGGATGTTGATTACCAAGAATAATAAATAAATTTTATATTTTAGAAAGAAAGTAGAGGTAAGAAAATGTGTTATAAAGGAAGACTTTATTTAGTTAAAGAAAAAGAATTTAAGTACAATGAAAAAATCAAGAACCCAAGTGATATTAGAAATTTTTTAGTAACAAATACTTCTTTGGCATGTGAACCTGAAGAAGTTTTAATTTTAATTAATCTCAATATAGATAATACAATTATAAATTATTTTGAAGTTTCTAGAGGGGCAATTGATCAAACAATTGCCTGTCCAAGAGAAATTGTAAAACGCATTATTTTATCTAATGCAAGCAAATTTGTTTTAGCTCACAATCATCCTAGTGGCAATTTATTATTATCAAAAGATGATATTAAAATATATAAAACAATGAAGCAGGTTGCTGATTTAATGGAAATCGAATTGTTAGATAGTATCGTAATAAATCAAAATAAAAAATTTAGTTCTACAAGAGAAAAAATAGAGATAATTTAGAGAAAGGAAATACAAAAAATGAAAGCATACATCGTTGTAGAAACATATGAAGATAGTAATTGCATACGTGAATCAAGTATTTTAGGAGTATATGCACATAAACATTGTGCAATCAAATTTATATATGATTGAAAAAAAATCAGTTTAGGCAAATTAGTAACGCTGAAATTAACGACAATGATTGGTTTAAAACTGAATATTGCAATGGTTTTATAGAATGGAAAATTGAGGAATGTGAAATAAAAGGTATAGAATAATGAAAAATACAAACAACGAATTAAACTATTATAGGAAATTAGAATTAAAAAACGAGGTAAACAAATTTATATTTGATTCAATCAATTGCAGTGAGACAAGTAATTTGCATATAAATGATGTTGGTAAATGGATTTTGTACAAACACACTTGTATTAATGGTAATAGTTATACACATTATTATAAAGAAATTAGTGATATAGAAAGTGATTATGTGAATGAATTATTGAACTTGGTAGACAATGATGTAAATTATATGATGAAAAAAGTAATAATTATAAGTTTTGAAAAGACTGATCTTGATAATGAAAACAAAGTTTACCTAATTCATTATCAAAATGATAGTGGAAATTTTGGATATTATATTGAGGATACTTTGCCTAATCATAACATAGAAAAATTAAATCATTATTACAACAAACTTGATTATATTGCAAATTATAAGATGAACATGAACAAAGTTAATATCAAACAACTGAGTATTTATTTGCAAATGTTAATAAAATGTTTGGAGCTAAGTAGCAATTACATATATTATGTTGAGCGAGACGATAAAGAATATTTAGAACTTGTTAAAAAAAAATAATAACTTTGAAGATGATTTGCATAAAGAAATTGAAAAATATAATTTAGAAATTGAAAGTGAAAGTTTAGAAGAATTTGATGAATTTAGCGACGCATTAATTACAGTTTATGCTAAAGTTTTAGAACAAATATTGTTTGATTAAAAGAGAGATTTTAACGAAAAGGAAGGATAAATTATGTTAGATAACAGTGAATTAAGAAAAATTACAAGAGAAGATTTAGATAAAATATTAGAACTTCATAAAAAGTGGTTAAAAGGGGAAAAAGAAAGTGTAAAAGCTGATTTGAGTTATACTGATTTAATTGACGCAAATTTAATTAATGCAAATTTAAGTAATGCAGATTTAAGAGGTGCAAATTTAACTGATGCAAATTTAAGTGGTGCAAATTTAACTGATGCAAATTTAAGTGGTGCAAATTTAAGATATGCAAATTTAAGATATGCAAATTTAAGATATGCAAATTTAAGATATGCAAATTTAACTGATGCAAATTTAAGTGGTGCAAATTTAACTGATGCAAATTTAAGTGGTGCAAAATTAAGTGGTGCAAATTTAAGATATGCAAATTTAAGATATGCAAATTTAAGATATGCAAATTTAACTGATGGCAAATTTAAGTGGTGCAAATTTAACTGATGCAAATTTAAGTGGTGCAAAATTAAGTGGTGCAAATTTAAGATATGCAAATTTAAGTAATGCAAAAGGCTTACCATCAGCAATCGAAATTATGAATAAATATTTCGAAAAAACTGATGAGGGATATATTGCCTATAAAAACATTTGGTCTATGCTATAAACCAAATCCTAATTGGAAAATTGAAATAGGAGAAGTAATAGAAGAAAATGTCAATTTCAATAGAACAAGTGGCTGTGGGTGCGGTATAAATGTAGCAACTTTAGATTGGGTTAAAGGAGACATAACAACTTCAGGTCGAACAATATATAAAGTTCTTATTAGAAAACGAATGGCTAATGGGTGTGTGCGTACCTTATCAAACAGATGGTAAAATCAGATGTGAGAAAGTTGAAATTATTGGTGTCGTAGAAGAATAAGTGCAAGTACTGGTATATGTTAAAGATATCAGAATGGTTTTTATTGTATCTTGATGTTTAGGAAATAAACAAATATACAGTTTGTAAATTGTATAAATGGGAAAAATATGTAAAAAAAAGAAAATTGATGAATAGAAATAAATAGAAAGAATGAGGTAGAAAAATGGAAAATATTAAAAATTATAATGATTTCTTAAACGAAATTGATAATCTTTTAAACACAAAAAATAAATTAGAACAGATTGAATGGACTAGATTGGCAGAAGAATGTAAAGAACTAATACCAAAAATTGTTCCATTAAAAGATGAAATAAAAATTTTATTAAAAAATTAGAAGTAAATTAAAACTTGAAGATATTTACAGTAGTGGTTTTAGATCAGAAAAAGCTATATTTACAACTAGTAATAGTCATTTTTTCACATATAAAAAACGTGGTTGTAACGATTTTGAAATTCTTTTGAATGGCGATCTTTTTGCGATTTATTCAGAATCCACTAAGTTAGGTTATAAAATTTCTTGTGAAAATCCTAATATTTCTACTCGGTTAGATAATAAAGCTTTAATTGAAATTATAATACTTGTAAAAGGTTTTATTAATAATTATGAAGAAATTAAAAAACTGTTATTTGATGGTATTGAAAAAAAATTTGACTGATCTTTATATAAAAAATGAACAACTTTTGAAAAAATTAGATGTAGTTAAAAGAACTATCGTAACAGTAACTGTTACAGAAGATTATATTTAAACTTAGGAAGAAATGGATAGATATAAAAAAATGGAAAATTATATAAATCAAAATATAAATCAAACGAAAAACTTAGAAGAGTTAGTAAATAAAATTAATGGTAATATTAATGATATATCAAATGAAATAGAAAATACTAATACAAATAATATAAACTGTTTGCAAATTCTAGAGCACGATAGCGAAAGAGTTTTAACAACTAAACAACTGGCTGCTTGTTATGGAACAAATGTTGAAAATATTAAAAAGAATTTTCAAAGAAATAAAGATAGATTCAGAGATGGCAAGGATTATTTTATGTTAAAAGGTGATGAGCTCAAGAAATTTAAACGCAAGGTCAATATTACTGACTTCGCAGAAAATAGTAAAAGTGATACCCTTGTCACAGATGGCGAAGTGACTAATTGTCCCTTCGTGTCTAGAAACGTTAACACTTTTTATCTTTGGACTGAAATGGGTGCATTACGTCATTCCAAACTTCTGTACTAAAGGAATTACAAAACAAGCCCATAACAGAATATAGTTCTGATATACAGTCTACTAAAGATACTTTTAATAAGTTATTCTCAACCCCTATAAATGAACCAGGAACTAAAACTAAGGAAATTAAATTAAAAGATGGAAAATCGCAACTGTATTAATTAGACAACATCCAATTGACAAGGCAATTGATGAAGTTTGTGAACTTATAGGTGATAAACCAAGGAAGAAAATTCTAGCTTGTAAAGCTATTTATAAAGAAATGGACAATACAAATATTGTTGATTGGGCTTATTATAAAAGACAATATAGAAAGAAACATAACATAAAAAAGTCGTAAAACTTCTATTACAAAACTTAGCCTTATCAAAGAAAGTAGAAAGCTAACAAATATTTTTAATCAGGCGGTAGAAAATTTACTAAACAAAGAAGTGGATTAACTGTATTTGTTGGATATGAGGAAAAATATGGTAAAAATACATAACAATAATTTAATAGAAAAGAACAAATAACCAAAAATTGCATAGTTTAGCAAAAGATGACTATACAGTTTTGTTGAATTTATATCAAGAGATTAACTATATAGATAATACAGTGTTTAAATTTTCATGTGTAGACTATCTTTTTAACGCTCTGCACTTTGCTGACAATATTAATATTGAAGAGTTGGTTGAAAAATTGACATATGGAAATGTAAATGATCCTAGAGAGTTAGTGCGTTGCGATTATTATGGGAATTATGAAAATGTTAGTGGACGAACAGTTACAACAAGAATGTGAAGATGATACTAATATTTGGGCACTAATAGGTTGGTTAGATAATCATAGTGCTTGTAAGAATGTTTGGAAAATACTTACTGAATATGGATTAGAAGAATATTTCGTATACGAATAAAACAAGCGTTTTATAAGGAGGTACGTTGTGAGAAGAAGTGATTTTGAAAAAATAATAAAAATAAGAAGTATTTGGAAAATTGATAAAAGAAAGGGCAATTATATGCTTGCAGATGGTAGCAAATTATCAAGATATGTTAGAGGATTAATAATCTCTCAAATGAGATTGGATAATTTAGGCATTAGATCAAATGGGGATTTATGTCATGCTTCAGGTGGAGATTGGAACATAGAACAAAGTCAGTTTGATGATATTTTGCTTTATCCACCATTTGAAAACAATGAAATATGTACTTACGAGGAAATGGAAACAAGAATTACTCGCTTAGTTCATGATTTACTTTATTAAAAGGAGGTTTTAATAAAAGTTAAAGGTTTAATTTAAAATTAATAAAATTTGACATTTCAGAAAGAAAAAAATGAGGGAAAATGATGATGAAAAAGTTATGTGAATTGGTTACGATTGAAGAAAATAATGAAAATTGTGTTGTATTAAAAGTTAAGCCAAATAAAAGATTAGAATTAATTAAATTGGGTTGCTTTAATGGAAATGAAGTTATATTCGTTCTAACTAAAGGTGATGATGAAACAATCAGGATAATTGAAGATTCTAAAAAATCATATTCATGGGATAGACACACTTTAGTTGTGGACAATATGAATGTAAAAAGACAACTCATAACAGAATGTATAATAAGAGATATGGATATTTACTGTGGTAAGAATAAAAAATTGATTTTAAAAAGTATGAGAGATTTATCTGAACCAATTGTCGAACATACAATTAAATTTATATTGTCTCGTAAAGTTGACGTTCATAAAGATGATGAGTATTATGGTTTTTTTGACACAATAAACGATGCCAAATTACATTTTGAAAAATTAGGATTCCATTTAAGTTTTAAAGAAATGAAAGTTACTCAAACAGGTGTTGTAGTTTGTTATTTTAAAATTTCAAAACCTAATAAAAAAATAATAAGAAAGCAGCTGTTAAAACATACAATCATAAAAAACAGTAGTATCTATTCAAATATAATAGAGTTAGAAGTTAATATAATTGACAAAGTTAATAAAACTAGTGTAGTAGATATAACTACACATTGCAAATAAGTTAGGGGACAGAAAATAAAAAATGAATGAAATAGTAATTAAAAATAAAGAAAATGAAATATTTAATTTTGAGTTTGAAGGTCATCAAATTAGGTCGATTTTAATTGATGGTGATCCTTGGTTTGTGGGAAAAGATTTAGCTGAAGCTTTAGAATATACTGATCCTATAAGCGCTATGAGGAAATTGGATAAAGATGATAAAATTTCCACCTTAGGGAATGATAGCCTATCGTCAAATATATTTTACGGTAACAACAATAAAAGAGCATATCCAACTTTAATTAATGAACCAGGAATGTACTCGTTGATAATGGGTAGTAAACTTCAAACAGATAATGTTACAAGATTTAAAAAGTGGATAACACATGATGTGCTACCATCTATTAGGAAACATGGCGGTTATATATATGGACAAGAAAATATGACAGATGATGAAATTATGTCGAGAGCATTGATTGTGGCTAACAGTAAACTTATTGCTTTAGAAGAAAAGAACGAACGGTTAAAAAATGAAAATGTAGAAAAGACAAGTTTAATGGAACTGTTACAGGGGTCTAAAGATAGATATTTGGCTAGTGAAATTGCTCAGTGTTATGGAATGAGTGCCATTTCATTTAACAAACTATTAAACCAATTTAAGATTCAGAAAAAAGTAGGTGGAGTATGGACTTTAACCAAACAGTACGAAGGAAGCGAAGAAGAGTATATGATATCAACTTTTAAAAATATGTGGGAAAATAAGGAAATTGTAGGTAAAAGAAAATTTAACGCATGGACTAAAGACGGGGTGTTGTTTATCTATAAGACACTAAAAGAACATGGCATTGTACCAACTATAGAAAACGCAATTACAGTTGTGGAGGGTTAATATGATAATTGACAAAAAGGTTACTCAAAATAAATCTTCGCAAAGTAAACACAGCGATTATTGTGAACTGTCTAATGATTTACACATGAGTCAAATGGAGACTAGACAGTTTTCTAAAAAAGAAACAATTGGCTTAATTGAAAAGAATTTTAAAGGTGTTGACGAGAATGGTTCAATTTGTGCAATTATGAATGTCGAAATGTCTGATGGAGAAATTGGTCAGGTTATTACATTTGGGAAAAGGTTGGAGTGGTGATAAATGAAAGATGATATTAAAATGTTAATATTTAAAGTTGATACTGATGGAGATTTTTGTTGGAATTGTAAAACATTTCCTAGAAATAAAGACAGGTTTGGTGATTACGACGATTGGATAATAGTATATTTTAAAAATCCAACTAGACACGATATTCAGCAAGCTGTTGGATTAATTGCAAAAGAATTTAAAGAAAGTTTAAAAATAATTGATGATCATTTAAAAAATATTGTAAAAAAATATTGTAATGAAGTTTGTAAATATTTATTAAAATCAGTTGAGTTAAAAGATATGATGAATGATGATTATATTAGTTGTGATTTCAAATACAATGGTTTTGCTAATGTTAGACACACAAATGGTGTTTATAGTATGGAATTAAAATTAATTAACTATTTAGAGCAAGAAATTAGCTTTGCTAATAATGATAATAAAATGATATTAGGAACATTTAATATAGCAATTGAGGATTTGTTGTAAAGGAGAAGAGAATGAAACATGTTAACAAAATTTGATGAACAAGCCCAAAAAGCAATTGTTGTAGGTGAAAGTATTGCTTTTGATTTAGGACATAATAATGTTGGTAGTGAACATCTGTTATTATCATTATTAAAAATAAGTGATTCAAAATTAAAAGAATTGTTAGAAAGAGATGACATATATTATAAAGATGTATATAACGATGTAAAAAGACTGCTTGGAACAAGTGACAATAAACCTTTTTGTTTAGAATATAGTCAAAAACTAACAAGTATTTTCAATATAGCAGTTGAAACAGTCAAAGAGTTAGATAAAGATAAAGTCAGCTTAGATATTTTAACAATTGTGTTGTTGGAAGATGAAGAGAGTATAGCATATGAATTGTTAAAAAAATATCAAGTAAATTTTAAAGACATTATACATCAGTTGATTAAATATGAGGAAGAAAAAATAAATAATTTAAGTAAAATAAAAACATTTAATTTTGTAGAAGTTTATGAACCAAAAGAAGAAAAACTGATTTTAGAAAGAGATGATGAGGTGTTACAAATTTTAGTCGGACTTTCTTGTCAAACTAAATCTAATATAGCTATTACTGGATATGCTGGAGTTGGTAAAACTGCAATTGTTGAAGAGTTAGCACGGAAATTAAAGTTTGGTAAAAATCAAGGGAATTTGAAAGATTATACTGTTGTTAAATTAAATTTAACAAGTATTGTTGCTGGAACTAAATATCGTGGTGAGTTTGAAGAAAAAATAGATAATTATTTGAAATCAATAAAAGACAAAAAGGTTATTACTTTTATTGATGAAGGACACCAAATAGTACAAGCAGGAGTAGGTGAAAACAGTTTTGGATTAGGAGAGATGTTAAAGCCTGTATTGTGTCAAGAGGGATACAAATTTATAATCGCTACTACAAAAGATGAATACAAATTTATTCAATCAGATGCTGCATTAAACAGACGTTTTAGACAAGTAAACGTCGAGGAGCCTCATAAAGACAAAGTATTTTCAATGATTGAAAAGAAAATAAAACATTTAGAAAAGTTTCATGGTGTTTTAGTTTCAGAAGAAAATGTCAGAAAATTAATAGAAGAAAGTTCAAAAGTTCCATTAAGATATTTTCCAGACAAAATATTAGATGTATTAGACATGGCAATGTCTTATGCTAAAGTAACAAACAGTAAGTTTTCCTTGTATTATGCTAAAAAATATATTAATTCTTGGACGATGATTACTGAAACAAAAGATGAAGTCATCAAAGATAAAATAAGAATAAATTGAAGGTGAGAACATGGTTGTCAATTTGACTTATGAAGAATATTTAAATATTCCATCTCTACGAAATCAATATAATGATACTATAGCTAAATGTCATTTACATAATTACGGGTGTATATATATTGAAACAATTAACAATACAACTGATGTTATGGAAATTGAGGATGTTGAGATGTTAAGAAATGGAGTTGTTGAATATGTTTAAATTATATCGTTGTTATCATTTTTATATTAGAAGAACATATTGGAAATTTAAAGAATTAAATTTAAAAGATCAAATAATTATATATTCATCGTTATTAATAAATGGAATTAGTTATGGACTTATATATTTGGCAATTGTAAAAGAAGGGTTTTCAATATGGTTAATTTTACTCATTTTTACAAATTTAGATAATACATATAAAACTTACAAAAATATCAATTTATGTTTTAATAAATTAATGCTTGATCGAATGGAGCTAGTGTTAAATTCTTTAAAAAATAATGAAGATAGATAAAAAAATATAATTTTAATGAAAGGAGGAATTTATATGCAATTGGGAGATGTAGTTACACATAAAAATAAGAAAAAACTATTTGTTATAACCTTTGTATTTAACGTTGGTGACTCAAAAGAATACGAGGTTACTAGTTTTAACGGTGACGAAAAACACCTTGTAAAAGCAGAAGAAATTGAATTTAGAGACAAGGGAACTTTGCCTTGTTTAATGGCTATTATGGAAAATAGAATGAACTATTTAGGAGGAAAACAATATGTTTAAATTGGACGTGTTTTTAGGTAAATCAAATGCTAAAATCTAAATAACAAACTTAATATAAGAATAATTATATAAAGGATATGTGAGCAGAATGAGGACAAGAGTTTATAATATTATGTTTGTAAAATAGAATATTACAAAATATAATATAAAAAGAAAGGAACACAACAATTAAATATAAAATTGAATATATGAATATATGAAATGAGGTATTAATATATGGAAGTTAAGTATACTATTTTTAAAAGTAGAGCAACAACACTTTTTATATTAGAAAATGATTATTGGGAATATATTCAAAAAAATCTTTCCACATGCAAAAAAATAAAAATAGAAGTGAACATATGTGAGGCATTAAAAGAATTAAATATTGATGCAACATATAAAAGTTACGAATATTTCAAAGAAACCGATGGTGAATACAAAGAACAATATCTGTATTCTCTTGAGATCAAATATGAAGATAGTACTTTCTGCTATTTATATTCTTTTGATGAAAAAATGGATGTTTGCGATATAAACAGATTGTTCAATAGCAAATTTGACAACAAATATGTGTTTGATCTATCTTAAATAAAAAAAGAAACTCTGGTTTCTTTTTTTTACTATGAGTTCATCTCTTTATATATTTCTTGAATTCTAGTTTTTATGAGCTTAACAATTTCTTGATCCATTCCTTTGTATAAAGGCATACATTGAAATAACTCTATTATTGTAATAGAAGCAAAAGCATTTGCATCCACTTCTGGAAGTTGTTTGTTGTATTCTAATAAATCAATTTCTGTTCGCTCTTTATAGTTGTTAAAGAAACGATTTTTATTTTCTGGTTTAAGCTGCCAAACATGTCTTAGTTCGTGGGCAATAGTAAAAATCATGTCTAAATCAATTGTTTTATTCTTTAAATATATGGTATTGTGCTCAGTTTCGTATAATGCTAACATTGTTTTAGTTAACATTTTTTTAGGAGATACAACAATTTTAGGAGTCTTTATTTTAAGTAAGTCGCAAACTTGAGCAACTATATTATTAGTATCGTTCATAATTAAATCCTTTCTTTTTTTTGTTATTAATCTTTCATATTGTTAATACTGCGTTTGACAACAAGTATATTATAACATAATATATATTTGGTTCAAAAATAAAAAAAGGATTAAAGTGAACAGTTTGATAAGGATTGTAATAGATCTAAATAAATTAGTAGAAAAAAGGAGAAGAAAAATGTTATATTTGTTATTTTTTGGAGTATTACTTTTTGCTTTATGGGTAGAGCCAAGAAAAAAGTAAAAAAAAGTTTAAAAAAAATATAAAAATGAAAGAATGTTTAAATTTTTAAATGTTCTTTTTTTTTATGCAAAAATCAATAAATAAAAGGAGAAAAAATAATGAAAGAAACAAGTTTACAAACATTTAATTTAATTGAATCAGTAGAAATTCTAGGGAAGAAAATTAATCTATATAACACAGTTGAGAATCCATTGTTTTTAGCAAGAGATGTTGCAGAATGGATTGATTATGCTTTTACTAATGCAAAAAGAACTTCAAGAGATATATCTAAAATGATTAAAAATATTGATTCAGACGAAAAGATAAAAGGAGTGTGTAATTTATATGATAGGAAAAATTTTCCTATCACAAATGAAGGCAATAATTCTAATAAAAGTACGTTTAATTCATTTTATGGAGCAATTTCACCATCAGACAAAACCAAATCAAAAGCTAGAAAAACTCAAAACATGTGGTTTCTTACTGAAGATGGCTTATATGAGGTATTGATGCAGTCACGTAAGCCTATTGCAAAAGAAATTAAGTCAAAAATTAAAAGTTATCTTCGTGATATTCGCAAAACAGGTGGCACAGTAGAACCATATAAAGATAAAAATAATGAAGTAAAGATAGACCAAGAAATAGAAAATTTAGAATTTGACATTTTTAATTTTAGAGGATTTAAAATAAGGTGCTTGAATATTAACAATGTAGTATTTTTTATTGGAAAAGAAATTTGTGATGTTTTAGGATATTCAAATGCTAGAAAGGCAATTGACGATCATGTAGATGAGGATGATAAGTTTAGAATGCTAAAGTCACGATTCGTTACTTTAGACATTCCAAACAGAGGACTAACTGCTATTAATGAATCTGGATTATATTCACTAATATTGTCTAGCAAATTATCTCAAGCAAGGGAATTTAAACAATGGGTAACAAGTGAGGTTTTACCATCAATTCGCAAAACAGGTGGTGCAATAGAATATGGATCAGAAGAAAAATTTATAGAATCACGTTTTAGTAATTTTAGTGAAGATACTAAAAGAGCCATGGTAACAGAACTGTTAGCATCTAATAAAGTTTTACAAGAACAGAATGAGTTGTTGGAAACAGACGTTAAGGCGTTAAAATCTGAAATTCTTACTTGGAACGATAGAAATAAATTAAATGCAGGTGTAAGGATGTTAGCAGCTCAAACTAATCATTATATTGGAACTATTTGGAAACAATTGTATAAACAGCTTCAGTATAAATATGGGATTTACCTTAATTCAAGAAAACAAAATAAAAATGATTCACTAATATCACGTGTTAGAGAAGAAGAGTGGGGTATGGTTATGGAAACATTTAATGCTATGTGTGCTGATTATGGTAAATCTCCAACAAAAATGTTTCAACAAACTCTGAATAAAAATTAAGTTTTTCAACATAATATTGTAGGAGGAATTCTATGATATTAATAGTTGATGATGATCTTGAATTTGCAGTAAAACTTAAAAATGATTTGCTTAGATTTTATGAGAATTTTAATGTGCAAATCGAATTAATGACTTACTATGACAAAAATTTTATCTTAAACAATGATGTTGAAATCTTATTCTTGGATATTGAGCTTGGAGATGGGGTAAATGGGATTGATTTAGCCATTGAATACTGGAATGAAGGACATGACAATATAGATACAGTGTTTATATCTTCTCATGATAACTATGTTCATGATTCTATAATCGCTTTCCCTCGAGCATATATTAGAAAAAGTTCAGAATATTACAGAACAGACTTAATAAAAGCTGTCACAGTTCTTAATGAGTGGAAAAGAATAAGAGAAATGCGTTTTATTTTGGAAGGAAAAATAGTTAAACTAACTGACATTATTTATGTTGAATCGAAGTCAAATTATGTTTATTACAATTTTATTGATGGAAGCCATATAAAAAGAAGAGCTAAGCTTTCAACAATAGAAGCCGAGCTAAAGAAATTTGATTTTATAAGATGTCACACATCTTATATAGTTAACTACAAACATGTTACAAATTTCAATAATCAAAAACATTTCTTTGTTCTAAATGATGATATTAAAATACCGATCAGTGAGAAATATGAGAATAAGGTTATTGATATAATTCATGAAATTTTAAGAAAAAAAGTTAAACGTTGAAAAATCTTCCCTAAATATGGGAAATTTTCCCAGAATAATGAAAAAAATAAGAATTATGTTAAAATTTGAATATGGGAGGTGAAATAAATGAATATATTTACGTTATTGAATAAAGAAACTTTTTTATACCTTGTATTATTCTTAATTAGTTAAATATTTGTTATAAATATGTATTTCACGTATATAAAATGATATTATACGCTATTCCTCTTTACTAATAAAATGAATAAGGGTATTGTTAAGTTAGTTGCTTTACCATCTTTGTTTTATCAGCAAAGAGGAAAACAAAAAAGGACTAAACAGAAACCTTCGACAACTCCCTTGTTTAGTCCGTTAATCAATAATAAAAAATATAAATATTATTGACAATTCTATTATTGGTTTATAATAAGTTTTTTATACGTAAAGTAAATAAAAAATAGAATAATCAGGGGGAAGTTAAAATGAATTGTGAATTATTAAACAAATATGATGTAAGAGTATTTAAAACATTTTGCAGAGATATTATTGGTAAATGTGTTAAATATGATAAAGAAGGGATCGTAATTCTATTAAGAAACAATAGAATGAAAAATGTTTTAACTAACAAAGATTTGGGAAATAAAGTCTTTAAAGCAGAAAAAGTATTATTAAGTGTTTTAAAACAGGGAAACAAATTAAAATACTACTTGATAATAGATGGAAATAAAACTGAATTAGAATTGGGAAAATTAGAAAAAACTCTAATTTATAAGGAAATACATAAGTTTGCAGAAAAATAAATTATGTGGAAAGGAATATAAATATGTATAAAGATGAAAAGCAACTACAAAATAAAACTAAATTAAATAAATTGCTTAATCAGTATAAATTTCCAAAACAGTTTGCAAATTATTTTAACAATAGTACTGTAAGAAGTAATCAGGCATTGTTAAATTATCTAAGCACTATCAATAATTTTATTCAATGGTGTTTGGAAAAGAATGTTATAGACAGTTTTGATGATATTAATATTGTAACACCAGGAACTGTAAGAGAATATCTGATTTATTTAATAGAAGTAAAGAAGTATAAGCATTCTACAGTAAACACTAAAATAAATCAATTAGCATCTTTCTTCAATTACCTTGTTGAAGAAAGAATAATTGAGAATACTCCAATAAAAAGGAGTGTTACAGTTGTATGTAAAACTAAACATAAAAAAAATTCAAACAAGTTGCCCAAAACAGAAGATTTAATTATGTTAGAAAATAACTTGAAAAAAAATTCCTAATTTAATATCAAAAAATAAATACTTTTCGATATACCAAGTTCTAAAAGGAACAGGTTTGAGAGAAGTTGAGTTGTGTGGACTAGATTTGAACGACGTGCATTTAGATGAAGACTTACCTTATATTGATGTGTTAAGGAAAGGCTCTTACATCAAAGAAGAATACGAAGTGGTTTATATGTCAAAATCTGCTTCTGATGCTATTCAAGAGTGGCTTAAATACAGAAGTTATTTAAGTCCAAAATGTGATGCATTATTTCTAACAAGAAGTGGTGATAGAATTAAAGAGGATAATATTATTAAGGCTTTTAAAAAATATTCTCAAGGCACCATTACTCCACATATGCTGCGACATTTTTACACGAGCGAACTATATAGAACAACTAAGGATTTGGCTTTTGTACAAGAGCAGTGTGGGCATTCTTTAGGATCAACTGTAACTATGAATGTTTATACTCATGGTACAAGCGATTCTAAACAGGTTTTGTTAAAAATGTAAAAAATTTTACTTTGCTAGTTGACATCAAGTTGTATTGTGTGCTATTATATTGACGAAAGGAGATGGACAAAATGAAGAAAGATTATATAACTAATTTTGATAATTATGTTCAATATATTTTGGAAGATAACCCTGATTTTAATAAAGACAATGAGTATTTTTCTATATATACAAAAATAGTAAACAAGTTTGAAATGCTTGTTGGAAAAAAAATAAGTCATTTTACTCCAGATGAGTTATTAGAATGTATGGAAAACTACAATAGGGGAACAAAAAAAACTTTCAGATCCTTTTAAACAAATATTTCTCTTATTTAGTTATTCAAGGAGAAATGGAACTCAATTACATACAGTACGATAAAAGATTTGAATATGGCAATATAATTGAGGATGGTATAAAATTTATATCAGACTCAAGGTTTTATAAGGTATTAGAAAATAGCAATTTGTCAAATGAGAAAAAGGCAATATTGTTAGCATTATATGAGGGTTTAGAGTTGAAAACCATTTCTAAAATAAGAAAATCATCAATTATTAAAAAAAATGAGCTTGTTATGCTAGGAGATGGTGAATATTTTAAAAAAAATATAACTTTAGAAATAGACGAAAATGAAATAGCTGTATCTAGAAATCTTGTAGAAATTCTTAAGTCTTTAGAGTTTGTTCATACAAGATATAGTGGGTACAAAGCATTTCCTTTGAAGTGCTATAAAGACTATATATTTAAAACAGTACACATAAATAATGTGTCAAAAAAATTTGAAAACGATTCTCAATACGAGAATTATTTAAGAAAATCTATTGGTAGATTTATAAGAGATGATGTCGCTAATTTGTTTAAGTGTTCAATAGATGAACTTAGAATATCAGGTATCGTAAATTTTGTTTGCTCCAATTTGAAAGAAGAAAACTTTCAGAAAAACAAAGTAAAACAACGAAAAGATAGAGACCCTTTTGAAAATGAAGGGTACAAAAATTCAGGTTTCTATTGGGAAATAACTTATAGAAACCTGATAGAAGATTATTATAATAATCAAGGCAAATAAAACCTTGATTATTATTCAAAAGTATAGCGTCACTTAGCAAAGTAAAATGATATAGGAGGAAAAAAATTTTGATCAATCTTAAAGATATAAAAAGAATATATGCTGACAATAATAACATTAAGGACAATACATATAGATTTACTAATGGAACAAGTAGTTTTAGGCAAAAGTTAACATTTCTTTCATTACAAGATTTGTTAAATAAACATGATGTAAATAAAGATACATTGAATGAAATTTTTGTTAAATCAAGTAACAATTCATTGAAAATTATATTCGATTTAACAAATGGCAATTTAATTGAACATAGAGTTGTATTTAAAAAGAAATAGTTTGTAGAAATTATTTTCTACAATTTGGACGTTTAGCTCAATAGGTTAGAGCAGAGAACTCATAATTCTCAGTTGATCGGTTCAAATCCGATAACGTCCACCATATTTTTAATACAAGATGTCACTTAGCAAAGTGACTGACTATGTGTTCAACGGTTTTCGTAGGAGTTCGATTCTTCTAGGGCACTATTAATCCTTTCTTTTATTGATAGTTAAGTATTGTTCAGTGAATTTCTTCCCATTCTTGAATGATACTTAACAATGTGCAATTGCAGGCAGCTATAGTTCTTCCACTATAACAAGGTTCAACTCCTTGTAATTGCAAAAACTCATCTCAAAAAAAAATATTTGAAATCAACTAATAGTTTTGATTGGTAGCTATTAATTGATTAGGGGTACTATCTTGGTAAATAATTCTAGACAAGTTTGCCAAGGGAAGCTAATGGATTAAACCATGTACATGACAGTAAGTGAAGAAACATTATAGACATAATGCTGTAAATGTTTGGGTAGACTGTTTTATCAATCAAAGTAGCTGAGGATAGAAAGATGGCTATCACACATAGCAATATGTAAAGTTAGGGTATTTTGTAATATCCGATGAGATGTGGGAACAATCGCCCCACCAGCTATATTGAGTTAGCTCACACTGTAGTTGAGATTAACAAATCTGACAATAAATTGATAGCCCCCTTATTAATTTGTTGTCAATCATGATGATTAAAACTATGAGTACCATAAAATCACAGAACGTGTATTAATCATCATAAAATGTTCATGTTAGGTGCAGTAGATTAAATCTATGGTGGTTCGATTCCACGAATGAACATCAGCGAAGAAATATTTGGCCAATAAGACTTCAAATAAAAAAGGAGAGAACTATGAAATTTAAATATATAATTGGTGGAATTTCAGTTCTGATTATTATGCTAGTATCTAGCTTTATTAGTTATTTGGATTATCAAAGAGATATTAGTAATTATCAACATCTCAAACATGAATTGGAATCTTTAAAAAAAGATAAAGTTGAATACGAGGGGTTAAAAGACGAGCTAAATAAGTTAGTTGGTGAAATCAATTCAATAAATGAGTTAATTTCAGAAAAAACTAATTGAAGAATCCCAACTGTTAAATTAGGAGTATGTGTAACTGGATCCTGGTACAAATCATGGATGCCTTACCAAAAAATCACTGATAAAACTTCTCCTCAGTACCAATTAATTAATAAGAGTGGATTAATTAATGTTGGTGAAGATGGATTGTTGTATTCAATTGATGGATACATAGGAGTTGCCTTAGGGAGTAAGTACGGAAACATCGGAGATAAATTTATCATTGAATTTGATAATAAAAGGGAGCTTAAAGTTATCAAGTTAGATGAAAAAGCCGATAAAGATACGATCAATGGATGCTATCATCGTTCAGATAATTCAATGGTCGAAGTATTAGTAAACAGAGAAACTGCTGCTGAAACATATCCATTGGCAATTAATGTATGGGGTGATTTTAATTACTCAGATAAATTTAATGGTGAAATTACAAATGTATTAAAGGTTGTAGAATAAGAATGGAGGCAATTTTGGAATTGTGTGAATTACAAATATTTAAAAACAAAGAATTAGGATTGGATATTGGGGTAAAGTACAATGATGATGGCAGTATTTCAGTAAGTTTAGAAGATGCTGCTAGAGGATTAGGATTTACTCAAACTCAAAATAAAAAAGGTAAACAATATACAAGTATCAGGTGGGAAAGAATTAAAAATTTCTTAAGCGAATTCGGCGTTCCCCCACTTGTGGGGGAAGACATTTTTATCCCTGAACCAGTATTTTATTTATTAGCTATGAAAGCAAATAATAATATTGCTAAGAAGTTTCAAATTTGGGTAGCCAAAGATGTGTTGCCTACTATTAGAAAAACGGGAAATTATTCGATTAGAACAGTTAAAGATAGCTATATGATCGAAAATCCAATTGAACGAGCTAAGAGATGGATTGAAGAAGAAACTGAGCGTCAAAATTTACGGTTAGAAAATAAAGAATTAACAAAGGAAGTTATGTATAAAGAAGATGTAATAGGCGGATTAGTTGATGATATTGACTTAGCTGAAAAGCGTAGAAGAATTACTCAAATTATTAGACAAGGTAGCGATAAGTATAGCGAAAGATACAATCTGCTTTATCATGAATTTGAAATGAAATATAAAATGGACTTAAATCGGAGGATGGATTCTGATAAATATAAAAACATTAAACCAAAAATTAAAAATAAAATGGATAGAGGGTTACACAAAATTCCTCAGTTGTATGAAATTGCTTGTAAGTTATTTGAAAATGATGTTGTTAAACTTCAACAAGAAATTTGGAACACATGTTCAAAATTTTAAAAGGAGTTAAAAGTGAAGCTGTTTGACGAGTGGGTTTATAGAAATTTAAGAAGATATGGCAATGTAAGCATAAATCCTAAATGGATAAAATTATTTGGTACAGATAATATTATTAAAGACATTGAAGGTAACGGGTTTAATAATGTAGAAATTGATTGCTATTCTAGGGATTGCTTGAGAGGTAAATATGTCATTACTCCAAGAGATATGTTAGATAATCAATTCTGTATTATTAAAGCACGGTAAACAAAGAGGAGGTAGATGATTATAGAAGGATTGCAAATTGTTGAATATAAAAACCAAAGAGTTTTAACAACAAATAGATTAGCAAAAGGTTATGGAACAACGAACAAAATTATTTCTTATAATTTTAATAACAATAAGGATAGATATGTTGAAGAGAAGCATTATTTCAAACTTGAGGGGAAAGAAAAAAAGGATTTTGTTAACTGTCTTGAAATTCAAGATGGTTTAAAAAACGCCAAAACACTTTACCTTTGGACAGAGCGAGGTGCATTTCTTCATGCTAAGTCTTTAAATACTGATAAAGCGTGGGAAGTGTACGATTCGTTAGTTGAGCATTATTTTAAATCAAGAGAAGCAAAACCAAAAGCTTTACCTATGACATACAAAGAGGCTTTAATCCAACTAATTGAACAAGTTGAGGAAAATGAAAGATTGGAATTACAAAACAGAATTCAAACTCAACAAATTTGTGAAATGAAGCCAAAAGTAGATTATTGTGATCTTATTTTGAAAAGTGATAGATTAGTGACCATTTCTCAAATTGCTAAAGATTATGGAAAGAGTGGTAAAGCGTTTAATAAAATTTTAAATGAGCTAAAAATTCAATATAAGCAATCGGGGCAATGGTTATTATATAGCAAATTCCAAGATAAGGGGTACACTCAATCTGAAACAATTCTTATTAAAAGAAATGATGGTCGATCTGATGCTAAATTGAACACAAAGTGGACTCAAAAAGGACGGTTGTTCTTATATAACTTACTAAAAGAGAATAATATACTGCCAATGATTGAGCAGACTAATTAAAATAGCGATTTTACGAAAGGAGAGATTGTATGAAGTTTGACAAAGAAAAAAAAGATCATATTACAGTCTATGATGGTCAAACAAAAATATTTTCATTTAATTTAAGAAAAGACATTCCTAAAGTAAATACAATTAGCGAACCATTATTTAAACCTGGAGATAGGGTAAAAACAAAGCATGGAATTGGTGAAGTAATGAATATATGGGGACTTAATGAGAGAATGATCTATAAATATGATGTTCTAATTATTGAAAATAACTTTTGTAGATTTTGGCGTCTTTGCTTTGAAGAAGATCAGTTAGAAATATACAGTAATAAAGAAGGAGAGATGAAAAATATGGAAAACAATGAATTAAAAAGAATTAGAGATTTAGCATTAAATATTATTAGGAATGTTAAAAATTATAAAATTACATCTGCTAGAGATGAGTACAGTAAGAAAATTGAGGAACTTACTAAACAAATAGAAGTAAACAAATTAGCTAAAAAACACGCAGAATTATTACAAAAAGATATTCAAAATTTATTAGGTAGAGATTGTAGTAATGATTCTTCCAACTTGTTAGCATATAGTAATTTTTTAACCACAGTTAATTTTCTAGATAGTGATGGTTATCTAACAACAGATGAGAAAAATGAGAAACAGAAAACGGTAAACGATTTTAAAGAAGAAAGAAAACAAATTGTCAAAAAATTTGATAACATTATTAATTCATTATACTTATGTACAACAACTGATCAAATTAATGAATTTTTAGATAATCAGAAATTTAGAGTTAATGGCTTAATTGTAAGTCCAGAAGACTGGAAAGGATAAAATAGAGAACAGATGAACGAAGTAATAATTAAATATGAAAATAATCAAATGTTAGTAACTAGCTTACAAGTTGCAGAAAACTTTGGAAAAAGACATAGACATGTATTGGAAAGTATAAGAAATTTGGTGGCCGAAAATTCGGCAGCCAAATTAGTATTCTTTGAAAGTGAGTATGAGAATCGTGGTAAAAAATACCCAATGTTTACAATGAATAGGGATGGATTCACATTGTTGGCTATGGGATTTACTGGGAAAGAGGCTCTAGAGTGGAAGTTCAAATATATTGAGGCATTCAATAACATGGAAACCAAGTTAAATAGTCCTGAATTTATTATGAATAGAGCTTTGGAAATTTCTAGAAAACAAGTGGAAGCTCTAATGCTTGAGAACAAAGAATTAAAGCCCAAAGGAGAATACTTCGATGCTTTAGTTGACAGAAATTTACTAACAAATTTTAGAGATACAGCAAAAGAGATTCATGTTAAGCAAAAGGTGTTGATGGAGTATTTGTATGATAAAAAATATATTTATAAAGATAAAAGAGGAAATACCAAACCTTATGCAAAACATGTGGAAAATGGATATTTTGAGATCAAAGAATATGCAAACAACAAAGCTGTAGGTGTTCAAACATTAGTAACACCAAGAGGACGAGAAGCATTGCGATTATTATTGAGCAATAAAAATTAATAAAATTTCATCTTTATTAAACAAGGTAATTAATCAGTTTAAAGAGAGTTTTAAAAGCAGAGTTGTAAAAAAACAGGAAAGAGGAAAAAAATGTTAAGTTTAATCTTTATTATATCGTTAATATTGGCGGTTATTTTATTTAAAAAAACAAGTCGGAATTGCAAATATGAAGGACTATATTTTACTGGAGCAATATTAAATGTTGCATTGGCTATTATCCTTGGATTTTTGATACTAGATATCATTGTCTATTATATTGATGTTTTTAATGTAGATAAAAAAATAGATATATATATAGAAGAAAACAAAAAGATTGAGTCTGATGTATCAATAGCTGTGGGTAATTATCAGATTTATGAAAACAGTACTTTTAAAGAAATCATAGACAATCCAACTGTATTGGCAGTGGTGTGTCCAGAACTTAAATCAAATGAACTTGTTTTAAAACAAGTTGATCTTTACATAGAAAACAGTCAAAAAATAAAGGATTTAAAATTAATGAAAGTAACTAAAGATATATATAAATTTTTACTTTATTTAGGATAATAAAAAAAACGAAAGAAGAGGAAAAGAAAAATGTTTAAATTTACTTTACAGGCTATTTTATTAATTACAGTTGTTAGTTTAGTTGTATGGGGGCTATTTGATTTTACAGAAGAAAAATTTAAGCCAAATAAAAGAGGATTATATGCATTAATTCCGTTAGTTTTATTTATTAGTTCAATGTGTGTTGCAGTTGTTCCAGCAAATACAGTTGGCGTTAAATATAGTTCATTTAGTGGAACTAGTGAAAACACTTTAGGTGAGGGGGTACACTTTAAAACACCATTTGATACTATTTATGAAATTGATACAACTGTCCAAGAAAGAACAGGAGAAAAAATTAAAGTTCAAACTTCAGATGCTCAATTTTTGGAAATGGTAGTAAATATTAAATACCAGGTATCTAGTAAAGATGCGTTTAAAGTATATAAGGGATATAAGACGTTAGAAGCATTAAATAAAAATATTATTGCCAACTATGCTCAAAGTGCTTTATCAGAAGTATGTACTCAATATAATATTATTGATATTTTAGGTGACAAACGTAATGAAGTTATTGGTAAAGCAAGTAATTTATTGAAAGAAAAATATGCTTCAGAAGGCGTAACTTTAAAGATCTAACCATAAAAGATATGGATGCTGGAGCTGAAATTGAAAATGCAATCAAACAAGAAGCTGTTGCTAAGAAAAATGTAGAAACAGCAGAGCAAAACAAGCAAATAGCTCAAAAAGAAGCGGAAACAAAGTTGATTAAAGCTCAAGGCGAAGCAAATGCAAATGCTGTTAAGACAAGTCAGTTGACAGATCAAATTTTAATTGAACAATGGATTGAAAAATGGGATGGAGAATTACCAACTGTTAGTGGAAGCAATAATAATATGATTGATATTAGCAAACTATTAGAAAAATAGGAGGTTGGAGTTGTGCTTAACTTTAAAGGAGAGTGTATTGATGAATTTGTTGAAAAAAAACTATCCTTTGTTTATATGGATGGTAAATAAGTACAATAGGAAAAATTATCATACACCACCACAAGATTTAATTGATTATTGTTTAACAACTTATCTTTCTTATTGTCAAAAATTTGATGTGGAAAAAAATGTTAAGTTTTCATATTTTTTAACAAAGCCAATAAAATATAGAATTAACCATTATTATAATAGAAATAAAAATTGTAAATTTAAAACGATTGGGGCAATGTCGTTAAATAGTGAAATAAGAAACGAAAATGGTAAGCCAACAGAATTTATAGAATTAATACAATATAAATTTAACAAGTTTTCAAACCAAAATAATCATGTATTGTTAAATGAAATATTAGCGTATTTAAAGTCAAATTTTAGTTCAAGAGATTTAGAAATGTTTAATTTATATATTAATGGTGAAAATCAAGTAGATATTGCAAAAAGATATAGTATTTCTCAGGTTCAAGTATCAAGAGTCATTAAAAATATAAGAACCAAAATAAGAAATCACTTTGGTTTTAGTAATTAAAATATTACTTTTATTAATAATTTATGGAGGTAAAATATAAAAAGTTTTCTAAAAGAAACCAACTGTTTTGGAGGTTTTTATAATTAATGAGCAGTACAAATAGAGGGAAAGAGCGTAATAAGTTTGATTATTATGTAACACCTCAAAAGGATATAATTAATTTTTTAAAAGTTTTCAAGGGAAATCATAATGAATTGAATAACATAGAAAACGTATTAGATCCTTGTGCTGGTGGAGATAAAGATAACGATATGAGTTATCCAGAAGCTATAAAAAAAGTTTTTCCAGTTTGGAATATTGAAACTTTGGACATAAGAATGGATAGTAAAGCAAATTTTAAGGGAGTAAATTATTTGGATACAGACATATCAAAAATTTTACCCGATTATAACGCTGATATTATTTTTACTAATCCGCCATTTAATTTAGCAATGGATTTTGTCAAAAAAGCAATGTGTGATGTAAGTGAAAATGGTTATGTAATTATGTTGCTTAGATTGAATTTTCTTGGAAGTAAAGATAGAAATATCTGGCTAAGAAATAATATGCCATATGAAATATACGTGCATTCAAAACGTATGAGCTTTACAAAAGATGGTGGAACCGATAGTGTAGAATATGCTCACTTTGTATGGAAAAAGGGGTATAAGGGTATTACTAGATTGCATCTATTGGAATTTAAATAGATAGAAATAGATATATTAATCCATTTGTAATTCATTTAGATTTATTAAAATTAATTACTTTACAATTACAAATGGTTGATTAAGAAATAAAATAAACTTTTTATTCAGACGTGGATAAAAAGACAAAGAATATCAAATAAAACAAATATAGAAAATAAAGAAGAGAAAGGAAATAAAATAATACTAGTTAAAGAAAATATTTTCGATTATAAGGTAATAAATTGAGTAATAATAAAAAGTTTATTCTAAAACAAGACGATTGTCTAGAGGTAATGAAACAAATACCTGATGAAAGCGTAGATTTAATTGTAACAGATCCACCATATTTAATGAATTATAAAACAAACCGCAGAAAAGATAAGTCACATATGTTTTGTACACCTATTAGTGGCGATAATGATAGCTTGTTAATACAATTATATATATCGGAGTGCTATAGAATTATGAAAAATAATACAGCAATGTATATGTTCTGCAATTCCAATAAAATTGATTTTTTTAAAACCGAATTAGAAAAGACTGGTTTTAAAATAAAGAATATAATTATATGGATTAAAAACAATTGGACAGCAGGCGATTTAAAGGCACAATTTGGAAAACAATATGAAATGATAATTTTGGTAAACAAAGGAAGAAAATTTTTTAATGGGAAGCGCCTGACTGACGTTTGGTACTTTGATAGAGTTAGTGGTAAAAAGCAATTACACCAAAATCAAAAACCAATAGAGTTATTAGAACAATGTATTAGAAAACACAGTGATGAAAACGATATTGTATTTGATGGGTTTGCAGGAAGTGGTTCTACGGGTGAAGCTGCGCTCAGAACAGGTAGAAAATTTTTAGGAATTGAGATTGATAAAAATTATTTCAACATAGCAAATAAAAGACTTGAAAGAGTTGAGCAAGAAATTAAATAAAAAGTAGGTTTTATAAAGGATTGAACCCCTAGTTGTAAATACAGGCTTTGTGAAACATGATGGTTATAACATTTAGAAGTTATTTATCGTCAATATAAAGATATTGGAAAGGAAGGATTATAAATGAAAAGAATTATTAGAAAAAATACTTTTGAAACTAACTCTAGTTCATCACATTCGTTTTCGATTTGTATTAAAGATAAAAAAATATCTCACCCCAAGGAAATTAACTTTGAGGCACATGAATTTCATAATTATCCATTTGATGGCGACGATATGAGTTCAATGCAAGGTAGAGCAAATTATCTTTATTCTATAGCTATTCAATGTTTTATGGAAAATAAATTAAAAGAGGCGTTACAAAAAGCATTACCTAATACTAAGTTAAAGTTTGAACACGAATATAGAGAAATAAAAAATACCTATTTAATTAATCATCAAGCACAATATGCGGGGTCAGATCTCTTAGACAGAGTCTTGGAAGATAGTGTCTTATTAATAAACTACTTATTGGATGATAAAACAGATGTACTGATTACAGGAGACTATGATTATTCAGGTGTAACTGGCGGAAATGATCGATTTGTAATCGGTGATGTTAAATATGAATAATTAAGGAGAAAATTAATGAAGAAAATAATTAGAAATAACACTTTTGAGACAAATAGTAGCTCTACTCACAGTTTAACAATGTGCCTGAAATCAGATTATGAAGCATGGCAACGTGGAGAAGTTGTTTCAACTGAGAATGTATACCTATATAAAGGTGACAAAACGTTTATAACTATTGACGAAGCTCTTGATTTTATTAAAACAGAAGAATACTACAAAAACAAAATTAAAGACTATAATTTAACCGACAAGAAATCAATTAGAATATTATTAGATGATTTGGATTTTGGGTTTTATGATGATGATAATTATGAATTAGAAAAATTCTATGATGAATTTACAACTTCTTCAGGTGAAATTGTTGTGGCATTTGGAGAATATGGTTATGACGGTTAGTTTATTGCGAACATATAGAAATGGCAATGCAAATATTGAATTATATACTGATGGAACAAGAATATGTCAAACAGAAGATAAAGAATTTAATTTTAAAATGCCAATGAACATGGACATTAAAGTGACTAATTGTTGCACGTTTGGATGTGACATGTGTCACGAAAACTCATCCCCAGAAGGTAAACATGCACCACTAGAAAACTTTGATTTTATCAATAGTTGGGTATCTGGTTCTGAAGCAGCGCTCGGCGGTGGAATGTTGACTAGTTACCCACATTTAGATGAATTGCTAGAAAAGTTATATAAAAAAGGAATTGTTACTAATGCTACTTTTCATCAAGATGAATTTGTATCTAATATAGATAAGATAAAGTCTTGGCAAGAAAAAGGATATCTTCATGGAATTGGAGTATCTTTTATAAAAGAATCAGAATGTTTGAAAGAAGTATATGGTGAGGTAGAAAATGTGGTATTCCATGTTATTGCAGGATTAGTTGACTACAAAGAATTATCATATTTAATCAATAATTTTTCTAATCCAAAAGTATTAATTTTAGGTTATAAACATTTTCGACGAGGAAATAAGTTATATGAAAAAAATGGAGTTGAAATAGAAAATAGAATCATTAAATTAAGTAGAAACATCGATTGGTTATTTAAAAATTTTAAGGTAGTTAGCTTTGATAATTTAGCTTTAACTCAACTAAATGTACGTAGATGGATTTCAGATTCTGCATGGGATAAGTTTTACCAAGGAGAAGAAGGATCTTCTAATATGTATGTAGATGCAGTTGAAGGTAAGTTTGCTCGAAACAGTACATCAACTAAGAGGTATAAGCTAACAAATAACATTGAAGAAATGTTTGATGTAATTAAAAAACAAGAAAGGAATGAACAATTATAAATAATATATTAAAAACAACAGAGCAAACTCCTATCGAGATTGCTTTAGGAATAGATGAAAACGGTATGACAACTGCCAGAAAGTTGTATGATTTTTTAGAATTAGCACCAACGCAATTTGCAAGATGGGCTAAAAAGAACATAGAGAAGAATATATTTTATGATGAGAACAAGGATTGGTGGGGGTTCGACATCATGTCGAGCGGTAATAAATGTAAAGATTATAAGCTAACAACAGACTTTGCCAAACACTTATCTATGGAATCTCATTCGGTTAGAGGAAAAGAAGCAAGAGATTATTTTGTAACAGTTGAAAATAAAGCACGTGATACTCAATTGCAGTTACAGAATTTATCACCCGAACTAAGATTATTGATTTCACTAGAACTAAAACAAAATGAACATGAAAAACAACTTAAACAAGTCAAAGATGATGTTAAGGGTATTAGAGAAGTTGTAGCTATTGATCACACATCATGGCGAGATGAAACTAATAAGTTGTTACGAAAAATAAGTACAAGTTCAAATGGTGAAGTATCTTTTAAGGATGTTAGAAATGAGTCTTATAAACTTCTTGAACGTAGAATGGGAGTTAATTTGCCAACAAGATTGACTAACAAACGTAGAAGAATGTTAGAAGAAGGTGTCTGCAAATCTAAAATAGAAAGAACAAATAGTTTAGATGTTATTGCAGATGATAAAAAACTAATTGAAGGATATATAGCAATTGTTAAAGAAATAGCTATTAAATATGGTTTGTAAAATGGAACAGAAATTTAGAGCATTTTATCAGGGCGATATTGAAGATTACTATGATCTAACATTTTACTCTCAAGTTATTGAGGGTGAAATGTGGTTTGTTTGCAATAAAGATTCAGACATTAAATTTGAAGCATCGTATGTTTTTGGTGGTGAAGATTGGGTTATAAACATGTGTACTGGATTAACAGATTTGAATGATGAATTAATATATGAGGGTGATATTTTACCTTTTGAATTATCAAATAAAACATTTGAATATTATTATATAAAATATGATGATGAAAATTGTCAATTTAAAGCTGTAAATAAATGTGATACAAATATTATTCATCACGATATGTGGGGAAACTCATCAGTTGCTGGGAATATTCACTGCAATAAAATTCTTCTTGATAATTTGGATTTGCCACAAATCGGATCATTAGCAATGATTAAAACATCTGGCGAAAGTATCTATTTATCAAACAAATGGTATAGAAATAATGAAAATCTGCAAAATGACATTGATAAAGCATATTACTCGCTAAAAAACATAGTTGAGAAACTTAATAAAGAAATCTTTACACTTAAATCAAGAAATATATTTCAAAGAATTTTCAGAAAATATGAATAAAGGAGAAAATTTATAATGGACGTTGTTGTAACTACAATTGGGTACGTTATAGGAGTTGGTGGGATTGTTTGTGCAATCATAAAGATATGTCAAGAAAAACATGATAATTCTAAATATATGATTATCATGATGGCTTGTGTTGCCATTATATATATTACAAATTTGATTGCCGAATCAATTAGATAAAAGAACTGTTTTAATTAAAAGGATGGTATAAATATATGAAGAATGTTAACAAAAAACTTCAATACTTAATAAGCTTTAAAACATATAAGGACATTTGCGATATGTATTCAAAAATACAAAATAATGTACCGCTCTATATTGTCGAATCGTTATATGTAAACGCAGTAGATGAAGTGCTTAAGGAATATAATTGTAATACTCTAACCGAAGGAAATCTTAGTTGGGGGAGAGGGCACGTATATGCAAGAGACAAATTAATCAAAAAGCTATTATATTGGCTTGAAGATAAAGAAGAAATTAATAATTCAAAGGAGAAAAGAGAGCAAATGAAAACACTAAATGAAAGAATGGAAGAGTTTTTAAATAATTATTATGACTTGAAGAAAAATAGAATAATTGATAAATATAATGAATTAATAACACAAGCAAAAGAAAAATCTAACAAAGAAGCAGCAACTAAATTAATTCAAAAAATAGCATCCAATTCATACAAAATAGATGTTAGTAAAATTAAAAATTGTTTGCCAGATGGTTATGCTGAAAATGAGTTATCTATTGCTATTTAAGGGCTTAAGTTAATAGATAAAAACAATGAAGAAGTTAAATTATGTTTGTCGGAGGAAGATAAAACTGCACTATCAAGATTAGCTACATTAAAAAATACTGAATTGGGTAATTTAAATGAATTACTAAGCCAGGTCAAAATGTTAATATTAACATGTGAAAGTGACCATGACTTTAAAGAAATTTTGACTGCTTACAATATAATTGACAAAACAACTGGGAGATTGATTGTCTAATGTCTGAAGTCTATGAATTAAGTTTGAGTAAAAATTATGTAAGTAGTTGGACAATTAGTGATGCAATAAGAGAGATTCTTCAAAACGCAATTGATAGTGAAAAAGATGGTCATAAAATGTATGTAAATTATGATGTAGAAAATGAAGAGTTGTTAATTGGGAATAAACATACATATATTGATAAAAGTACTCTAATTCTTGGAATTGGTGATAAAACTAATAATAATAAAATGATCGGCGGAAATGCTGAAGGATATAAATTAGCATTAGTGGTCTTATTAAGAAATAATCACAATGTTGTTATTTCTAATAGCGAATATTTATGGGAACCTTACTTTGAATATTCTGATACTTTTAATACAGAATTATTAAAAGTTAAATCAACAAAATGTTTAGATAATAATAATCTAGAATTTAAAATTAATAACATTTCATCATTAGTATTTGAAGATTTAAAAAATGATTTTCCTTGTATAGAAAATGATTTTGGAAAGGTAATTAATACAGTTAATGGACAAATTCTATTAGATATGAAATTCAAAGGGAAGATGTTCGTTGAGGGTTTATATGTACAATCAGATGACAACTTTCAATTTGGATATAATTTTAATGCATGTGAAGTTAAATTGGATCGTGATAGAAAGGCTATTAACTATTATGATTTAAAAAAATTAACTGCAAAAGCAGCAATTACGGTAGAAGAATGTAATGATGAAATTTACAAACAGATAGTTAGAAGTAGTACCGATACTTCGAAAATAGCCGACATAATAGATTTTTTAGATGATGACTTTGCAAAAGAATTTACTGCAAAATTTTATGAGGAAAATAAACTTGATGATGATGTTATGGTAGCTACTTCTGGTGTAGGAAAATTATTAGAAAAAGAGGGGTACAAAACATTTGAATCTAATGAAAATGTATCAGCTATTGTAGCTAAAGCAAAAGATAAAGAGGATATATTAGATGAGGCTAAAGATAAAATGAGAAAACAATCAAATGAATCAAGTGCTTGGTCAGAATTTGAAGACTCTAATACCAGAAGAATACTTAGATTATTATATAAAATACAAAATAAATTATCTAAAAGTGAACATGACGAACTATATGATATTGCAATTGATGTATCTGATTACAGTTTTAAATACATTCAAGAGGTTGTAAAAGATAGTTTGCCAGAGTGTTTGGAAGATAAATATATTAATGAAAGGTTAGAGGAGTGTTAGATGTATTATAAATTTACTTGTAATATGACATGTACTGGCAAGGGGTATGTTGAAGCTGATTCATTAGAAGATGCAAAGCAAAAAATATTAACTGGCTGTTACGATGATATTTATGATGAGACTGATCACAAAATTGCTGAAATAGTTGCAATCGAGAAAGATGATTGTGAACAATAATAGTTGTGATTTGTATGTTGATTTAACAAAAAAATGGATTAACTAACGAAGAAGTTAAAATGGTAAACAAATTAGTCAAAAAAACAGGTGTTTTATTCTATGAGTTAACTATTAGCTATCTAGAGTTTAAGAAACTAGGTGAATTATTTAACGATAATATTAATGAAAGTGAGAATTAAAATGGAGATTTAAAGGAGTCTAAATGGATAAAACAAAATTAGGAAATCGTATGAAAGAATACGAAAATCAATCACAAACAAAGCTGTTAAGAAGATTGCCTGTTATTATTCGTGTTGATGGCAAAGCTTTCCATACATTTACTAAAGGTCTAAATAAACCGTTTGATATAGACTTTTGTGATGTTATGAAGCATACAATGAAAAAATTATGTCAACAAATTCAAGGATGCGTTTTGGCTTATTGTCAAAGCGATGAGATAACACTTGTTTTAGTAGACTATAAAAATATCAACAGCGATGCTTGGTTTGATAATAAAGTTCAAAAAATGGTTTCAACAAGTGCAGCTTTAGCCACTTTATATTTCAATCAAGAAGTTGAATCAAAAAATTGTTTTAGTGCGGTATATTTTCCAGATGAAGAAAATTTATGGGAAAAGAGATGCTTTAAAGCTTCATTTGATTCAAGGGCATTTAATTTGCCTAAGCATGAAGTTGTGAACTGCTTGATTTGGAGACAACAGGATGCTATTAGAAATAGTATTCAAGCATTGGCTCAATCTAGATTCTCACATAATGAAATGCAAGGCTTGAATTGTGATGAATTAAAAGAGAAACTGTCTGTTGAGGAAGGTGTTCATTGGGATAAATTACCCAATGAATTACAAAGAGGTGTTTGTTGTATTAAAGATGGTGATGGAAATTGGGTTATTGATTATAACATACCATTATTTACAGATGAAAGAGATTATATTAACAATTTAGTTATGCTAGAACAATAGGAGAAAGAAATGAAAAAGAAATTATTAATTGTGGTGGATATGCAAAATGACTTTATTGATGGTTCTTTGGGAACAAATGAAGCTAGGGCAATTTTACCAAATGTTATAGATAAAATTAAAGAATATAAAGACAAGCCTGATTCAAGAATAGTATTTACTTTAGATACACATAACGAGAATTATCTCAATACAAACGAAGGTATAAATTTACCAATAATTCATTGTATTAAGGGGAGCTATGGTTGGTGTTTGAATGGAGAAATATTAAAATTAATTAAACCTAAACCAAAACAATTATTTGAAAAGAAAACATTTGGGTCAGTAAAATTAGCTCAATATGTAAAAAAAACATCAGTTTACTGATATTGAAATTGTTGGATTATGTACTGATATCTGTGTAGTAAGTAACGCATTGCTAATTAAGACGTTCTGTCCAGAAATACATATTGTTATTAATTCAAAGTGTTGTGCTGGAACAACTTCAGAAAATCATAAATATGCACTTAAAACAATAAATTCCTGCCAAATAGAGGTGATATAAAATGATTTTAATTAATGATAGTAAATTAAAACTAAATCATTTTCCTGATGGCACATTACATTTAACTCCTTCATGCGAAATTAAAACAGTTAATATTATCAAATGGTATTATGAAAATGAAGAAGAATTAATTGCTTTAATTTATATTACAAATTATTTAAAAGAGCATGGTGGAAAAGAAAATGAATTACATATGCCATATATTCCTAACGCAAGAATGGATAGAATCAAGACAAAGAGAGATGTATTTACATTAAAATATTTCGCCAATATTATAAATTCATTAGGATTTAAAAAAGTGCTATCAATTGATCCACATTCGCCAGTTAGCGAAGCTTTGATTGATAATTTATATTTACTTGACTTAAATGTATTTGTAAGACGACTTATATTAAGAGATATTAATATTAACGAAAATATTAATGAAGATGACTTAATTGTTTATTTCCCCGATAATGGGGCTAGTAAAAAATACGAAGATTTATTTCGTGGGTTTAAAACTTGTTATGGAGTAAAACATCGTGATTGGACAAGCGGGAAAATTATGGGGCTTGAAATAATTACAAACGAAATTGATTTGAAAGACAAGACCGTATTAATGTTTGATGATATTTGTAGTTATGGTGGATCAATGTATTATGGTGCAAATAAATTAAAAGAACTTGGAGCAAAAAAGATTTATGCTTATGTAAGTCATTGCGAAAATAGTATTTTAGATAGAGAAAGAGGAACTTTAATTAAATCACTGGAAGATGGCACAGTAGAAAGACTGTTTACTACTAATAGTTTATTTACTGGAAAACACGAGAAAATTGAAGTTATAAAGGTTTAAGAAAGGAAAATGAAATGAAAAATTTAACAACCTTATTATTGTCGGATACATATAAACAAACACATCTGCGAATGTTTCCTAAGGATTTAACAAAATTGGTTTCTTATTGGACACCTAGAAAAGCGATGTCAGAGAAGTATGATAAAATGGTGTTCTTTGGTTTGCAGGAGTTTATCAAAAAGTATCTTGTCGAAGATTTTTAATAATAACTTTTTTAACAAACCAATAGATGAGGTTATTGGAGAATATAATTCCTATATGGACACACAATTAGGCGAAGGAAACTATGATTTGGACGCAATCATAAATCTTCATAAATTAGGGTATCTACCCATTCTAATTAGAGCATTGCCTGAAGGAAGTATTGTTAATATGGGAGTTCCTTGTATTGAATTGACAAATACTCATCCAGATTTTGCGTGGGTTGTACAATGGCTAGAATGTATTCTACAAGTAGAATTATGGCCAACATGTAATTACGCTACTATTGGAAAGATTTATAAGGAAGTAGCAAACAAATATTATGATCTAACAGTTGATAATATGGATTCTAGAATGGCTATGTCAGACTTTGGAATGAGAGGTATGTCATGTTTAGAAGATTCTATTAGAACATCTGCATCATGGCTGTTATCTTTTGATAAGACAAGTACAATCCCCGCATTGCAATATATTAGAGAATATTATAATGCTGATAAAAATATTGGAATTGGAGCTGTATCTACAGAGCATGCAGTTATGGGAGCTAACTTCTCAGTTGATGGCGATGAAATCACTTTTGTAAAAAGATTATTAACAGAATTATATCCTAATACTTCATTCAGCATGGTATCTGATACTTATGATTATTGGAATATAGTAAAAAATATTTTACCTCAATGCAAAGAAGAAATTATGAATCACAATGGAAAGTTATTAATTAGACCTGATAGCGGAGATATTGTTGAAATATCAATTGAAACAATTAAACTCTTGTGGAAAACATTTGGTGGAAGTATCAATAGTAAAGGATATAAAGTATTAGATCCTCATATTGGCATTATTTATGGGGATGGATGTACTATAAATAAAGTCGAAGAAATCTATGAAGAGTTATATAAACTAGGGTTTGCTGCTAACAACATTGTATTTGGAGTAGGAGCGTTCTGCTTCCATGCTATTTTTGAAGATGATGGAAAGTTTATTGTTAATACAAGAGATACATTTGGTATTGCTATGAAGGCTACTTATGGGGAAGTTGGAAATTTCAAATTCCCTATTTATAAAAATCCTAAAACAGACACATCAAAATTAAAGAAATCTCATAAAGGTTGTTGTGCTGTTATTAAAACAGAAGATGGATATAAATGCGTAGATGGATATAATTGTTTAGTTTCTACAGAAAATACGTCATTAGAAAAAATGTTTAGCAATGGTATGTTAAAAAGAGAAGAATCATTTGAACAAATTCGTCAAAGATTAAATAAAGGAGAATTTTAATGATTGATAACTTTAGAGGTAAATATCGTTTTTTAAGCAATTATTATGAAACACCAATTGAATATGATGGGATAGTTTATCTTAATAATGAAGCTGCTTTTCAAGCACAAAAAATAACTAGAATTAGTGAAAAGATTAAATTTCAAAATTTAAATCCTGTCGAAGCCAAGAAACTAGGGAGAAAAATACTTTTAAGAGATGATTGGGAAAAAGTAAAAGAAAAATATATGTATGAAATTGTTAAAGCAAAATTTACTCAACACCAATATTTAAAGAAAAAGTTATTAGATACATATCCTCATGAATTGATTGAAGGAACGACTGGTTGGCATGATAATATTTGGGGCAATTGTGAGTGTCCTAAGTGTAAAGATATTGTAGGAGAAAACAAACTAGGCAAAATTTTAATGAAAGTTAGAAGTGAGATTTGATAATGGACTATTATTTAAGCCCAGATAATTGTTATCAAAGATTAGAAGATGAGTTTATAAAATATGGCAAATTAATCATTGCTGTAGATTTTGATGATACAATTTATGATTTCCATAGGCTTGGACGAACATATACAAATGTTATTAACTTATTAAAAAGATGGGATAGATATGCACAAATTATTATCTTTACGGGTAATGGAGTAGATAAACTTTCCGAAATAAAATCTTATTGCAATAGATATGGAATTCCTTATGATGGGATTAATTGTAATTCAATGGTAAAAGTAAATGGACGTAAGATATATGCCAATGCTTATTTAGACGATAGAGGTGGATTGCCTATGGTATATGATCATCTTAATACATTAATTGAAAAAATAGAAAAAGGAGTGATTTAGCATGTATAAGTTTGATGCTAAAAAAGTAAAAGATGAAATAGTTTCTTTTATAAAAGATTGGTTTGATAAAAATGGCAAAGATTGTAATGCTGTTGTTGGAATATCTGGCGGAGTTGACTCTTCAGTTGCAGCAGCCTTATGTGTAGAGGCATTAGGGAAAGAAAGAGTAAGAGGATTGCTTATGCCTTGTGGAGAACAAGAAGATATCAGCTATTCTTATTTTCTTTGTGGACAACTTGGGATCAGTTTTGATGTTATGAATATATTTAATGCAGTAACTGCTATTAATAATCAATTTCCACCAAGTGTTGAGGTTTCAAAACAAACTATTATAAATCTTCCTGCTAGAATTAGAATGGCTACATTATATGCATATTCTCAATCGGTTAATGGCAGAGTTGTCAATACTTGTAATTTATCAGAGGATTGGATAGGATATTCAACCAGATATGGAGATAGTGTTGGGGATTTTAGCCCACTATCAAAACTTACAAAGACAGAAGTAAAACTTATTGGCAAAGAATTGGGACTATCCAATATACTAATAGATAAAGTTCCAACTGATGGACTTTGTGGGAAAACCGATGAAGAAAATTTTGGTTTTTCCTATGAAATTTTAGACAAATATATTCGCACTGAGGAAATAGATGATTTAGATATTAAAAACACAATTGATAAAATGCATAAAAAAAATTTATTTAAATTTCAACCAATGCCATGTTTTGAATATATAGCAAACTAAGAAACATTAAAAAAACAAGGAGAAAATAAAAATGCTAAAACAAATAACACAAGAAGAACTAAATAAAATATTAAATCTTCATGAAAAATGGTTAAATAATGAATATGGTGGAGCTAGAGCAGATTTAATTGACGCAAATTTAATTAATGCAAATTTAAGTAATGCAGATTTAAGTAATGCAGATTTAAGTTATGCAGATTTAAGTAATGCAGATTTAAGTAATGCAGATTTAAGTTATGCAGATTTAAGTGGTGCAAATTTAAGATATGCAAATTTAAGTGGTGCAAAATTAAGTAATGCAAATTTAAGTAATGCAGATTTAAGAGGTGCAGATTTAAGTGGTGCAAATTTAAGATATGCAAATTTAAGTGGTGCAAAATTAAGTAATGCAAATTTAAGTGGTGCAAAATTAAGTAATGCAAATTTAAGATATGCAGATTTAAATAATGCAGATTTAAGTGGTGCAAAATTAAGTAATGCAAATTTAAGTGGTGCAAAATTAAGTAATGCAAATTTAAGATATGCAGATTTAAATAATGCAGATTTAAGAGGTGCAAATTTAAGTAATGCAAAAGGCTTACCATCAGCAATCGAAATTATGAATAAATATTTCGAAAAAACTGATGAGGGATATATTGCCTATAAAACATTTGGTCTATGCTATAAACCAAATCCTAATTGGAAAATTGAAATAGGAGAAGTAATAGAAGAAAATGTCAATTTCAATAGAACAAGTGGCTGTGGGTGCGGTATAAATGTAGCAACTTTAGATTGGGTTAAAGGAGACATAACAACTTCAGGTCGAACAATATATAAAGTTCTTATTAGAAACGAATGGCTAATGGGTGTGTGCGTACCTTATCAAACAGATGGTAAAATCAGATGTGAGAAAGTTGAAATTATTGGTGTCGTAGAAGAATAAGTGCAAGTACTGGTATATGTTAAAGATATCAGAATGGTTTTATTGTATCTTGATGTTTAGGAAAATAAACAAATATACAGTTTGTAAATTGTATAAATGGGAAAAATATGTAAAAAAAGAAAATTGATGAATAGAAATAAATAGAAAGAATGAGGTAGAAAAATGGGAAAATATTAATATGAATCGAGAATGAGTTAAATGATGTTAACAATGTATATTGAAATATATATATATATATATATATATAAATGATAAAAGAAAGAAACAAAAAAAGAAAAAAATATCAATATATGAAATGTGTGAAAACAAATAGACCAAGTTTGACAGTAGGTAAGATTTATAAAATTTTAAGGCTTAAGAACAGTACTCACGATATTAGAATAGAAGATGATAACCATCAGCCTATTTGGATTACGCCTGGAGCATCTAAAAAAGAACAATTTAGTTTGGTATTAAGATAAGGAGAAGGAATAGTAAATGGAGTTTAAAAAGTATCAACATATTGCAAGACTCGGAACTTCTGAAACCGAGGGTATTTTAAATGGAAAGGTATTTATCCAACCTAAAATTGATGGAACTAATGCTTCAATTTGGTTAAATGACGATGGAACACTAGGTTGTGGAAGTAGACGAAGAGAGCTGACATTATTTCAAGATAATCAAGGGTTTTATAATCATTATAATAAAAATGAAAATATAACAAATTATTTAAGAGAACATCCTAACCACAGGTTGTTTGGAGAGTTTTTAAAACCCCATTCGCTAAAAACTTACAATGATGATGCATGGGATAAATTTTATGTATTTGACGTTTGCGAAGATTTAGGCGAAGATATAAGATATTTAAGTTTTGAAGAATATAGTCCACTACTAGATAAATATAAGATTGATTATATTCCAGTTATTAATATATTAGAGAATCCTACAATTGATCAAATTGTTAAAGAATTAAACTCTAATACCTACCTTATTAAAGAAGGTATGGGGTATGGTGAAGGAATTGTAATTAAAAATTATCAATATGTTAACAAGTATGGTAGAAAAACATGGGCAAAAGCAATTCATAGTGAGTATCTCAATAACTCTGGTAAAAAATCCAAAGCTCAACTAAACGAAGATACAACTTCTATTGAAACAAAAATATCTAAAAAATATGTAACAGAGGCATTAGTTGAAAAAGAATATCAAAAAATTATAAATGGTGATAATTTTGATCCTATAAATGATAGAAAAAGATTAATTCCATGTTTATTAAGTGTACTATATCACACTATAATTGATGAAGAAATTTGGAATATTGTTCAAGACTATAAAAAACCAACTATAAATTTTAAAGTTTTGCAAGCTGAGATTACAAATCAAATTAAATTAATTAAGCCTAGTCTATTCGTGAAAGTAGCAGATTGATGGAAGAAAGAAAAGAACGTTTCTTTAAAGTTGTTAGAGATTCGCCCTTACACAAAAAATATTTTACTTGGAAAGAACATAAAAAGAAAATGGTCGAATTGGCTAATGAATTTCTTAAAGAAAATAACATAGATACAAGCGCATTTATACCTTTGTTTGACTCATTTTATTTGAGAAAAGGACAGTTAAATTTTAGCGTCAAAAAACAACTAGATAAAAATAAAACAATTGTTGATGGCACTTGGTTTTATAAATTGAAACAAAAATCTAATTGATGGAAGAGTGGCATAAGCTACTATTAGAAAATAGTATAAAAAAGAATGTTGTAAAACCATCATTAGAGCCATATTTGAAAAATGTCGGTAAATATGAATATAGGTATTTTGATCAGGAAGGTGTGATTTATTATACACAAACAAATTGTGGCGAATGGCATGACCATGATTGTTTAGAAGAAATTTCAGAAAATAAATACATGGCAATTATGGCTGAGTATGACAAAAAAGTTTCAAACGTGAAAGATGACGAAGAAAAAGTAGTCCGATAGTAACGTTGAAAATAAATTTAAAATAAAAAAAAGAAAATGGAGGATTTAATGGCAGAAAACAAAATGGATTAAAAAGAGGTGCATCAAGCTTTAGTTTGGTGGGGAAAGTTGCTAAATTTAATAAATTTACTTTCCAAATAGATGAAAAGTCAAAAAAGAGTGATTGGATTTATAACAGCCTAAATCTTGGAATCAACTGCGGAGAAGAATGTGGTGTGATATACGGGAAAGCAATGGGTGGTTATGGAAAAGATCGTAAAAATTTAGTATATGTTCATGGTAAAGATGAAAATGGATATGATGATTTTGATAACAGATTTGATATTGCTTGGGAAGATAGAGACAATAAAGATATTTTAATGACTATTGGTAAAAATTGTTTCTATAAAGCAGGCTTAAAAAAGGATGTTAATGATAATTTAGTTATTGAAGAATTTTTGAGTTCTTATGATTTTATAAATTATATTAAAGAAAACCTTGAAGAAGGTATGATTGTTAATGTCAAAGGAAATTTAAAATATTCATTTAATAATGATGATAATGTAGTGGTAAATAAAGAAATTAAAGCAATCTATCTTTCAAATAAAAAACCAGAAGAATATGATGCCAAATTTACTCAAACAGTATTATTCGATAAGGACTGCCTAGATGTTAAAAAATATGACAAAGATAAAGGATGTTTATTAATAGATGGTTATGTGGCGGATTACCTTAAAGATTATAAAGGCGTTGATGTAAAACAAACTTATCCATTTAAAGTGAACTTTGAATATAAAATAGATAATTCAGATAATGAAAAATATTTAAAATTAATACGATTATTATTCAAAGTTAAAGAGGGCGTTACAGCAATTACTTTTGTAGGAAGATTTATTGAAGGTGGAACCATTGTAACAGCTACATATGACGATTTGGATGATGATATTAAACAAATGGTTGATATGGGAATATATGAACTTGACGAAGCATTGGATAAATGTTCAGTAAGTTCAAATAGAGAACGAAGAATGATGTTAATCAAACCTGACATCAAAATGATTATTAATGAAGATGGAACAAAAACTCCAAAACTTCAAATTGATAGAAAAAAATATGAAGAATCTGATTTAGAATTTATCTTGCCTAAAGCAACAAATAAAAAACAAGATACAGAAATGAAAGTAGTTGATCCAAAATTGGATGATGAAGAAGCGGCAGATTTAGAAAAATTATTGAAAGAATTAGGTGACTAATGGTTAGAAGATTTGGTAAAAAGAATCACGTAAAAGTTGATCCTTTATCATATAATACAATCTTATTAGGAGAACCTAAGATTGGTAAAGAACAACCTATCTCAGAACCAGTGCTTACAAGCGCAGGTTGGAAACCAATGGGAGAGATTCAAATTGGAGACTTGGTTTATGGTAGAGATGGTAAAACATATCCCGTAACTGGAGTTTTCCCACAAGGTGTAAAAGATGTTTATGAAGTAACATTTGAAGATGGTACTTCTACACGATGTGGACTAAAACATTTATGGACAGTGCAAACAGCAAAGCAACGTTCAAATATGGGAAAATATAATGACTATCGTTATAAAGTAGTAACATTGGAGGAAATTTTAAAAGATTATAAAACTCCCGTTAACAACATTAATAAAAAAAGTAAATTTAACTATAAATATAGTGTCCCTATAAACTTACCTATTGAATTTGATAATCAAAATAAATTACCATTATCGCCCTATGCTCTAGGATTAATGCTGGGTAATGGTGGGTTCACTGGTGATGTATATACTTTTACAAACTCAGAGAATGAGCTATTTGAAGAGTTAGCTAATGAGATTTCATCCTTAAATGTTAAACTTCATACAAGATGTTTTGATAATTATAAACAAGCAAGTATTGTATGTGAAACAGATAAATCGAATACTTTCAAAGAAGTAATTAAGAAATTAGGATTAAATAATCGTGGGTCAAAAGAGAAGTTTGTTCCTGAAATTTATATTTATTCATCTATTGAAAATAGGCTTGCTTTATTAAGTGGAATCATTAATACGGGGCATATAGCAAGAGGGAATAATATTTGCATTAGTATTTATTCTAAGCATCTTGCCAATGATATTTCTAGTTTAGCAAGATCGTTGGGTTATATTGTTAAGATTACCGAATATAACCATACAGATGAGAACAGTACAAAAAAGTGTAGCAATGAAATTGAATATTCTATGTCAATTTATGGTGATTATGAAAATTGCATTTATCCACAAAACATAAAAACAAGTTAAATAAAGAGAGAAGTTTTGAATATTCTAAAATCATTAGAGATATTAAATTGGTTGGAAAAGAAGAATCACAATGTATTATGGTTGATAACCCCGATCATACATATATTACAAAAAGACTATATTGTTACTCACAATACAACATTAATTAAAGAGGTTTGTGAAGAATTAGTTGGCGAAGATGGCTATTTATTCTTAGAAATGGGAAAAGAAAGTGGTGCAGATGCCATTGAGGGAATTATTGCTGAAGACGTATCAGATTGGGATACTTTTGAAGATATTAAAGATGACATTATTGAAAATAGAACCACTGATTATAAAGACTTAAAAGTAGTTGTTATAGATACATATGATGGTTTTATTGAATTAGCAGAAGCTGAATCTATTCGTCAAAGTAATAAAGAATATCCAGATGCTAAAGTCAAATCAATCGATGCAGCTTGGAAGGGATATCAAAGAGGACAAAAGAAAGCGTTGGAACTAATGCTTGATGCTTTGTGGGAATTTAAAGAAGTTGGTATTAACTTTATTGTAATTGGTCACGTGAAACCAAAAGAAATCACTGACACTGTTAGTGGTGAAACATATACGACATTGACAAATGATGTTGAAAAAGTTTATTTCAATGGTTTAAAAAAGAAAGTTCATTTCTTAGCATTGGCATACTTTGACAGAACTATCTCATCAGAAAAAACAGGAAAAAAAGATTTCAAAGGAAACGAAGTAATTAAAAAGACTTTAAAATCGCAATCTCGAAAAATTAAATTTAGAGATGATGCATATGTAATCGACTCTGGTTCAAGATTTGCGGAAATTGTACCTGAAATAGAGTTTGATTCTGTTGAATTCATTAAAGCTTTAACAGATGCAATTAAGGCAGAACAGGCTAAATCAAATAAATCATTTGATGAAACAAAAATGGAGCAAGATGAAGAAATTAAGAAAAGAATGAAAGAAATCGAAGTTCAACAAAAAATTATCAAAGAAGAAAAAGAATTAAAAGAAAATATTGAAACCATTCAAGCATTTATTGTAAAAAATAAAACAAACAAAGAAGTTGTTACTCCAATATTATTAATTCTAAAAAAATATGGACTTACTAATTTACAAGAAATTACTGATTTGAACTTATCTAAAGAGATATTAAAGTTGACTAAATAAAATTAAAGGAGGAAGCGATGACTAAACAAGAAAAACAAGATTGGGATGAATTATATCAATATGTAAAACTTAATGTGTTTAATTATGATCAGAATCAGTCGCTTCCTTCTAATATTGTTTTAGGTTTAAAAGGATTGCAAACGGGTAAGGCAATTGAAAATCGAAAGATTAAGGATAATGCTCATTATCCGTTTAAAATCATTTTATTGTCGTTTAAATTAAATAAAAATAAAATTGATTATGCAATTAAAACAAAGAATTTTAAAAATGAACATTCAAAATTTGTATATATTAAAAAGATTGTCGAGAGTGATTTAAACAATTTATATACAAAAATTAAAGAATCTGAAAAAGCCAAAAGCAAAATAGAAGGAATCGATTTAACTAATTTGGAAAATAATTTTAAAGCAAAATATAAACCAAAAACTAAAAAGACAAATAAAAAATTAAAAGGATACTGGTAAGAGGTTGTATTATAGAAAAAAATATATTAAATGGATATGAAAAAGAAAGGTTGAGTACTATTAAAAAGGTTGCTGAAATCAAGTTGCCTTGTGAAGCAAATATAGTTTCAATATTATTTAAAAAACCTGAATTATTATCCAACGTTGAATTAAGCATTAATGATTTTACCAATAATGCTTGGAAGGTATATTTTGCAATAGTGAATGACTTATATAATATTGAAAAAAAGAATGTATTAGATGTTATTACTGTTGGTTTATATTTAGAAAAACATCCAAAATTAAAAACAGTTTATGAAAATTTTGGCGGTTATAATACTATAAAAAATGCTATCGAATATATTTCTGAAGATAATTTTAATGGATATATTAGTGAATTGAAAAAATGGAACATAGTAATAAAACTCTGTAAAATGGGAATTATTGTTGATGACAACAAGTTAAAAGAATTTATAGATTGTACAACTGAAGAAATCTATGAAGAATATGAATGTATGTTTAATGATATATTCATCAATGCTGATACAGATATGAAGTCATACAGTATATCTTACAAAATTAGAGATTTAATTGATGAATTAGATGAAGGGTTGGCAGTTGGTTTACCATATCACAACATGAGGATGTTAACTAATGAAACTGGCGGACAATATATGGGTTCAATTACTTTAATTGGTGGGCTCTCTAATGTTGGAAAATCTGCTTTTTTAAGAAGTTCTACGATACCAAGCATTATTGAAAATAATGAGAAAATAGTCATTATGCTTAATGAGGATGGACTAAAAAAATGGCAACGTGAATTTTTGGTATATGTGGCCAATAATGTTATAAAAAAAGATCTTCAAAAACAAACAGTTAGAGATGGCTCTTTCAAAAATGAGACCAAAGAATTATTACTTGAAGCAGCAAAATGGATAGAAAATAAAGACAAAGATAATGTTATTACTATAATTCCTTTTAAAAAGTATAAAACTAAAAATGTTATTAAAATTATGAATAAATACATAAGTCTTGGTATTAGATATTTTGCACTAGACACTTATAAAATGGATGCAGGAAAGGTTGAGAGTCATGCATGGTTGCAAATGCAACAAAACATGGTTGAAATTAACGATATTGTAAAACCAGAGAGTAAAAATGTACATATACTTATCACATTTCAATTATCAAAAGGAAGTGTAATGCAAAGATATTATACTCAAGACAATATTGGTATGGCAAAAAATATTGTTGATCCTGCAAGTACCTGTTTGATGATAAGAACATTATTTGACGATGAAAGACCAGGCGGTAAACGGGCGTTAAATATCTATACGTATGCTGGTAAAAATGGATTGTCAAAGGTGCCAGTAAGATTGGCTGATAATAAGCATTATCAAATAATATTTATTGTTAAAAACAGAGAGGGTGCAGCCAATACATATCAGATAGTAGTTGAACATGATTTAAGTAGAAATATTTTGAAAGAAGTTGGATTCACAAACGTTCCAATGGATTATTAGAGGGTTAAAGATGACAGGATTAGAACTAAAAGAATACATTTTTAATAATTGTAAGATCGAATATGTTCTAAATGAAATTGGATGTCATCATATTAAATATAATAAAAATAAAGAATATTTTACTTGTGGGAACATTGATGGAGATAATCCTTCTTGTATAGTTGTTAATAATAATAAATATATTAATGTTCGTAACTATACAAGAGAAGAATACTTTAAAAGTAATGATGAGATCAAATCAGATATATTTACACTGATACAGTATAATTTTTCTAGAACTAATCAAAATTTTGATTTTCGAGAAGCAATTAAATATGTACACAAATTGTTTGATATACCATTAACATACAATAAAGATGTTAAAGTAAAAAAACAAGTTAATGATCCATTAGAAGTGTTTAAAAAAATCAAACGAAGCACTGTTTATGTACAAGACATAGATTTGGATGAAATGGAGAATATTGATTATATACCGTATATCCATATTGATTGGTTTCGTGAAGGCATTGTTCCACAAACCATAAAAAAATTCGGGTTAGCATATAGTCACTTATATAAGAGAAATATAATTCCCTTAAGATACTGGCTTGATGGTAAATTGCTAGGATATAATCAGAGAACAGTTATTGATAATTATGAAGAATTGGGAATAAAAAAATATTTTATTACTCCTACTTACCCAAAAAGTCATAACCTATATGGATTATGGGAAAATAAAGAAGATATAACAAAATATGGTTATGTAGTTGTATATGAATCGGAAAAAAGTGTATTAAAAAGACATTCTAGAAAAGATCCAACTGGAGTAGCTTTAAGTGGACACACATTAAGTTCGGAACAGGCAAGGATTTTAATTGGTTTAAATGTAGATATTATCATTAGTTTGGATAAAGATATAAGTATTAATGAAATACGTCATATGTGCGAAAAATTTTATGGTATCAGAAATGTTTATTACACATATGATAAATATAATTTATTAAATCCCAAAGATTCTATTGCAGATAAGAGCAGTAATATATTCGAATTTTTAATGAAGTATAAAATAAAATATGACGAAAAAGAACATAAAAAATACTTAGATAGTTTAAAAAATAAAAATTGAGAAAGACAAAAGAAGAACTTTCAGGAATATGTAAAAAATACTCTGTTGATTTTCTGTGGAGTTGGTCTAGGGTGCATTCCTATATGACATCACATTATGAATATTTTTTAAGATACGTTAAACATATTCCTGAAGATAATAATAATTGTGCGTATGCACCCCTAGGCGGGGTAGCACACGGTGTTTTAGAGGAGTATTATGAGGGGAAAATTCAATATAATGATATGATAGAGCGTTTTCGAGATGGCTGGATGTTAAATATTGATTTGGCTGATTTGAAATTTGACCGTAATAATTCCGAAAAAAACAATAATATAAAAATTAAATATAACGAAGATTTAACACATTTTTTTAAAAATCATAAATCAATAGTTGATAAAAAAATGATTGAGCAATTTATTTTGATAAAGTTAAGACATGATATTGTATTGCAAGGATATATTGATATATTGATTACAACAAAAGATGGTAATTGTATAATTGGGGATTTTAAAACAAGCACTATCTATAAAGGTAAAAAAGCATTGGAAGAATGTGGTCAGCTGGCACTGTATGCAATTGGAATTCATCAGTTGGGTATTCCATTAAATAAAATTAAGATTGGCTGGAATTTTCTAAAGTATCAAAATGTTACTATAGAACAAAAAAATGGCAAGAAAAAAGTTAGAGAAATCGAAAGATGTAAACTTGGCGAATCACTGGTGTCTAATATAATGGTTTGGTTAAAACATTTTAAATACGATAGTGAACAAGTCGATGAATATATAATGAAAGTAATGCAAGATAACTCAATAGACTGTTTGCCTGATGACATAAAAGAAAAATTTATATTTGAAGACTGTTGGGTGTATGTTGAAGTAACACAAGAATTATTACAACAGTGGAAAGATTTATTAATCAATACAATTGATGAAATCAATGAAAAAACTGATATGTATAAACTTAGTCATGATTCTAAATTGTTTTGGGATGATAAGGATAGTGTAAAAACTCAAAGCTATTATTACTCAACGTTGTGTGGTTATAGTGCTAATTTATTGTTGCCTTATAAAGAATATTTAAAACAATTAGAAAATGAAAAGGGAGGTATTGATTTGCTATCTATTAGTAATGGTGATAACAATACTTCTAATGAAATTGACATTGATTTTGATAATATGCTTGAGGAGTTATTATCAGATGTCTAAAAATTATGTTCTTTATCATGTTCATTCAGATTTATCGAATGGTGTAACAAATATTGATAGTATTAACAAATACTATCAATATATTGATTATGCTAAATCGCTTGGTATGAAGTCGTTTGGCTTTGCAGAACATGGATGCATATATGAATGGAAACATAAAAAAGATGAAATTGAAAAAGCTGGAATGAAGTATATTCATGCTGAAGAATTTTATGTTACCGAAGAATTATCTGAGAAGATTCGAGATAATTATCATTGTGTTTTAATAGCAAAAAATGGCAATGGGGTTGAAGAGCTAAATAAACTATCTTCAATTGCGTTTGAAGAAGATCATAAATATTATCACCCTAGAATTAGCTTAAAAGAATTGGAAGAAACCAGCGACAATATTATCATTACTACAGCTTGCGTAGGTGGCATTCTTGCAAAGGGAGATAAAGCGATTCAAAAAAGATTTTTAAATTTATTAATAAAAAACAAGCATAGATGTTTTTTAGAGGTGCAACATCATAATGATGCTTTTCAAAAAAATATAATCAATATTTAAAGAATATAAGTGATACAACTGGAATACCGTTAATCGCTGGAACTGACACTCACGCTTTAACAAAAGAGGATTTAGAGGGGCGAAGAGTTTTGCAGATTGGTAAAAGGGTGAACTTTGGAAATGATGAAAATAATTGGGATATGTCTTTCAAAACATATGATGAGTTAGTTGAGGCATATAAAATTCAAAATGCATTACCAGAAGAAGTGTATCTTCAAGCAATTGAGAATACAAACATAATGAGTGATATGGTTGAAGAATTCAGATTAGATTATTCAAAAAAATATCCGAAATTGTATGACGATTCTGAAGGTGTATTACTGAAAAAAATTGTTGAAGGTGTAAAAAATAGGGGGATTAACAAATTTCCAAATTACAAAGACTATATTCAAAGGATTAATTATGAGTTGCAAACTTATAAGCATAATGAGGCAATTGATTTTTTGTTGCTTGAAGAAGATTACAAGTCATATCTAAAAAAACAAGGAGTGAATTTTGGATACTCACGAGGGTCGGTTTCTGGAAGTGTAATTGCATATCTGTTGGGAATTACTGAAATAGATAGTATTAAATATAATTTGAATTTTGAAAGATTTATGAATACCGAAAGAATTACCTTAGCAGATATTGACACAGATTGGTTTAATGAAGACAGAGGTATGGTAAGAGATTATCTGTTTAAAAGAGATGGTCTTTATTGTTGCGATATTATTACATTTAACACTATCAAAATGAAAGGTGCAATTAAGGATATCGGTCGTGCTTTGGGAATGTCGCTAAATGAAACTCAAGAAATTAGCAATGCAGTATTCTTAAATGATAACAAAAAGTTTGAAATTGATGAATTATACCGAAAACGATATCCAAAATTATTTAAATATGTTGATTTGGTATCAGGCACTATAGTTTCTGTAGGTTCTCATCCTGCTGGACTAGTAGTTTCGCCTTACCCGATTGAAGGAAAATTTGGAACGTTTAGAAGTAAAACAAACAAAAACCCAATTTCACAAATCAACATGAAAGAAATTGATTCTTTAAATTATGTAAAACTGGATGTACTTGGATTAGACTGTGTTGGACTAATTTATAAAACCTGCAAGCTTGCAAAAATAGACTTTTTATTACCTGAAAATATGGATTTTACTGATATGAATGTTTGGGAAGATTTAGCTAAAGATACCACATTGATTTTTCAATTTGAATCAGATTTTGCAGGTAATTATTTAAAAGATATATTAAAGCCAGAAGTAATTGAAAAAATAAGAGAAAAAAATCCAGATTTTTCATATATAGACTTAATGTCTATGGCAAATGGGGCAATAAGGCCTGCGGGCGCATCTTATCGTGATAGTTTAGCTAAAGGATTATATAGAGATAATGGACATTATGCATTAAATGAATTCCTGGCGCCAACATTAGGGTATCTCGTATATCAAGAACAAGTTATAGAATTCTTGCATATATTTTGTGGATATTCGATGGGTCAAGCAGATGTAATAAGACGTGGTTTTGCTAAAAAAACTGGTACTGAAAAATATATTCCTGATATAAAAAAGGGCTTTTTTAAAACTATGAAAGAAAATTATGGGGTGAAAGAGAATGAATCAGAAGAATTAATTGTCAATTTTTTAAAAGTAATAGAAGATGCAAGTTCGTATTTATTTAGTAAGAATCATTCTGATCCATATTCATTCTTAGGATTTGCTTGTGGATATTTGCGACATTATTATCCATTAGAGACGTTTACTGCTGCACTAAATATTTACAAAAGCGATGCTGATAAAATGAAAAATATTAAAAATTATATAAACCAAAAAGGTTGTTATGTTAATGGAATAAGATTTGGATATTCTAAGGCTGAATTTTATATGGATAAGAAAACAAATTCAATCTATCAAGGCATTGAGAGTATAAAATATTGTAATGGTCAGATCGCAGAAGAGTTGTTTGAATTAGCAAAAAATAACTATAGTTCTTTTATAGAATTATTAGATGATATGAGTAAAACATCATTAGATGAAAGACAAACAAGGATTTTGATTGGTCTTAATTATTTTTCGGATTTTGGCAATAACGTTTATTTGGAAGAAGTTTATAATAAATACATTCAATTAAGAAACGCTAAAATTATTTCAAAATCTAAATTAGAAAAAATAGGAATATCGGAATATTATTTAGAGAAGTATTCAAAAAAAATTACTCCAAAACAATATAGAGATATTGATAATTTGAGCCTTTTGAAAGAACTATCAATAACTTTAGAGAAAGTTTGCCCAAAACCAATGCCAGTAGTAAAGCAGATAAAATTTGAAATTGAAAATTTAGGATATACTGATTATTCAAACTCTGAAATAAACAATATGTATTATATAGTTATAGATTTTGTTATAGGAAATAATCCAACAACCCCAAGATTAATTATAAGAAACTTAAACAATGGACAAGAGATAAAAACAAGAATTAAAAGAGGAAAAAAATTCAGAGACAACCCATTTGACCAGTTTTCGGTTTTAAGCATAAAGGAGTTAGATAAAGAATTTAAAAAGCGACCTGATGCTGAAGGGAAATGGATAGCAACTGATGAAGTAGAAGAAATATTAAATGATTATGAGGTGATAAAACTATAGAAGAAAAAGAAACGGTATTTACAGGGCAAGTAAATAGATGTACCTTCTCTAAAGAAAATTTTAGGATATATGCTATGAATGTTGATTTTAAATCAAATCCTAGGGTAATTGCAAATAATTACGGAAATGTGTCTATTATGGGAGAAATATCTGAATTGGATTTAAATACTGACTATAAAATTACTGGAATACCAACTAAAAACAAATATGGAACAACATATAAAGTAGTTTCGATATCAAGAGATAAACCAGTGAATCAGCAAGAAACATATCAATTTCTTAGAACTATATGTACAGAAAGGCAAGCCTCAGAATTGTATCTTCATTATCCGAATATTATCCAAATGGTTCTGGATAATGAAGATGTTGATTTGTCATTAGTTAAAGGTATTAAAGATGTTACATTTGAAAAAATCAAGAATAAAATAATTGATAATTTTATGTTAATTGACCTTATTAATGAATTTAAAGGATATATTTCATTAAATGTATTAAGAAAAATGTACAGCAAGTATACTTCAATCGAAATTGTACGTAAAAAAATTATTCAAGAACCATATAAATGTATGTGTTCTTTGAGTGGAATTGGTTTTAAAAGTGCAGATGAATTACTTTTAAAACTTCAAAAAAACAGAATTGTTGAGTTCGGTTATAATTTAAGAACCTCTTTACAAAGGTGTAGAGAGTGCATTTTATATAATCTTACCGAAACTGAAAATAACGGAAGTACTAGAATAAATATTCTAAAATTGTTATCAATCGTTAAAAGTGTAACCCCTGAATGTTCACAACATTTCTTTGAAGCAATCAAAGATGATGATATTTATTACAATAAGGATAAAAATAATGATGTTTTTGTATCGAGAAAAGTTACATACGAAGCCGAAATGTATATAAAATACAGAATAAATGAGGCGTTAGAAATCAATGATATATACGAAGTTAATCCTGAAAATTACAGAACTATTGATGAATACGAATTGACTGATGATCAGTTGTCTAGCATTCATAATTTATGTAAATCTCAATTTAGTATTTTAGTCGGATATTCAGGAACGGGAAAGTCGTTTTCAGCAAAAGCTATTATTAATATGTTAACAGATAAGAGTAAGTGGTTTGCTTTGTTTGCACCAACTGGAAAAGCTGCCAAAGTTTTATCGGAATATACTGGATCAAAAGCCGAAACAATTCATACTGGATTGGGGTATCAACCGCCTACATGGAGATATAACTCGTTTAATAAATTGAATTGCGATGTGCTTATAATCGATGAGTTTTCGATGGCAGATGTATTCTTGTTCAAAACTGTATTGGAAGCAATCGACTTTAATATAACCAAACTACTAGTAATAGGTGACCCTGCCCAGTTACCATCAGTAGGTTGTGGAAACGTAATGCATGACTTACTGACATCAAAAAAAATACCTAAAACCATGCTGACAAAGGTATTTAGATATGGCGAGGGTGGATTGATGAAAGTAGCTACTGATGTAAGAAATTGTAAACTGTATCTAACAAAATATGATAATAAAGTTACTGCATTTGGAGAAAACAAAGATTATTTATTTATGAACTATGACAAGGAGGCTGGATTAGACTGTATAAAAAAAAGTTTATGCGAAAACATTGGAAAGATATTCTACCTCAGATGTGGTTGTATTGTCATCATATCGCAAAGGTGATTATGGGTGTATAAATATTAACAGATTGTTACAACCAATAGCTAACAAAGAACGTAAGGTGTCAGATATTCATATCGAAGCGCATAACACAAATTTTTATGTTAACGATATTGTAATGCAAACAAAAAATAATCGAAAAGCTTTTCTTGTTTCAAAGGGAACAATGTGGGGCGAAGATTGTTATGACTTTATCAACGAACAAACGTTTATTGCAAACGGTGAATCAGGGGTAATAGTTGATATTACAAAAAGAGGCTTGATTGTAATAGATTTCAATGGTTTGCTTGTTGGATATGAAAAGACGGATATGCAAAATGTCGAATTAGCATATTCTTGTACGCTGCATAAATTTCAAGGTTCCGCTGCCAAGGTGGTAATTTTATTTACACCATCAAGTCACACTTATATGCTCAATAGCAATTTGATTTATGTTGGGCTTACAAGAATGAAAGAAAAGTGTTTCCATATAGGAGATTTAGATACGGTCAATAGAGCAATACTAAAAAAAGAAAACTTAAGTAGAAATACATGGTTAAATATATAAAATTTTACTTTGCTAGTTGACATCAACTTGTGTTTGGTGTATAGTATACACGTGGAAGAAAACTAAGTTCTTCCTAAAAAAATTATTTATGATGTCACTTAGCAAAGTATGTTATATAAGGAATATGAAAAAAGAAATTGTTAGGGATAGATTATAGGCATAAGCAAAAAGAATTGTTAAAAATGGAAGTGAAAGAAAATGGAAAAATTACAGAAATTGAGAATTAAAGAAAAAGAATTACAGCAACACATAGAGGATTTTAATAAAATTCAATATAAGGTATATGAAGAATTTTTAGAAAAAAATGGATTAGATAAAGATGTTGAATTTTATGTGTGGACTAGAAATAAGAGGGAATGGAAAAAAGGAAAAATATTAATACGTAAAGATGGATATACTCTTATTGCTTCTTATCAATATGAGTTTCATAGCTATACAAAACAGGGAAAATTATCAACTAATCAGCTAGGGTATATAAAAAGCCAGAAAATATAACAAATTATATAGAAAAAGGAGAATTAAAAGGAGTGATGAAGAATGAATGAAAAAAAGCAACTTAGAATGGAAGTAAAATTAGTCTTATTATTAAACGAATTATGTCCCGATTGTACATTGCATAGGGGTGTTGAAGAAAAATATGTAATTGCAAGCGTATTATTTAAAGGGAAATTTGGATTAAGTAGTATTGTTGATTGTAACCATATCCACCAAGTTATTAAAGAAAGCGGGAAAAATTGTTTATCACCTAAAGAAGTATTTAAAAAATTTGTAGGTAAAGGGTGGTTAGAAGATGCCAACTAGAGAAGAAATATTAGAGTATGCTGACACATTACATAGCTTGGAGCAGTTAGACGTTGTTAAAGAATATAAAAAAGCATTACATGAAGTGGTTACATATTCACAAACTCAAAACGAAGTACCATTAGAGTATTATAAATCATCTAAAAGATATGATTATTATATAGAATTACAATATGAAGAATTTAAACCATTAGATAATGGCAAATATGGTTTTAAACAACATGGATTTAGTTATCAGGGCAAGGGTATTGGTGCATATAAGAATTGGAGTATAAACGGTTGCGTAAGTTTATGTAACTTCACTAAAGAAGAAATAAAAAATATGATAGATAAGTGTATCGAAAGAGATAACAAAGAGGTAGAAGAAGATGTCGAGTAAAGAAGAATATATAAAAAAGCATAATGTTAGTGAAAAGGAATTTTTAATTTATTGTGTTAATGCCTTAAACGATAATTTTATGCTCAATGATGATGACAATGTAAATGATTTAAAAGGTTTCTTATACGATTTAATAACAGATTATTTTAATGGTATTGATTATTTAAATAAAGTTATCGAAGCACAAAAGAATAACTTAACAGATAGCTACATGATTGGATTGTATAACGGTTTAGCAACTGCCAAGGCAATTCTATTAAATAACAATGAGAATATTAAATTGGCTGATAATACAATAAAACCATACAAACTTGAAGATTTAAAGCCTGATATGTGGGTATGGGATAGCTATTGGGAAGAATGTTTTGAAATAGGTGAATTGTATAAAAAGAAAAATGAAATCGATATTCTTATACATAATAATAACATAAACACAAAAAGATATGAAACTATTAAATTTGAAGAAAACCGTTTCTATCCTGTACAATGTGCAATGAGGTAAACCCATGAATCCTGAAACAAAACTACAAAATGAAATCATGGTTAAAATGAGTGAGTTAGGATGCATACCAATGCGTAGAAATGTTGGATTGTTTTATACTCAAAACATGATACCCATTCACATTGGGACAGAAGGAGAACCTGATATAGAAATCATCTGTCCTAATGGAAAAGTGCTATGGTATGAAATAGTATATGCTGAATTTGAATATTGTCCTAAATGCGGTCAAGCAATAGATTTGGATGGTTGCGATGGAAAATAAAGGAGGAGATATAATGGAGTATATTGAGAGAGAAGAAGAAGAGTTTTTCAAACTATTGTTTTTAAAAAAATATTTAATTGGAACAAGTGGGATTATAGCAGGTGGTTGTTTTAAAAATATCTTTAATGGCGAACATATAAAAGATATAGATATGTTTTTTAGAAATAAAAATGATTTTAATGAAGCAAATAACAAATATGGAAAAAATAAAGAATTTAAATTTTATTATGAAAATAAAAACGCTGTGGCGTATGAGGAAGTAAAAACAGGGATAGTTGTTGAACTGATAAAAAAAACATTTGGTGAACCTGAAGCTATATTAGATCATTTTGATTTTACAATTACTAAATTTTGTTATTATTACGAAGTTGATTATGATGATGAAGATTTGTGTATGTTTAATTATTGTATATTACATCATCCAAAATTTTTTGAGCACCTACATGAAAGAAAACTTGTTTTACAAAACGACAAACTGCTTTACCCATTTAATACATTAGAACGCAGTTATAGATATTGTAAATATGGTTACTCACTGTGCAGAGATAGTAAAATTAATCTAATTAATGCAATAAGAAATTCCAACAAATTTAGTAATGACGATTTGTCGAAATCTTTATATGATGGGCTTGATTAAAATATATTAGTTTATAAGAAGGTAGTAAAATATGACTGACAAATTGACAATGTTTAAAGATGATACAAAAAAGGCTTGTGACAACAAAAAATTATATCCAGTTCAAATGTCTAATAAAAACAATCATAATTAAAAACATTTGCATATCTCAATAACAAATATTCTTTAAAAAAAATAAATAATGGAGGTGAAATATATTGAAAAACAGTAACGATGACAAATGGTTCTGGTTGTTTATGATAACTACAGCTATATGTTATTTAATAGGAAATATATTTTCTTAAATACCTTAAAACTGTATAGTTATTATAATTTTTTGAAAAATATTTTTAGGATAAATATAAAAAAAACAAAGGAGGACGATTTTGAAAAAATATACATTTGAAGATTTTGTTAAGGGAAATATAGCAGTAACATTTGAAAATATTGAAGAAGTTAAAACATTTTTAGACAAATGTATTAAAAATAATTTACTAAACTCTAAGTTTAAAAGTGCATGTCTGGAATGGATAAAAAATTCAAATTTTAAACTTGGATTATTTGTTGACAAAAAATCACATAAGTTAAAAGCAGCTAGATTAGAAAACCTCTTATTTGAAAAAGTTGCTTTCAAAAACATTACATTTAAAAAAAGTAGTTGCGAAATTCATATAACAGTTAAAAATAATGAAACTCATGCAATATTAAAAGAAAATGGGAAAGTTGTAAAACGTGAGGTAAGTAAATGTCATCATGATGACAAGTTTGATTTTACTATTGGAGCTACTATGACTTTCAACAGACTATTTGACAAAGATGAAAAAATAGATGTAAGTGAAACCAAAGATGCAAATTTTCTTAATTGTAGTTTTGAGGTATTAACCGACAGTTCCATTCTTACTAAAGGAAAAATTTATGATGTAGTAGATGGATATTTTACTGCTGATAATAACGCAAAGTATCCAAAATATATAGCACCACTTAAATTTTTTGAAGATTTAGAAAATTATTTGAGGCGATATAGCATTGCTTGTCACAAAGAAAAAACTATTAAAGTTAAGCAGGTCAAAAAAAAAAATAAACGCCCTGCAAAAATGGGAGAATATGTAATGATTACAAATAATCGTTTTTGCCCATCTCTTAAAATTGGAAGTATTAAAAAGATTCAAAACGAACTTTGTAATATATTAGTTGATAATAAATTACTCTCTCTCAATAAAAACAACTATATTGTTTTAGAAGGTTATGAATCTGCTAAAGCAAAAGTATTAGCTTTAAAAGGTATTTTGGATAAAATATATCCTCAGAAAAACATATTGGGAACACCAGTACTATCGAAAGATGTTAAAGGCAGTAGATTGCATATAGGTGATATAGTCAAGGTATTTGATAAGTATAATAATTTTAAACAATATGCAATAGTAACTTGTTCAGCTTATTCTGGATTTGGAAACAATATTAATAATAGTATTTTGTTTAGTGCAAATGGAACGAACAGTGATGGAAGATGGTTTGTTTTAAATACAAAATATAGTGAGTTTAATTTGAATGATGAAATCTCTGTTGATAATATTTCTGATACTTTGAAAGTTGTAGAAATAGAAAAAGATAACAATACCTAGATATTTTTACATAATTGCTCAAAAATATCCTTAGAAAACATCGTAAAATCACGTGTTTTCCAAAGGGGGATTTTTGGATAAAATGTAGATTTTATTCAAGTGGAGGGTTGGATGCAAAGATACTATGTTTACAAACAAGAAATTAAATGGGTGGACAGCAATAAAGATGGAAGTGTGTATCACTTAAGTGGTTGGACGTATCTTGGATATGTTGAAGGCGCTCAAGGTGTGTATGATTATCTTGGTGAAATAAAATTAGCAAAATGCTTTGATTATGAGCGAGTAAATACAAAAATTCGAACATGGCGGTTTTTAGTTTCTTGCAGATACATTGTAACTGATAAAAAAGGTCGGATTCGCACCAAGGATGAATTATATAAAAATGTTAAAAGGAAATTCGGGTGCAGACAAAATCGCAAACACTCTGGGCACAGATGGCGGTATCCAAATAATCATAGCGAACAGATACACTCTATTACTCCTCAAGAAATAAAAGAAATTAGTGATGAATATGGTATCCATTTAAAGCAGATTAAAGTTAAAAGAAAATTAGATGGTTTGGCGATGGAATACCAAACTAAAATGCAGCGTTCTTGGAAACGTTATAGAAGATACCAATACAAATAAAGAAGTATGAATATGAAAATGTGGTTAAATAGAAAAAGATTGGCTAGTGCAGTAACAATTTATTTGTTACATAAAAGAGATTATCACATATATTTATGGCAACGATATAATGGATATTATGACTTCTATTATGATTGTTCATGGCATTGGAATGATTGTATTAAAATAAATAATAACATTAAATTGTGTAACATACATGCCAAAACTTTAGCGGGTTTAGGAAGTGACTATAGACAATGGTTCGACATCTCATTCGATTTATATATTAATGATGAATTCATAAGAAAGTATGAAGCAAGTCTGTCACTAAATCCATCTAAGAGTGATTTTGGTTGTTGGGAAGTAAAAAATGTCAACCCAGATAAAGATAAAATAAACAAAGATATCCCACAATGGGCTGTTTATAAAATTGTGGTTTGGGTTGAAACAACGAGAAATAAATACAATTAAGGAGAAGATAATGAATGAACTAGAAAACGATTGTGTAATTATTTGTCGTGAAGTGAATAAATTTGATGACACGATTACATCATATAAATGTAAGGAAGGAACGTATAAAGATTTAAGCAAAGACTTTAGGTTTTTAATTTTTAGAAGCATGTTTAACCAAGAGTTAAAATATTTTATTTGTAATAAAAACAATGTTCAATTAGCTCTTAACGAAATATCTGACTCAACAATAAGTATATTAAAATATTGTACGGAGATAAAACGATGTTAAAACTATATTACAAGGACGAGTATGCTCAAAACTATATTATTAAAAACAAACTTGATGTCGGTAAATTGAAATATATTGGCGAATTCAAATCGGAGAAGGAAATTTGCTCGTTTATCAAAGATTTTTGGGAGCTTCGTGGCGCTCCTGTTCCCTATTTAGATATATGCTATGCAAATAATTATATTAGAATTGGTTATGGCAGCTGTACAAATTCTTACTATGTGACAATTAATAAATTGGATTTATTAGACTCTAAAGATAGCTTTGAATGTAACACAGACAAACTGCCAGTTGATAAACTTAAAGATCTAAACTCAAGTTGGATGCGCAAGCAAATTGAAGAAACAGAAGAACAGTTTTGTTGTATAAACAATCTAGATATTACCGAAGTCAAAGTAACTGGATATGATGGATGTGGACATAGAGTTGATATTTATTTAAATGAAGAAGAATTAATTAGATTTAAAAAATTTTATAGGAAGGGAGCAGTAGGCGGATAACGTTTGGTAATAAAATGAACAAAGTATATAAAAATAATATCACAAAATTTTTAGACAATTATCTTAATGACAGTTGTGAGGACGAATATTACATTTTAAAAAATCACATTTTATTTTATGGAAATGCAACTGATAATAACAATATTTCTATTTACGTTATTAGACGATTCGGCGCAACTAGAGGTCAAATATTTGTCAACAAGAAGAATAATGTGATAGTCCATATTGAAATATATAATTTAAACAATGTTTATTGTTATACTGTACCATTTGATATTTTATCAAGAATATTACAAGAAAGATTTATTGGTGCCAAAATGGAGTTAGAGAAAATAAAACTTGCAAGATGAGGAGAATTTAGTGTTAAAAGTTATTAAAAGAAATGGGAATAAGGTTGATTTTGATTCAAGCAAAATTAAAAATGCTATAATCAAAGCATTTAAAGAAGTAGATAAAAAAATCACAGAATCAGCAAAATTAAAAGCTGGATTAATTGCAAAGGAAATATCTAACACCTACACTGAATATCTGTCAGTAGAGGCTATTCAGGATATGGTAGAAGATAAATTGTTAGATACAGATAGAAGAGATGTTGCCAAAGCTTATATTAGATATAGATGTAAAAGAAATGTTAATAGAGAAATATCAAAAGATTTAAGTAAGAGGTACGATAACTATATAAGCTTAGTAAAAGGTAATAATGAAGAAGTTATAAAAGAAAACAGTAACAAAGATACTCGTATTATACCAACAATGAGAGATTATTTAGCTGGATTTACATGTAAAGAGATGGCAGAAAAATTATTAGTACCTAAAGAAATAATTGATGCTCATAATAAAGGGATTATTCATTTCCATGATATGGACTATAGTCCAGGAATGCCAATGACGAATTGTAGTTTAATTAATCTTGAAGATATGTTGCAAAATGGCACAGTTATTAGTGGAACTATGATTGAAAAACCACATTCATTCAGAACCGCTTGTACTATAGCTACTCAAATTATCGCACAAGTTGCTAGCTCGCAATATGGTGGTAATACAATTTCACTATCACATTTGGCACCCTTTGTTGATATTAGTAGGAAAAAAATCAAGAAAAAAGTTAAATACGAAATTGGTATAGCAAGTGGCAATCCAGAATTGATTGATGAATTAACCGAAAAAAGACTAAAGGAAGAAATTGCGGATGGCGTTCAAACTATTCAATATCAATTAATTACAATTTCGAGTACTAATGGGCAGAGTCCGTTTACAAGTATATTCATGTATTTGGGTGAAGTTAGCGATAAACAAACCAAAAATGATTTAGCGATGATTATTGAAGAGGTACTACGTCAAAGAATTAAAGGGTTAAAAATGAAAAAGGAGCACCTATTACAATAGCATTTCCGAAGTTACTTTATGTTTTGGAAGAAGACAATGTTCATGAAAATAGCAAATATTGGTATTTGACTAAACTAGCTGCTGAGTGTAGCTCTAAAAGACTTGTGCCAGATTATATTTCTGAAAAGAAAATGAGAGAATTAAAACAAAACAACTGTTTTCCGTGTATGGGTAAGCGTAAACTATAGCCCAGGATAAACCGATCGAACCATTTGCTTAATGGGTGTAGTATCAAATACTGCTAACGGATAGGTCTTAGGGAGTCTAACGATTATGATCTAAGATGAGTACCGTGCTAAATCAATTGCTATTTTGCAGTTGTAAATGTGTATCGACTAATGGTGATGAGTGTAACCATGTAGGGTTGGAGATAAGCACCAACTCCAAGCGGTCGGCTCGACGATGAGACTAACGGACTCGGAGAGAACATCTAGTCAGTTTGAATAGTGATATTCAGCAAAGTAATGTGTAGATCGTTTCTACAACCATATTATGATAAAAACAATGAGCCAAAATTTTATGGACGTTTCAATCAAGGTGTTGTAACTTTATCATTACCTGATATAGCATTGTCAAGCAATAAAAATTTTGATAAATTTTGGCAAATATTTAATGAAAGATTAGATTTATGCTTTAAAGCATTAATGGTTAGACATAATTCGTTGAAAGGTACTAAATCCGATGTAGCTCCAATTTTATGGCAACATGGCGCATATGCGAGATTAAATAAAGGCGAAATAATTAATAAATTATTATTCAATGACTATTCCTCAATTTCGTTAGGATATGCTGGTCTTTATGAGTGTGTTAAATATATGACAGGCGAATCACACACCAAAGAAAAAGGACGTATATTTGGAGAAAATATATTAAAAAAATTAAACGATGCTTGCAGTAAATGGAAAAAGGAGACAAATATTGGATTCAGTATTTATGGCAGTCCAATCGAATCTACTACATATAAATTTGCAAAATGTCTTAGAGAACGATTCGGACTGGTCGAAGGAATAACTGATAAAGATTATATTACTAATTCTTATCACATTACTCCATCTCAACAAATTGATGCCTTTTCCAAATTAAGTTTGGAAAGTGAATTCCAAAAGTTAAGTTTAGGAGGTGCAATATCTTACATTGAAACTCCAAATATGACTAAGAATATTGAGGCGCTATTAGAAGTCATTAAACATATCTATAATACAAATATGTATGCTGAGATTAACACAACTACTTCATATTGTCATGAATGTGGCTGCACAGATATCTCTATGGGTGATGACTTAAGATTCCATTGTCCTCAATGTGGCAATGATAATTTTAATAAAATGAATATTGCTTTAAGAATTTGTGGTTATATTTCAACTAACCCCTTTAATGATGGCAGAGCGCAAGATATACATGATAGGGTATATCACTTGGGAGCAGAGTAATGTCAAACATAGCAAAAATAAAAAACTTTGATATAGCTAATGGCGAAGGAATTAGAACATCTATTTTCTTCTCTGGGTGCTCCCATCATTGTAAGGGGTGTTTTAATCAAAAGTTATGGGATTATGATTATGGAACTCCTTGTGGTGATGAAGTATATAAAGAAATCTATGACTCTATGAATGGGCATATCGCTGGAATATCTATTCTTGGCGGAGAACCATTTGACGCTAAAAATATTGATGATGTTTATACACTTGTAACCCTTTTTAAAAGAGATTTTCCTGACAAAACAATTTGGATTTGGTCTGGATATACTTGGGAAGAACTATTGGAAAAAACTGAGTGCAAAAATGAATATTTGAATGATATAACATTTGCAACACTTAAGATGATAGATGTTTTAGTCGATGGAAGATTCATATTAGAGCAGCGTGATTTAAATCTAAAGTGGCGAGGTTCAATTAAGCAACGTGTAATATCGGTACAAGAGTCTTTAAAGAAGAGAGAGATTGTATTACATGAATGAGATTGTAGATAAAAATAATTTAAAAACGGAGAAATAGAAAAATGAAATTTGATGAAGCATTAAAGTTAATGAAACAAGGGAAGAAAGTAAAACTTCCACATTGGCAAGGTTATTGGTGTTGGGATAATGGTACGGTTATGATCCACTCTCGTACTAGCGAAACCTTTGATTTATTTAATACTAATAACAAAGAATTTACTTTAGATAATATTGCAAGTGATAAATTTGAAGTGGTTCAAGACTTTTACGCTGTTGACAAAGCTATTATGGAGGCTATAAAACAAGCAGTGACAGGATCTGACAACAAAATAATAACAGAAAAATCCTATAAAGAAAGATTTAAAGTTGAATATCAACAACTTAAACAAAGACTAGATGAGTTAGATATTATGTTAACAAAGCATGAGGCGGAAGTTTTAGAATTTACTCCAACTTGTCCGATTTCTATGTTAGAAGATCAAAGATATTGCATGGATAGTTATTTACGAATTCTAAAGACTCGTGCTGAAATTGAAGGGATTGATTTGGGATAACAATATGGCATTTGAAGTGGATATTGTATTTAAAAACAAAGAAGAAATGGAGAAAATAAAAATATTGAATAGAACTGTAATTATTGAAAAAATAACAATCCATAACTTAAATATGGAGGAAGGTCAAACAAATTATTCTAAGGGTTTAATCGATTTGTCTCAAAATAATACAGATTATTATGACACAAAAGTTAGCAAATGCTTAGATAGTGATCAAATAAAAGAAATTATAATAAGCGAAGAACATCATTTACTAAATTCAGCTAAAGTAATGTCAGAAAGTGATCTGGCATTCATTCAAGAATCACAAAGGATTGCAAATGACTGGTTTTATTTATGTAAACAAATTGAAGAAATGCCAAATTTTGATTTGATGTTTGCTCAATGTAATATCAATGGTATTAAACATTTATTAATATTGAAACTTAACTATAAAACACAACCAGTATGTATTGTTGAAGATGATATATACAAGATTGTAACCAGACAAGTTGTTCCTACAAAAGGTGGACAAGTAGATGAAGCTGTTATCATTAACATTGAAGAAGATAAGCTTTCAATTATTGAAAAGAAATTTAAAATAGATGGCAAGCCTGGATATTATCTAAATGAACAATATATTAAAGGAGAACCAAAACTAACAGATAAACAAAAACTAAAAATATTAATTTCAGTTGTTAAAAAAATTAATAGAGATTATGGAGTCGTTGATGAAGATATTTTGGCAGCTCTACATAAAACAATTTTAGAACTAACAATGGATGATGGTATTTTAAATATTTATAAAGCCACATCAAGCTTGTTTAATAATGATTATGAAGCGAACAATGAAGCAGAATTACTACTAACTGATATGGGCATTTTAGATGGCGATGTTATTTGTAATATTAAATCATTAGATAAAATGTCACGTTGTAAATTAAAATTAAACGATGATCGTATAGTTGAATTAGATTTAGAAGATTATGTTGAAGGTATTGACATTAAGACAATCCCTGATACTAACGGTAAAAAACAAATTATTATTAAAAATATTGATGATATTACGGTGACTTAAATATGGGAAAACATAAATATGTAGAATACAGAATTAGTCCAACTTGGAATCGGTGTGATACTTTTATTAATAGAAGATATTTTCCTAATATTTGTAGCGCCTTGGATTTAATTAACGATTATGGGTATGAGATTATTTCAATGTGTTTTAACGATTGTGGTATGATAGCAGGCTTTATAGTTGATGAAGGATTTGGAAAGGAATAGAAAATGAAATTAGAGAAAATTTATATGTATTAATGAAGGTTGGAAATAGCAATAAACTTACTGAATTTTTTAACTGAAGACAATAATTTTACAGGCGATATAACAGAAACTGTTAAATGTGGAAATAAAAGTGCAATTAGATATTTAAGAAAAGAGTATGATGAAACAAACAATAATATTAATTCTAATTTAATTGCTGTCCCACTAAAAGTTATATATGAATGTTAAAGGAGAAAAGTGAAAAATGGAAAAAGAATTATCTTTGGAACGTACTATATGTAAGGAAAATTTTTGGTTACAAGATAATAGTAATTCAACAGATTACTTATTAGCGCAATTTAATAGTTTAAAAAGTATAATTGCAAATGCAATTTACTTTAAAAAACACATTTTACTAGACGGAAGTTTAATTAGAGGTATGGGGAAAAGTCAAACATTAACTGATTTGAGTGAAGCTTACCAATTACTTGTGTTAACTTTCTCAGATAAACATTCTAAAGAAATAAAGAATAAAAATGAAAATAGTATATCAATCGCATTGAGTCAATGGAATAAGGAACCACCTATAATTGAAAAAGGAAAAATTATATTAGTTGACGATATTCCGAGAGCCGAAGCCTTAAAATTAATCAACAATGGTTATATCGTTATATGGTTTGTAATTTAAGAAAAAGTTTCAAATATTGTTAGGATTTATCTAAAATAACGTCAATTTTTTACCATTCAACTTAGTTAAATCCTAAATATTTTTGAATAAAATCGTAGTTTTACTAAATTTAATATAAAAGGAGAAAAAATGGAATATATAGAAAAAGATGGTGACATTATTTACAAGAATAACAATAATGAACAAACAACAAAAATGACTAATTATATAATTAGTCAACATGCAGCAGAAAGATATGTTGAAAGAGCTTGGGGTTATACTACAAAAACAGATCAAGTTAAACATGCCAATTTAAGAAGCAATGAAATTAGAGAATTTATAAATAAACTTTGTAGTTATGGTGAATGTGTTTTTGAAGGTAAAATTAGAAATCATAACCATACAAAAATTTACAAAAATAAAAATTGGATAATAGTTGTTGATCCAAGTAATAACAAGGTGGTTACTTGTTATCCATTGTTATTTGGAGTAGGCGAAGATTTTGATATCGAATATAGTAACCGTTTAACCGATAAATTGAATAAACTAGTCTTAAAAAAGACTGAAGTTGAAAATGAAGTAAACGCCTTTAAAAATAACTACTTAGAAATTATAAAAAATAATAACACTAAAATAAATGAATATAAAAAAATAATTAATGAACTGGTTGAACAAAATAAAGGTTATCAAACTATTGTTGATAATGCTGATAGCGACATAAGAAAAGCAGAAGCTGATATTTACAATTTGGTAGATTCAATGACGGGAAAAAAGGTAATTTAATTAGAAAGGAAAATAGTTATATTGAAAATCAATTTAGAACAGTTAAATGAAATGATTGAAATGCAGCGTCAACTAGATGAGTATATTATGGATAAGCAAGGTGTTGAATATGATACCCATATAGCTGAAAAGATTAGCTTAGCTTTATTTGTAGAATTAGGAGAATTGTTTAACGAATTACCTAGCGGCTTCAAGTATTGGAAACCTAACGCAGTTGACAATAGAGATAAGGCGTTAGTCGAATATGTTGATTGTTTACACTTTGCAATGAGCTTACATTATTATAAAGATGATGAAATTGTAACAGATAATTTAAAAATGTTCGAGCACAATAATACAAACCTATATGAAAACATTTCTAATATTATGGACTCCTTGTTTCATATTGATCCTTATTGCAACATTTATACATCATTATTAGAGGGTATTTTATTATTAGGAAATTGTCTTGGATTTACTTGGGAAGAAATATATAAGACGTATATAAAGAAAAATAAAATTAATTATGACAGACAAATAAATGTAAAGGAATATATGAATAATGGTCAAGATATTGAATAATGTTCGAGTATATGAATTAGCTGAAAGCATTTATGCATCAGGATACCCAATGAGAACATCTGCGCCAGGCGAAGAAGAATTTATTAGAAATGTTTTGGATATTCAAATTGATATAGTAAATGGCAATTATGATAATAGGCATATTAAAAGAGCTATTAAATTAGCTAATGCTAAAGGTAAAGGACACGATCAATATTTAACAGGAATTTTAGTTTCGTTTGATATGTCATTTACAAATAAAGGATGGATTGAAGCGGAACGTTATGCCTTCTTGAATTTTGTCAGCTCCCAAAGTACCATGCATCGTATAACAAAAATGAACATTAAAGAATGTTGTAGCAAAAATGTTGATGAACGAATTATTGATATAGTAAATGAAAAAATAGATAAACACAATCAAACCAAATCTCAGGATGATTATAGAGACTTACTTGACAACTTGCCTAGTGGTTTAATTTTAACTGCCAGAATGACAACTAATTACAGATGTTTAAGAAACATTTATGGACAACGCAGCAATCATAGGCTGGAGGTATGGCAAGACTTCTGCGAAGAAATAGAACAATTGCCAATGGCCAAAGAACTAATTTTAGGAGATTGTTAATGTCCTATCCGTGTATAGAAAATTTTTTCAAAGAATGTGATAGCTGTGGTTTATGTAATAATATTAAACCAATAACTTGCCCTAAGTGTGGGGAAGAGTTGATAAATGGAGACGAATTATTTTTTGAAGAATTTAGCGATAATATAATCGGTTGTACCAAATGTATCTATGTTAAAAATGTGGAGGATTATGCCTGTGAAGAAACATGATTTTAAAGAGAAATGTGATTTTTGTGGTAAGTTTTCATTTGAATATGAAGGAACCAAAGAAGATAAAATCATTTGTAAAGAATGTAAAAATATAAAAGGTAAAATAACTGATGAAAATTGACTGTAGATTAAAAATTAATTTTGAACATGAATTTAATCGTTTGTGTTCAAATCAGTTGCACAATAGTTTAAATACGCTTAATGATGATTTGAGCGGTGAGTATGAATCAAAGTGTAAAAATTGTCCAATGTGCAACTCAAGCATATGTAACAATGATGAATTAAGTATCGAAGATGTTGAGATATTACAGAATTGGTCAGATGAAAATGAAGAAAAATAAAAAAGCTAAAACAAAACTGTATGTAATCATGACAGATGGTAACTTGGGTTATGTCGACCACATTTGTAAATGTGAGAAATGTAAAGAGCGTGGCATGTGGGAAGTTTTTATAAACACACTAAATAATGAATATTTAGATTGTATAAGATTTGATGAATTAAATAAATATATTGGATTTTGTTCAAACAATAAAAAGATCCTAATAAATTGTTATTTTAATAGATATTTTGAAAAAATATTAAAGAATAAAATTGAAGAAATTGGTTTTGATAAAATCTTTCCAGATGAATATTTTGATAAATATTTTATTAATTTTAAATATATACCAAAAAAAGATGATAGTATCTATACAATTATTTTTGACAAAGATAAAAAGGAGAGTGATTAATATAATTATTACAATTATTGGAGGTAGTGGAAGCGGAAAATCCACTTTAGAAAAGAAAATACAAAAAGAATATGAAATGGATAAAATTATTTCATATACTACTAGACCTATTAGAGAAAATGACAATGAAATAGATGGTGTTGATTATCATTTTATTGATGTAGAAGAATTTAATAAATTGAAAGACAGCGGTTTCTTTGCTGAAACTGGTGAATATAATAACTGGCATTATGCAACTGCCAAAGAAGATTTAAAAGATAATTCAGTGCTGGTAATAACACCATCGGGATTTAGACAGTTAAAAGAATACAATGAATCATTAGATAATCCATTTGAAATTATTAGCGTCTATTTAGATGTCGACCAACGTTCAAGACTAATTAAATTATTGGAACGTGGCGACGATATTAACGAAGCCTGTCGTAGAAATACTTCTGATCTTGGTTTACTGGATGGGGTTGAAAATGAAGTGATGTATGTTATAAAAAATTTTGAGTTTAGATTTAGTGTTGAACAGGTGTTCACAATGGTCGAACAGGTTCTGTCTGATTATCACTTACACTTAATTCATCAAATTTATGGAGATAAAATAAATGGAAGTATTTAATTTATATATTGCTGGTGCAATGAGTGGTATTCCACATACAACATATAAACCTAGACGCAATAATATAAAAAATAAACTGGAAAACTATTATAACAACAATTCTAACTCTTATCCTTATATACTATATGTAACTGATCCAAGTGATTATTATAACTATGATAACCAAGTGCATAAATCAGAGAAAGAAGTGATGAATTTTGAGCTAAACAGAGTGAGACACAGCAATTTGATTGTTGTTGATTTTTATGAATCATATTCGTTAGGTACCATGACTGAACTGACTGTTGCACATGAACATAGAATACCTATTATTGGGATAAATGACCGAGAAAATGTATTACACCCTTGGCAGATTGAAATGTGTGAGCGAATATTTAATTCAATTGATGATGCAGTAATGTACATAGGAGAGTTTTATTTAAGTTAATATGAGTAAAAAATATAGCGTTCCAATATGGAAAAAAATAAATCTAAGTGTAGAAGAAGCGGCTGTTTATTCTCACTTAGGGAAAATAGAATTCGTGAAGAATTGTCAAGTGAACATTGTACTTTTTGTTTAAAGGTTGGGAAAAGTAAAAAGCTAGTGAAACGTAAAGAATTTGAGTTGTGGTGTCAATCTATGAGTGAAATTGTATAA